TCTCATCATATCATCTAAGGACTCTTTTGTAAAGACCTTTCGTGCTTCATTACGAGAGTATTCACGCCCAGCACCATGTGGTGCAGTGCAGAACGAAAGCTTATTACCAAGTCCTTCAACTACATACGATGCAGTACCCATTGAACCTGGAATAAGACCCATCTGTCCTTCATTAGCAGAGATAGCACCCTTACGAGTTATCCACAGATTCTTGCCCCAATGATTCTCAGGCTGAGTAAAGTTGTGGTGACAGTTAATCTCTTCAATGATTTCGAAATCACCAACGTGATGCTTAAATGCCTTCTTGACACGACTCATCATTACTTCACGATTCTTAAAAGCAAACTTTTGTGCCCAAGTCATCTCAGCGATGTAGCGATCGAACTCTACAGTGCCTTCTACAAGGTACGCTAGGTCTGGATCTACCAGGGTAATGAAGTTCTTCTTTGCATATTCCTGTGCAACAGCAATGTGATGTGTAGCAATCTTGTTACCAATTCCACGAGAGCCTGAGTGCAAGAATAGCCAGATAGAGTTTTCCTCATCCACTGTAATCTCAATAAAGTGATTGCCAGAACCAAGAGATCCAAGCTGGTGCGTCCAGTTACTCGCATAGTCTGATGGATTAAACCCAGCGTCTAGGGCAGCGTCAAGCAGTTCCTCTGCTGCATCAAGTGCATCTGGCTTAACTGTCTGATTATGCTTAAAAGCTGATAGTGGAATAGCAGACTCAATTGACTCACGCAATTCCTTAAGGTTTACACCCTCTATGTCGTGTACATTCTTGTTAGTCTTAATAGCCATCATTCCACAGCCAATGTCTACCCCAATTGCAGCAGGCATAATGGCTCCCTGTGTAGGAATTACTGACCCAACAGTAGACCCCTTACCAAGGTGTGCATCTGGCATCAGTGCTAGGTGTGGGAAAATGAACGGCATTGACGAAGTAGTCTTAGCCTGCTCAAGTGTTTTCTCATCTAGAATAGATGCCCAGTTAAATAGTTTATTGGTTATTTGTTCCATCGTATATCCTTAATTATTTCATCAAATGCTGTTGGTGTGTAATTGATTTGTTCTACACTTACGTTAAAGTACCAAGGATCTTGTAGGTTCTTCTCGTGAGTGTGTCCGTGAATGTTTCCCCTATACCGCAACTTCTGGGTATCGCTAACAGGAATGTGAGTTAAGATAAAGTTATCTAGTTCGTGACTACCACGAATATCGTAGAAGTGTGGAGTATAAAACTTTAGCTTCTGAATATCGTGGTTGCCTTTGATCAATACCTTACGACCATTTAGTCGTGATAGGATATCTAATGACTTAGAGTTCATAGTGACATCTCCAAGGTGATATACCTTGTCACCTTGCTTAACAACACTATTCCAGTTATCAACCATTACCTCGTTCATTTCTTCAACGGTATCGAATGGACGCTCTGCATACTTAACAATATTAGCGTGGCCAAAGTGAGTATCGCTAATTAAGAATACAGTCATTAAAACATCTCCACTTCATCAAAGTCTTCTGCACGTGCAATATATATAGTTTGGAAGTCTAGTGACTTATTCCATACTAGGATTTCTGGTACCAGCCTGTGCATACGATACCCCGATCGTTCGAGGTGGTCAATGTAACGCTTATCCAGATCTACTTTATATAGATACTCATCGCCATCCCAGTCCATCTCGTAGTCTAGGTTGTGCATACAGGTAAGACTCGTAGGCTTGTTTGCCTTGAGTAGCTGTGCCATAATTAGCCTAACGCTAGAGAGAATGCAACAATTATGAATAATGCAATGATTCCAAAACCCACCAAGCCAATGATTGCACACCCAGTGTTTACATCGTTCTCAATCTTGGCGTTCTCATACTGTAGTTCGTATAGTGATTTCTTACTCATCTTATTCCTTACCCGAGATTACGAATGGCCCCATCAAGGCCTTCAACCAACTGCTGGTTCTGTGAACATAGGTCATGCTCGCATGAGCCATCTGCATTATAGTCTTCACAGATGCGACCCTGTAGTAGTTTAGTTACTGTTTGTAGTGCAGCCTTGAAGCCTTCGTTATACTTGGTCTGACCGATGTTCTCAAAGTCAGACAGCTTCATGTTTGCCATGTTGCTGAAATCCATGATTTCTCCTTTTGTTTGTACATTTAGTATAGAGTATTGTTATGACTATGTCAATACTTCTGGTACACTATTTCTATGAGCAGCGATAAGTTTAACTACCCGATTTTTCCAGACAGAATATATACCTTGACATATGACAATTTTACATATAAGGTTAGTGGAGAAGAGATTGTGGCTTACTTTAGACGTAGTGCCAATCTTGAGAGAGACTTAAAGGAGTTAGAAGATGATCAATTGGATTAAGAATGTTACCGAAAACTTTCGTGAACAGCTTGCCTGGAAGATATTCCCAGAGTTTGGCATCTATATAGAGGTAGCAAAGCTCATTGGTGCTGATGTAAATAATTTAAAGAATATTCAGTTGCTTAAGGAAGCTGATTCAGCCTGCTCAGAGTGGGCCATTGAAATCATTACGCCAAAGCGATATGAGATTAGTGACTTTAACGATATGTTCCTGGGTGAGAATGAAGAGCCACCGTTCTAATGGCTATCTTTGGTTGGTGCATTGGCAAGAATTATCATTCTGAATGCATAGGCAAGCTACTAAGCTTTGATGTTGTATGTGAATGCGAATGTCACTCAGCGAAGAGTGGCAAAACTTCTTCATAGTTACCCTTGTCCTCTATGGTTGGATATGCCTCATGGCATCCATAGCAGTAGTGGGTAGGAAGGTCTGGCTCATAGAGGCAACCCCCTAAAGCAATGTCTTCTTGTCTTGCAAGATCGATAGCCTTCTGTGAGGGCATACCATAAATTATGTTCACGAGGTCGTGATTACAGTTTGGACAATTATTCATATAACAATTCTATCATAAGTAGTATAATTGAGTATGGCAAAACAACCTATGTATTATAATTGCCCTTGCGGTGCCTGGTATCAAATACCCTGGTATATCTACAAAGACCTTATGGATCTAAATGAATCTTCAAATTGCTATTGCGAAAAGCTAAAGTCTCTGCTAAAATAGTCTTTCGGCCCCATCGTTTAATGGTTAGGACTCCAGGTTTTCAACCTGGCAATCGGAGTTCAATTCTCCGTGGGGTCACACATATCACCTAAGTGTTACGGTAGCACATCAGTCTCCAAAACTGAGAGCCAAGGTTCGACTCCTTGAGGTGGTGCGAACACCAGGAATAGTCCTATGTTGCGAAAGCATTATGACTCCTTAATAGTAATACTAGTAAAAACTATTACAGATGTGGCACCTATCTGGGTTAGGCTAAGGTGCACAAGGCATGGCTGCTGGGACAGACACGGGACTGTAAATCCTGTACCATAGGTTAGAAGGGTTCGATTCCCTGACATGCCACAAGTTACATAGTATAGGGGCAGTACGCCATAGTCTATAAACTGTATGCAGCAGATGACTAGGGGAGGCGTGGGTTCGAATCCCACTGTAACTAGGTAAAGTAATGATCTGCTTTGCCGCATTCTCCCTTCGTCTAATTGGCAAGACTCCAGGTTTTGGTCCTGGCTATCGAGGTTCGAGTCCTTGGGGGAGAGCAAGGAGAGATAATGATAAACAGGATAAAGAAGAGACGTGAACAAAAGATCGAAGCTCTATTTAACGATGGTTGGAATAGTGGCTACGAGGTTGGAGCAGACGCTGCTCTAACAGAAGCTAAAAAAGTTTTCGTAAAGGTATTGCAAAAAGAGTTGCGCAATGGTAACATTGATTATTCAGATGGAATCGAAAGAGCGATTCAGTTAATTAAGGAGCACAAATGAGTTTGAAGCCACTAGAAGATAAGATTGTTATCGAGCCTATTGTTGAGACTGAGAAGGTAACTTCATCAGGCCTTATCATTGCAGGTTCAGCAGAAGAGAAGCCAACCGAGGGCATTGTTATTGCAGTTGGTGCAGGAGCAACCTTTGCAGATGGCACTAAGATGAGTATGGATGTTGCAGTAGGCGACAAGGTTATCTATTCCAAGTACTCTGGCACTGAGATTAAGCATGATGGCAAGGACCTTGTCATTCTTCCATATCGTGATATCTTTGCCGTAATTGGCTAAGCACAAGAAGCGTGAAGGGATGATTAAGTATCCCTTGCATATCTACAAACACTGGTTCCTAAATAGCTGGAACTACTTTACTAAACCAAAATTGAAAGCAAAGATTAGGGAGACTATTGATGCTATCAAAACACGGACCAGCATACACTGAGATTGGTCAGATTGTACTGACTAATGGTCCTACATATGAGCATGAGGCTGACTGGGCTACTGCTGGGCTAGACGCCATAGCGGAGATAATCCGAGAGCATCGTGGTTATCCATCGGGCAAGCATAGTAACGGACCTTTACTAACAGCCAATGATGGTGAAGAGGGTTATGACAATAGCGTATTTGCTATGTGCAGTTACTGCTGGTGTGATGGAAATCGCATTGGGCATGATCCAGACTGCCCTCCAAACTTTGTACACAAGAAAACTGGTATTGAAATCTCTTGGTACAAGCACTCAGGCCGTGGCATTACTTCTAATGTTGCATGGCTACCTGCCATTACATGGCACCGAATCGTAAACGAATGTATTGAAAGTGTGGTTGCAATTGTCCAGTAGTGAAGAAATTCTTGAAGTAATGTTTGGTCTTGACCATATCATTGCAGAATTCTTTTGGAATGGAATCTTTTTAGTAGTAGGTCTTGGAATCTCTAAGGCTAAGGCATTAAGAAAGATTCATAAGTACATTGATGATAAGCATGGTGTTACCCATGCAGAAAAGGAATACTAATGACAGGACAACCACAGCCAGGACAGCTACGTGGCATTGGTCTACGACCAGACCCACAGGGATTACTATTCCGCACCTATGAAGATGAGGATGGTGCTAAGTGGGGATATACCCTTAAGCCAACTGAAGGCCAGCCAATGATCTTTATGAATGATGCATGGACCACATTTGTACCAGAAGGTGTTTGGAATCAAATGCTTGACCTATGGGCTCAGATCGGCAGAGATATGAAAGCTAATATTGATGATGTTCAAGAGTATCTTGAATACCCAGAGGTAAAAGACCTTGTCAGTAAGTCATGATTCAGAACAACTAACAATGTCTCGTGCACTGTTAGAAGACTTTAAGCGTTATGCCGCAAGGGATAGGGCAAAAGATATTGTAGAATTACTTGGCCTAGATGCAGAAGTAAACTCTACCGCTATTAAAACTATTAAGGAAACATATGGAATCGAAGATTAATGTATTGGATAAGGGATATGTACGTCTTGTTGACACTCTTGGCACTGACCTATCTATTGTCAATGCTGCACGTGTATCGTACGATAAGGAGTCTACTGAGTTTACCGCCAGAGATGCAAAACTCATTGACTTCCTCATCCGTGAGGGTCACACGTCACCATTTCGTCACGCTGCGCTCACGTTTGAGGTCTATGCACCACTCTTCGTAGCACGTCAGTGGTGGAAGTATGCTGTAGGTTCTACACATGTAGATGATCAGAATGGCTGGAATGAGTCATCACGTCGCTATATCACGGAGGACGAAGAGTTCTATATCCCTAGCGCATCTGCTTGGCGTAGTAAGCCAGAGAATAGCAAACAGGGCAGCGGAGAGCCTATTCATTTTAGTAATGGTGCTCACTATACTAACAAGCTTCGTGAGTCTATCATTGATGGCGTAAAGCTTTACCACGAGGCTATGGAAGATAACGTTGCCCCAGAGTTGGCACGTCTATTCCTACCTGCCTATGGTATGTATGTTCGTTGGCGTTGGACTACCTCGCTACAGGGTGCTATCACATTTCTAGAGCAACGCCTAGGCCATGACGCCCAGGTCGAGATCCAGGACTATGCTAAGGCAGTCCAGAGTCTTACGGAGACAGCGTTTCCTAAGACAGTAAATGCATTTATAGCTGGTCTATAGATGTATGGGGTGTTGGCGCAGCTGGTTAGCGCAACTCGCTCATAACGAGACGGTCGTGGGTTCAAATCCCACACACCCTACTTTACTTCCAGTATCTCCTCACTCTTATAAGGTGTAGAAAGAGTAATTGGTGACATCTGGGTTCGATCCCCAGCTGGAAGACTATATAATTAAATATTGATAACGGGTAATGGCGAAGCTGGTTGAAACGCATCAGACTTAAAATCTGACACATAAGAAACATCGTGGGTTCGATCCCCACTTGCCCGACACAACCCTCCATAGCTCAGGGGACTAGAGCAGAGAACTTCTAATTCTAAGGTCGTTGGTTCGATTCCAACTGGGGGGACAAAGGAGAATAAATGGAAAATGTATGGATGGAACCAGTAGTAGAGAAGTACAAGAAGTACTTTGGAGATACTGCTAATACTATTATTGATGTTGGTACCAGAGATGGTGACGATGCAGAGTTCTTACGTGAACACCTATCTGCAGAAAACGTTTATGCCATTGATGCAAACCCATTAGCTGTCATAGACGCAAAGGCTAAGTATCCTAACTTTAATGTCTTTGAGACAGCCATATCAAACTATGACGGAACAACTAAGTTTATTCAGATAGTTTCTGAGGACAAGGATCATGCTGGATCTTCTTCAATAGAGAACTACTCGTTCTTCAAGGACGCTGAGTATAATACCATAGAGGTTCCTGTAACCAGAATGGACACCTTTATTAGGGACAACGGTCTGTCTGATACGATCATTGATGTTGTTAAGGTTGATATTGAAGGATATACCCACGAATTCTTGGAAGGCCTTGGGGAATACATTAAGAATGTAAAACTATTTCATTTAGAAACCGAGACATTCTATCGCCACCACCAACACAAGACAAACAATCACATTATTAACTTTATGATTAACTCTGGGTTCTTGCTATGTGATGTTCAGTACCAGTGGGGCGAAGGCATCCAGGATCAAATCTGGATCAATCCAAACTATATAGTTTCATACTGAGATGGCTCAGGGAACTTACCCACAAGAAAAGTTTTTCGAATGTAATCAAATGATCCATCCTCTGTAGAAATAAAAGGTAGGTCTCTATTCTTTAGACTAACAGATCGTTGTCTTAGAGAGCTGGATCCAGAATATGCTTTTACATCCGTAATCTTTTCCCCACCAGAAATAAAGAAGTTGCCATACGTTGACCTTGGAAATGCTTCATCGGTAATAACACTCTTTAAATTATTTCTATTCATAATCATTGGCACGTGCAGGTCGTAATCCATAGGAGTCTCTATGCCCTTCTTCACAAGATATATGTTTGTATCATCTAGTATGTTTGCATATCTTGATCTAGGATCTATATTACGATACTCATCGATCTTCTCACTAAGTGTACCGCCAACAAAATTAGGCATGGCATCTAATGGTTTTAGAACAAAGAAGTCATCATTCATTAGGATAAAGTCATCTGAGATGTCTTCGGTGTCACACACGACTCTCAGGGCATTGGTAATGTTCTTGAACTTGCTGCTAATATCCTCCACTGGAATAAAACCTCCAGTGTACCAGTCTGGCTTATAGCCAACGATCCAAACCTTAGAGTGAGGCAAGTTCTTCACAATAGATCTTATTGAGTAACGAAGCTCCTCGTTATCTCCAGACCTACAAATATATACGCAATCCATACTTTTAGTATAGCAGAGCTGTGTTATACTAAATTAGAAATAAGGAAAGACTATGGCAAACATACTAATCGTTAGTGGCAACCTAAAGAACTGGGACAAGAACAGTGGTGGGGTAGAGAGAACTGCAACGCTGGCTGAGGCGTTCCCTGGCCACAACGTTACATTCCTATGCTTCTCCTGGGACAGCTCTAGTGAGTCAACAATTGTTGGAGACAACATCAGATTCATTCGTGTTGGGATAGATGAGCGAGCAATTAGAAAGCACCGTAGCCTGATTAGACAGGACTGCAAAAAGAACTACGACGCTACCAGCCACATCCTGAAGTCATTTCTTGGTGGATTTAGAAACAAGGTAAGGGAGCTGGCTGCAAAGAATGACATCCTTATCCTAGACCACTTCTCGGTATCTCCATTAGTTGAGGATCTTTATGGATCAATTCCTATTGTATACAATTCTCACAACTCTGAGTTGACGATGGGCAAGCAGCTATACCCAGAAGACAAGTTCTTGCTAAACATTGTAGAGAAGATGGAACGCTCTGCTGTTGAAAAGGCAGACGCCATCACCTACTGCTCTACAAAAGATATTGCAGAGATGAAGGAAACATATCGTGTTCCAGGTAAAACTCTGTATGCCCCAAATGGAACTGTTATGCAAATACAGACAAGTCCAGAGGCAAGGATTAAGTCTAATAATATTATCTTTGTAGGAAGTGGACATCCACCAAATGGAGTTGCTGCACGTAGAGTCGTAGAGATCGCCAAGCTTACACCAGACTATAACTTTATTATCTGTGGCAGAGCCAGCGGATACCTTGCAGAAACCAAATTGCCAAAGAATGTGCAAGTTCTAGGCCAGGTCTCTGATGAGAAACTTCATGAACTATTTAAAGATTCTTTTGCATTCATTAATCCTATGGACTCTGGGTCTGGAACCCACCTAAAGGTTATGAGAGCTTTGAGCTATGGAATTCCTATCATATCTTCTCCAGTAGGAGCTAGAGGCTTTACTGATGAAGAGATTGCCAATACTATGTTCATTATTGGTAGCGATAGCGAGGCTGTGGGGGCCATAGAGGACTTAACAAATCCAGGGGTATACAAGAGACTATCGGATAATGGTTATGCCCTTAGTAAGCGTTATGACTGGGAAGCAATCAAGACTGAGTATGCCCAGTTTGTAGAGTCATTGCTAGAGGATACCGCTAAGGACACTAAGTCTAATAGTTTTGGTAAGGAAAAGGTATTGATCTATTCTATTATCAGAAATACTGGTAAGCGATTTGAGCAGTACTACTCTCAACTAAAGAGTATTGTAGAGCAATGCCCAGAGTACGATTTCTATTTATCTATTTATGAGAATGACTCCGACGACGATACAAAGAAGAAGTTATACACGCACGACTGGTCATTCTTCTCAGGTGTATCAATCATTACAGAGAACATTAACACTCAGTTCTTTGGCCCTGTAAAGGATGCTACAAGAGTTGAGAACCTTTCTCATGCCAGGAACAAAGCCATTGAGGCTGGTGGGTTCCTAAATAAGATGGATTATGTTCTCATGATCGAAGGTGACGTTACCTATGAGATATCTTCTGTGAAGAAGCTTCTTAAGTTCGGCAACAAAGAGCCCGACTTTGATGTTGTGTCTTCTGTATCTATTAGAGAGAATGGCTTGCATTACGATTGGTGGGCTACTAGAACTACCGCCGAATATGTCACAACGCATTCAGAGCTTGAGCGTGACTACAGGAAGAAGAGCCACGGTAAATACTACTCTACATCTAATGGACTCTGCCTATACCGTGCTGAGGCCTTTAAGAAGGGTGCTAGACATCACTGGATCAATGCTGCTACCAATGAGTTTGATTGTGAGATGGTTGTTCTATGCCAGAAGTTCCATGAGCTGGGACATGGCAATGTCTATATACTTTATGACTCATTAGCATTCCACCACAAGTAAGAGAAAAGCCCTGGTTATCCCAGGGCTATTTCTTTATCTTTTATTCAGCTGTGTGAGTTGACTTTTGCGATCTTGTGTAATCTTTACCAAAATCAGCAAAGATTGCCTTGTCCATTTCACGGTTAACGATTGATCGTGACCAGGAGAAGCCTGCATCTCCACCCCACGCTAGCCACATGATGTAGCCATTAGATGGATTAGCCTGGTTGCCCCAGTCCTTGCCCTTCTTGTCTACCTCATGACGTGAGAAGTAAGAGTACATACGCTTTACTGTACTAAGCGAGAGTGTCTCTCCATTAGCCAGCTGTCTAGCTCTGGTCCATCCAACTGCGGTTCCAGCCCCTGTTGCTTTTCCGTCTTCCTTAAACTTAATAGCACGACGAGCAGCAGACCTGGCACCAGCAGGAGGAGAATAGCCATCGGCCTTCTCCATATTGTCTTCATCATCTTCCTCAGCGATCTCAATCTCTACAGGGATTGCGTTATTGTAAAGCATACCAATTGAGTATGGAGTTGGACAGAACTTTCCATCCTCTTCTTGCTCAAACATTCTTACAGCCATGGCAGGATTTTCTGGAGTAGATTCAATGGCATATTCAGTACCTGGGGTTCCATAGGTTCCACCCTCAGTCATAATGTGCTCTACCTGGCCAACAACGATGCCCTCGGATGTTCCACCCATTACATAGTCGCCTTCAGCGATTGGACGGTTTGCCTTGCTTACTGGTACGCAGTTAGGAACCATTCTTCCACCCTTGCCAGGCTTCATGCCTCGCTGAGTGTAGCCTTCCCAACATGCCTTATCTATAGAGCCCATAGACTTTTCAGAAGACTGAGAGGCATAGATTGCTGATTGTTGTGCCTGAGCCTCTGCTTCTGTTGCGTGGCAACCATGAACAGTTCCTTCTCCACCAACTACTGGATACCCCTTACAACCGTGAGTGCCTTTAGCACCTATAGTGTAACGACCTTTATCTTCTGGCATTAGTCCATCTCCTCTAGTTCCATGCTTGCACGAATCTGCCAGCAGAACTTCTGAGAAGCCGTCTGGCGGTCTGCAAAGAAGTTTGCTAGGCCATATTGCTTAGCAGCGTTAGCAACATCAGATGCGACCACAAGGTCTTCAATGTGCTTTTCAATAGACATGTATAGGTCTGCCAGCATTGGCTGAGCATCTCCTACAATTGTTGGCTCTCCAACACTAGATGTGTCAAAGAAGTCAACCAAACGGTAAGGTGAGTATGCCTTAAATATACGGATCCACTCCGCATAGTTATCTGTAGCGGCATCATAGTTCTCATAGATCTCTCCAAAGAATTCGTGGAACTGCTTGAAGTCATCGCCTTCAACATTCCAGTGGTATCCATGAGACTTAAACTTGAGAGCAATATTGTCTGCAAGTAGCTTTTTTAGTGTATTAATTAATTCATCCATAGTAAAAGTATATCACAGACTAGAATGAATTAACCCATAGGCCTGTAGATGCCTGATACTTTAATGTCTGACCATCTTGTGGTGTAGTTATCTTAACGTTATGAAGTTCATCTAACTCGTACCCATTTTGCACGTGAACGTAGATACTGCCAGCATTGCCATTAGCAGCGTTAACAACGTAACCTATCTGAATAGTGTGAGTTGGAGCAGCTGGCTTTACGTTAGACCAAACGCCAGGGGTTGCTGTAAGATAAAGAACATCCCCGTCCTCAAAGTCTGAGGTATCTATCTCACGAACAAGACCTAAGATAGTTATATATCCAGAAGATCCATGAGCTATTCCACCAGTGTGTGTTACCACTCCAAGAGTTGTAGCAGAAGCAATATCGTTGGTAGCTGCTGCTAAGGCAACGCTCAAACGCTGTCCTTGTGCACCTTCTACCCGAACAGCCGCACCCTCTGGAATAAGTGATCCAGTATAGTTAGCAACCTTGGCAACAAACTCCTGACCCACCTGCAGCGTTACACCGTTTTGAAGCTTAATGTCCATAGTGCCATCAGAACCATTCCATGCCATTCTGCCCTCTGTTGCAGGAGGCGTAGTATTAGTTGTATCAAACTGTGCATAGTCTAGATTTGATATATGCTGAAAGCCGTCTTGATGTATTCCCCCAAATTTAGCCATTTTACTTCTCCAAGCCAGTCTTTATAACTGCAAGATTCATTCCATTAGTTTGAGCTATTGCATATATAGAATCACGCTCTGGTAGCTCCCAGGAGACGGCTGTGTTGGGTGCTAGCCTATATCCGTAATTTGTCATTGTTACGCCCTCAGATCCAATGTAAACGTATCCATTATCGTTTACGTTCTGAAGGGTAATATCCATACCAGAGTGAATTCCAGCAGGGGTAAGCCTAGTCGCAGTGGCGTTGCTAAGCGTGTATAGATTATGTGAAGTGGCCATAGTTAATTATACCGCAGATATTAGAAAAGACCAGTTTAAAGTCATGGTCAGGACTTTGATTAATTACTTAATCTTAATGCTCTTTGGTTTCTTTTCCTCTGGAACATTCTTAATTAGATCAATATACAAGATACCGTCTTCATACCCAGCAGACTCTACCTCGTAGAATTCTGGTAGTGTGAATGAGCGAGTAAACTTACGAGCAGCAATACCCTTGTGTAGGTAATCCTTCTCCTCAGTCTCTGGCTTCTCACCCTTGATTGTAAGGACACTCTTTTCAGTAGTGATGTCAATATCCTTACGGCTAAATCCTGCTACCGCAAATTCCATAACAACCTTATCTTCATTGATCTTAACAATGTTATATGGTGGGTATGTCTTTACTGGTGCAGATGCAGCTGTACCGAACATTTTGTTCCAGTCAGCAAAAAATGGATCCTTGAAGGGATCCAGGGTAAATGTAGTAACCATTTTATTTCTCCTTTTCAGCGAGTTAATTGCCCCCAATCGGCAGGCATATATATTATAGCATAAGAAAAACGGGCTGTCAATCGACAACCCGTCTAACTTATTAAGAATGTTACTTCTTTGCAGCTGGCTTCTTCTTTGCAGGAGCCTTAACTACCTTAACGTTGGTGAGTGCCTCAGCAATCTCCTCTACTGGAGGGAGCTTCTTGCCGAAGGCTGCATCCTTTGGATTAAGGTAACGCACTGCTACTGGTACCAATGCAGCGACTAGCGAGTACAGAAGGTCCTCTAGAGGTGTTCCTGCCATGTATAGAGCTAGTGCAGCACCAAGAACTGATCGTCCGTATGATGCGAGTAGTGCCTTTAGTTGTTCATTCATTGTTTTCTCCTATTTAAAAAACTAAAATAAATGTTCCTGGTGTAGCATATATTTGTAGTGGTTATAGCACAAATCTAAGGATTCTTCCTCATAGAAATCTGTGGCTTCATTCTCACATGCAGATATCTCACACACCTTATAGGTATATTCATCTAGTTCACTTGTATCTTTTAGTGCAAGCATGGTTTCCTCCTATGGGCTCAAACCCATTAAAAGTTTACCACACTTTATTTTTCATCTTGTGGCAAAAGCTTTTCAAGCTCTTTATATGCCTGTGAAACTATTTTAATTGAGTTATCATGTGGAGTCTCAACAGTTGTACCGTAGGTATCTAGGTACTTAATCGTTGGCCCAACCTTGTCTGAGAACTTCTTGAGGCCTTCCTGGACCTCTTCAATGTACTTAAATGCCCAGTCACGAGACTCAGAGATGAACTTTAGAAAGCCATCGCTCTGCTCTATGCTGCTGTTCTGTGCTTCGTCTCTTGCCTTGTCTAGCTCACCTCTTAGGATAAAGTTATCTAGGGTGAGAGAGGTTATAGAGTTGAGAAGTCTCTTCTTGTCTCTACGCAACTTAAATGCATACCCTGCCAATAAAGCAGCTATGCTAGATAGTACGATGTTCGATATTAGATCTAACATTAATCTTCTTTTCCACCTTCACGTGTTAATAGTACGATTGCACCATTATCTTCCAGTGCCTTTTTTACTCTTACCATATATTCTATCGCACTACGCTTGTCTTCGTCAAGTAGTTTCATGAACATTCTTTCGCTAGCACGAACTGTAAGGAAGTTGTCCTCGTCAATTATCTGTACCGCAAAATTCTTTGGTGGTGTTACCGAGTGAAAGGCTCTCTTCATTGCGTCTGTATACATGCTAGAACTCTCTTACGTAGTCTGAACAGATAGCGTATGGCATAACGTCAAATGTAGATAGATCTGGCTTACCAAGATGAACAAGGATAGATCTATCTGTAACCTGTTGTCCAGGATAAGTCCAGATGTAGCCATTGCTAGTTAGTGTATAGGCATCTTCCTGGTGCCAGAAATATCTCAGGTCTGACAGGTGCTTGTTGAAGTGCTCCAGTGCATCGAGGTTCTTACAGTGATACCAGGCACTGTCTCCGATGTCTCTCAAGAACTGCTCGTCTACTGGATACTGTGGGGCATCGTGTCCTAGGAAGAACTCTCCCTCAACCTTCCAGACATCTACCTCAATATCAAAACCGCCTGAAAGAGTTGCTACAAGCTGCGTTGGCTCATTCTCATTCTGTGCTGGGCCATTCTGGTTTCCCCTATGTGCTATCTTAATCACTTTACTTTATCCTTAATAAAATTATTCATGTCTTCTGGAGTTCCAAGTCCGTGCATCTCATCTACAAAGTATGGAATGATTTTCTCTCCGTCAGCGATTGCCTCATTGTAGACTGGAGCGATGTAGAACTCATTGTTAGTCCTGATATCCTTAGATATCATCTGCTCTGCATACTTCACATAGTCAGAGCCAGTCTTCCATCCATAAATACCAACACTAGCATTGTTGCTAATGACTTTCTTCTCTGCTACCTCGCAAATTAATCCAAGCTCATCAATCTTAGCATATGACCACTTGGAATCGTCTGCACGGAATAGGGCTACAACGCTGTGTGAGGCCAGTACAGACTCGAAAGTAAAACTCGACCATACTACAACCTGGTCTGAATTTGATATTATGAGTGGGGTGTCATTATCGATAAGATCTTTAGCAAGAAGAACTGTTCTTGCAGCACCATCGGTGACTCCATCAACTTCTACAATCTTACATCCTGGAGCAATCTCGTCAAGAACGTCGTCTAGATGAAACTTTACTCTGTGTTCCTTCTGAACAATAAATATATAGTTAGCATCTAGCTGCAGACTATCGACTACCAACTTAATCATTGGCTTGCCAAATATCTTTATCAATGGCTTTGGTAGGGCATATCCACTTTCAGCGAACCTGCTCCCAAGACCTGCCATTGGTATCACTACGTTAGGCTTCATTTAATTCCTCAACTACTCTAAGTATTCTATCGAACCATATGTCCGATCTATTTCTCACTGGCTCTACCATGGCACCACTTGCCTGGGCTGCCATAAGACCAATAGGACTATCTTCAAAGATAACAACCTTGTCTGGTGTTGTATTGAAATGCTCTATAACTTTATTATACATCTCTGGACTAGGTTTTGGCAAGTCTACATCTTCATTGCTTAATGAATAGTCTATAAGGTCAAGAAGTCCTAGAGATTTCAGGCAAGTGTCTAGCGTTTCTCTAATGCTATTACTTGCTACTGCAATCTTTATACCGCTTGACCTTATAAACTTAAATAAATTAATTAGTTCCTGGTCTACAGATACGCTCATAAATAGTGCAGACGAATATGACTGCTTTAGCTTCCACACATAATAATGCAGGCTTTCTGGAAGATTCTTAGTCTTAGTTAATATATTTAACTTTGACTTGGTTGTCAACCCTTCAAACGTGCTGTTCTGCTCATCCCTGCTAATTATGAACTCGTTTCCAAATTCCTTTAGTGCAAGGTTTAGTGCATTAAAATGTATCTCTTTACTATCTATGAGTACGCCATCTAGATCAAAAATAATTAACTTATTCATCATTACTTTCTGACTATAAAGCGTTTCAAGAATTCATCGCTTTCTATTTGCTCTATAACTTCCTGAGAGCTTCTATACTTGTTTCCAAGCATTAGAAACTTGTGCTTCTTGTGAAGTGCTATTACAGAATAAAAATGGTGAAGCTCTTCCTGGATGGTCCAGCGATCAAACTCATTCTCGGCTGGCTCACCCTCTTTTGGAACGTGGATCATCAGTGGTGTTACTAGCTCTATCATAGTCTGTCCTGGCTGCATAAATACAGCGTTTGTAAGTCCAGAGCTAGTAGTAGACACTATAGTTCTTGCTTCGTAAAAGGTATTCATTTGCTCTTCAAAACTATTTAAGGTTTCTGGAACGATTACTTCATACCCAATTGAACTAAAGTACTCTTCTATCTTGTCATGATTGTCTATCCTGTTATCATTGTTAGCCCATGCCCACTCTGGGGCATTGCCGAAATGCCTGTTCCCCATGTGTCTTCTAGATAGAAATATATCTCTATGCGGAGTAATTCCAGGATTTCTAACATAGTCTGAGAAGAAGTCAAAGATGGCCGATGGATAATTTTTAGGGACGTTACTGTGAGAGAACAAGTATACATTGTTAATCTCTAGTACATTATAGTCACTTAGATTATAAACAGAATACTTGATGCCCTTCGAGTCTAGCGTCTGCAAGAATGAATCAAAGACATAGGCTCCAGAAGTAGGCTCATTTACACTAGGTGGCCTATGAATAATGATTTCCGTATCTGGATGCTTGTTTATCTGCTCAATGATTCTTCCAACAAAATCTAGATAGAAGTGATAAAATGAAACATGCATCGTAGCAACCAGTTTTTTGTTATCAGAGATCAGGCTTAGAACCTTATCTTCGCTACCTATGGTTGTACGGTTTGCAGCATTCCATTCAGCAAGCTCTATGTATGAGCCTGCACCTGGCAATCTAATTTGCTGAGTATCTTCAAAGAACTTATATGTATCTACTGGCCCTAAGTTTACCTGGGTAGTTTGCATTCTGTTACTCCGAATCCATTGTAAGATTTTGCCATGTTTCAGCCCAATCTTGCTTTGTCCTGTGTCTATTAAATTCTCTAGAGATCTTACCGTTCTCTACATAGATTCCGCCCCAGACTCCCCATTCCTTCTGGGAGATTCCAACAGCGAAACACTGTCTAAGTACTGGACAGTTAGAGCACAGGGCATCTATCTTAGGCCTAAGCTCTAGGTCTTCCTCATACTTATCAAAGAATAGGTCTCTATCAAGGTCTAAACATGCTGCGTTTTCTTTCCACTCATGTTTATCCATACTAGCCTACTATATTGTCTGGTATATTCCATCCATTAGTATCGGCATCGTAACGCTTCTGTAGATACCAACGACCGTTTATCTTTACGCCGTCCTTAGACATGACGCCATTGTGTGTTGGCTGTAGGCTTACTACTGTCCAGCCATCCCAGATCAAAGACTTATTCTTCTTTACAATCTGTTCCATTTGTTCTAGAGACTTGATTAACATCATAGCTCCTTTTGATTCGTTATTTGAATATAGCAAACACTTTATTTGCTAAGTTTAATATCTATAGACTCCGACTTCAATATCCTTGGCCTCTGCATAATCTACTAGATCAGACAGTGGCTCCTTTGGCTTACTGAAGTATGCTAGGTAATCTATATCGTGAATGTTTGTCTTTATCCAGCTAGGTGGAACTTTAACTAACTTAATTCTGATACCACGAGCCTTTAGGCTACGCTCAGATATGTTAGAAAACTCCATGCCGAATGAGTTAATCTGCATTGGTCCTGCAGAAAATATGGTTAACTCTCTATCTTCTGGAGTCATAGAGGACATCGCTGTGCCCATGGCTCTTAGAAAAATAGTGTAGTCGTTAAAACTTTTTGTTCCCTGAATTGCGATCTTCATCTTCTGCTCCTTCCGTGAGTGTTTCTACAATAAACATCATCTTCTTTAATTGTACATCATCCATAGACATTACGTCTACAGGTTTTGCAGTGTCCTTGTCAACGAAACCATCTTCTTCATCTGCTACGAAGAATGTATTTCCTGTTATCCAGTATGCTTTATTTTCTGCAATAACTACCCTGACATATAGGCTATCTAAATACTTAGATGCCTGAGTGGTCTTGTTGCTTACAATATACTGAAGGTTTAGGAGTGGTTTGACTAGACTATACACATAACTCTGACTATGTACTATCTTAAAGTCACGGTCTTTGCTATCTGTACTATTAAAGATTCTTCTAGTGATAAAGAATAATGCTACTGTTACAAGTGATCCCAGTAAATATTCCATGATTAATTATACTACTTGTGGAGTGCACGTGCTTTGGCAAGTGCTTCAAAGTCCTTAACCTTGGTGTCTCCTAGGTACCCCCAGGCGTAGCCCTTCTCAATCATTTCGTTGTTGATCGAGTTACCAGAACCATCTAGATATACCCAACCAAGGATACGACCATACTTCTCAGATGAGTCCATCTTCTCAGTCTTAATAACAACAGTCTTTGCAGCCTTAATAGTCTTTTTTAGATATTCCTTGGACTCAAGGCCTAGGGCCTTCTCTACCTTATCAGTAGTGCGTGACTCTGGAGTATCAATGCCTGCTAGGCGTACACGTGAGCTAAAACTAATATCGAATCCTAGATCGATTACAACGTCAATGGTATCTCCATCTACTACGTTGGTTACTTCTTTGACAAAATATTCAAACATTATCTGTCACTTCCTACTAGTCTATTCTCAACAAGTCTTTCTCTCTCGTCAAGAATATTATAAGCAAAATTCATCATCTTCTCGTACCCAGTGGTACTGTCCATAATCTTGTTATAGTGATGGTTGCAGAACACAAGGTCTCCAGTAACTCCTGTTACCTGGACGTACGCCTGTGCTCCGCAACTGTCGCAACGATCGTTAGCAGTAAGTACCCACTCTACTGTCTCTGACACTACTTATCCGTTCTATAGAATCCACTACCCTTGAAAACAGGGTTACTCATTGAGTATACCCTATTCATTCTATTTCCGCAAGTCTCACAAAAATATCCAGGATCTGATTCTGATATGCTTCTGCTCACTACTAATTTAGTTTCACATTCTACACACTGGTATTCATATGTTGCCATTTATTTAATCTTACTCCAAGTTAGTGGACCAACAACTCCATCAGCCTTCAGCCCATTAGCCTTCTGTAGTGCTGACACTGCCTTCGCTGTATTTGGCCCAAAGGTTCCAGCAACATCTCCAGTCACCTTTAGAGACTTCTGTAGGTAAGTTACAAGACCATTCTTTGTTCCTAGCTTAAGCTCTCCCTTTAGGGCAGGCTTTGCAGAGGCAACAGCTACTGGCTTTGCTACAGCTGCTGGTTTTGCAACTGGCTTAACCACAGGCTTAGCAGCAGGCTTAGCTGCTGGAGCAATACCCTTGCGTTCAGCCTCTACCTTTGCAGCTGTTGCTGCATTGTGGGTAGGTGCTGGTGCAACTACGGTATCGTTTCCAAGGACTGGAGCAGAGGCAATAGAAGCCTCCATAGCAATCAGAGCCTTGAAGAAGCCAATAGGCTCAATGTAGTCCTTGCCAGTGTCGTTCCAGGTGTGAACCTTTCCAAGACGAAGCTCCCAGTGGAGGTGCTTACCAGTAGACATACCAGTAGTGCCCATCTTACCAAGTGGAGTTCCTGCAGGGATCTTCTGACCCTTCTTAACCTTGATAGAGCCATCCTGCATGTGTGCAAATAGCGAAGTATAGAACTTGCCATTGATCTTCATTAGGATAACTACATAGTTACCAAAGCCACCGCCAGGTGCAGTTGACTTCTTTGCCTCCAAGACTACACAGTCATATGGAGCTTCGATCCAGCATGGCTCATGTGGAGACCAGATGTCTGTACCGTTGTGGTGCTTCTTTACTTTTTTAACTGGGTGAATTCTATAACCCATTAGTGAGGTGACTTTAAAATCTTTTCCGAGTTTGCCGTCAATTGGAAATTGTGCCTTGGCCATGATTTCCTCCTTCTATTTAATTGTTTCAGAGCCACCTGTCAGGATTGAACTGACGACCTGCTCATTACAAGTGAGCTGCTCTACCACTGAGCTAAGGAGGCGTTTGCCAGTCATGGTCACCTTTTGGTTAAGGGTTCATTCCTACTGGCTGTATATCCTAGTTCTCGCTTCAACACAAAGTCTGTGGGCCTGAACGCCTTCACTCCACGGCTGGAACAGTGTAATCTTCAGATATACGATCTACACATAAGTTGTTCAGACCTATGCTTCGAGCGACTCCAAACGGACTTGAACCGTCAACCTCCGCCGTGACAGGGCGGTGCTCTAACCAATTGAGCTATGAAGCCTAGTGCCAGATTCGCATACACGGGCTCTGGCGAGCCTTGATGGCTTATGGCTTAATCTCTTTCGAGGTGCTGAACAATTACGAACCGCAGACATAAGTCGTGGACAGAGGGAGAGTCGAACTCCCAACTTGCTGATCAATGCTGTGTTGCCATTACACCATCTATCCAGGTGGGATATCAGATTAATCAGATCTATATCCCTGAGTCGTTCCGTAAGACAGGTGACCAGCCCCGAACCTATATCGTGAGATTACCTACACGCTAAGTATAAAGTCACTTAGAACCGAGAAATTTAACAACTTCCTCATGCGTATAGGTGATTAGCCTATAGAGCGAATGGCGAGAATCGAACTCGCACCACCAACTTGGAAGGATGGGGCACTACCACTATGCAACATTCGCATTGCTTGCTTTTATCCCATACCCTGGAAGTGGTGCAAGCGGAACCATTAGTTTCAGAGGTAGGATTTGAACCTACGACCTCCAGGTTATGAGCCTGGCGAGCTTCCTAACTGCTCTACTCTGATAAGATCTCTATTTAGTTATTAGCTGCCCCACCTGGACTCGAACCAAGAATCAGCGGTTAACAGCCGCTCGTTATGCCTTTTAACTATAGGGCAATATTTAATTGCTTAAATATTGTATTAAATTTTGTAATACTTCTTTGGAATCTTTAACTAATCCCAAAGCCGTATTGCACTGACTACAAAGTATGCCACGAATACATTTACCACAACTTCTTTGTCCAGAACAACAAGAATGATCGTGGTCTATATTTGTAGCCTTATTTATATTACAAGTATAACACTTGCCATCAAATTTTGCAACCATCTCTTCAAATAATTCTTTAGAAATACGATGCCTTTTCCAATTAAAATCTTTGCCAGAGTTTATCTTATTTTTAATTTTTCTTTGTTCATCGTTATTATTGTAATACTCCACCATATAGTTAGAATGACATTGCTTACAAGTGCCACGTCTTCCATCTTTATAGTTTTTACCTTTGGCAAAAAGCTCTAATTCTTTTTCCTGATTACATCTAACGCATATTTTCATATTAACAGTATATCATACTGTTAATCTAGTTTAGCACATTGATGAATTTATTACTAGTACTTTTTGAAAGTTTTTCATAAGTTTCAAAGTAATTTCCATTTGAGACCTTACTCCAGTACCCTGCAAATGCAGCTGCTGAAGATGATGTAGACTCTGCTACAGGACCAGCAGGGGTCTTGAAGTTACCATAGGCAAAGAAGTCTAGAGCAACACCGTCGTTTGTTCCTAGCGTCTTATAATATGATGACCACACCTTTGGAGTGTAGCTAGCAGAGAAGATGCCACCAATAGCTACTGCCTCTGGAATACAAGCAGGATAACTAACGTTAACCTTGTCCCTGTCATTTCCTGCAGCAATAATCGTTGGAACTCCTGCAGACTGTAGGCTTACAATCTTAGACTGCAACCCCTTTTCAATTGGACATACGCCAGTCTTTGTCTTAACGTTTGATCCACGAGAAAATGAAACAGCCTGAATGTTGTACTTCTGCTTGTTTGCAATTACCCAGTCAAGAGCAAGGCCAAATTCAATTTCCCCACCCATATTAACTGCACCAGACTTTAACACAAGTGCATTTCGAATCAGCAATACATTTGCATCTGGATTTACTTGGTTAACTACACCAGCCATCTTGGTTCCATGGTCCCATTCTGACTTCCAGTTCTTTAGAATTGGAATGCTGGTTCCAGTAGAGCCTACTGAATCATCAAATAGCTTTCCGTTGTTACATCCATATGTAAGCTTTACAATACATACCTCTGCAACTACGTTATTGATTAGTGATGTATTGAATCCGCTATCGATAATTGCTACCGTTGGCTTTTCTGCAGCCTGTACTGGGGCTGTGATTGCTGATAGCAGTACGATACCAGTGGCAATTGCAAGACTCTTCTTCATACCCATCCTATACTAAAACTTTGATTACTGGGGCACACGGATCTCCGCCGTCTTCCCATTCTTTTTCTTCTTCTTCTGTCATGTATGGATCGCCATCATGCGTATAGCAGAAAGGCTCTGATATCCAGCCATTGGCAATACCGATATCTAGCCACTTCCAGACTTCTTCTTTGTCTAGAATAATAATATCTTCACTCAATTTGAAAACCCTCTCTAGGTTGTATATCAAGTATACGGTTCCTAGAAAGGGTTGTCAAGTGTTTTTAAAAAGTTTTTAGAACTCTGTTGGCTCTTCTGTAACTGCCGATGCTCCGTCTTGGCCCTTGGCACCAACCATTAGTCCTGCAAGTGCACCAGTGATGAACGTAGCAATGCTTGATAGAACGTTGAAGAACATCTTATCGTTCTCTGCCTGAGCACCAATAGGCTGTGTGACAAAGATAAGACCATAAAGGATTGCTATAACAGTTACAAATAGAACTGCTCCTAAAGTAATACCAATGGTAAACTTCAGTCTAGCATCTAGGTCTTGTGGCGTATATTTTTCCTTAGCCATTGGTTTCTTCTCCTGTGGTAGTATCTACAACTGTCTCATCAACGACTGTAGGGTCTGTAGGAGCTACGGTCTCTACAGGTGCATTTGGATCAAACCCTAGAAGGTCTGGTGAACACCATCCATTGGCCGTGCAGATAGGTGGCTTACACTCTGTTGCATTCCAGTTCACTGGATCTTGGCATGGATAACGGTAATAACCGCTCCATCCGCAACCAGATAGTGACAAGGTTGCGACAAGTAGAACTGATGAAATTAGGGTTTTTTTCATGTTACTATTATAACTACTCTTTTGGATTACGAATACGATAGGTTACTATCCATATTAGTAGAGTTCCTATAACTAGGTTTGCGGTTACAGTCTTTGCACTGCCCTCCAAAACTAGCCAACCAATTGCAAGACCAACAAGGGTCCAGGCCTGGTCGAGTATATCTCTAACTAGATTAGTAACTCCGTCTAGAATTTTCTTCATTAGTTTCTCCTTCTTGGTCCTGATGAACCACTTGAACTTACCGCTGCCGAAGCAGCTGCCGCTGTTGCCATCTGAGCAACTTGTCCAACAACAATGGCAGATACAACAATTTTTTCAGACTCTTCACGCTGCTTTGGGCTCATGTCAGCACCGATGTTACCTAGATTATTTAAGGCATCTAGGACTGCTGCCGCACCTGGAATAGCTGCTAGCTCTTCTGGTAGCTCGACGTCGTCTGCCTCAGCAACAATAGCAAGGGCCTCTAGTGCTTGGTTATACTCTGCTGATCCTTGAACCGCTGTGTCCAATACGGTAATGGCCGCATCCTTTAGCTCTTCTGCTTGTGCGTCTGTCAACTTCTCTGGAACTATCTCTGATAAGATAGCTATTTCAGCTACCGCTTCTTCTACAGATAGCTCAGGTTCTGGTTGTACTTCTGTGGTTGCTGACGGCTCTGGTTCTGGTAACGGCTGTACGACATTCTCTGTTGGCTCTTCAGTAGGTTCCTGGCTCTGCGTAGGTGCAGGTGCTGGCTCTTCTGTAGGTGTAGGGGTTGGGGTGGGATCCACTGTTGGGGCTGGTGTTGGCTCAACTGTTGGCTCCTCTGTAGGGGTAGGTGTTGGTTCTATTATAACAGGAGTTTCTGCTGGTGGTGACGGAACTACTGGAAGTGGAATTGGCTGTGGTTGGGGCTGGGGCTCAATTACTGGTGGGGTGACTACTGGTGGAACGACTGGATCAGTAGTGTCAACCGATGTTGCAGGGATGTCTGTATATGTTAGGTTACTTAGGGTTAATACCTTTACGACTCCTCCACAAGTATCTCCTAGAGAGTTGTCTGCATTAACTATTACAGAGGTTGCCCCGTTTATTATCTGGCTAACCTGAGCAGATACGTCACCTCCACAAGCTACGTCTGTAGGTGATCCATACCAGGCTGTTACGGTAGAAAATTTCTTTCCTGCTGGAGCAGTTAGCTCTATAGTTCCACCTTCACCTGCAGAATAATCCCCTGCGGCTGGTGGAGTGATTACTGGAACAGGGGTAAGGCTGTAGACTAGCTGAGTAAGTCTAGAAACTTCTGCTGTTGCAGTGTCCAAAGCGGTCTGTGCCGAACTTCTTGCTAAGTCTGCTAAGCTTGATGCTGACTGTGCAGAAATGAAGTCTTGATATGCTGAATCCTTTGCAGCTGTTTCTGGTTCACCATAAGTATATGTTTCTGGGGTTGTGGTTCCCATCGTTGCAATCAGACGAACGTTGTCGATTACTGGACCAAATGCTCCAGCCCAGTATCCAGCGTCAGCCATTCTAAAGCCTATGTCCCACCTTACAGCATCGTCAGATAGTGTATAGGATGCAGATCTGGTCATCAGATCATGCCACTGAGACCACTCAATGTTGTAATAGTTTAGTCTTGCACCTGCAGCATTATAGGTGCGGAACTCAATGCGATAGTAGTCTGGGTTGTTTATTCGATTCCCCTCGTTTGTATCGTAATTCCAAACGTCTACAGAAAAGGTTACTTGTCTAGTTGGACTTGGGAAGACCCCAGTCTGTTGAATATAGTATCCAGCAGTGTATGATCCCTTTAGGGCTCCATTGTAAATGATAGGGTTGGCACCACCAGTATAAACTGTGTTGCTTGCCACGACGTTTGTCCAGTTAGAAGCACTATCAAAGGTGCCATTCTGAACAACGTTCTGAGTACTAGTTGAAGTTGTTCCTGGGTGAGTGACTTTTGTTGCCTCCCAGGCCGCTACCGCCTGATCATACGCAGTTACAGCATTGTCTCTGGCTGTGGCAGCTGCAGTGGCACTGTCTGCTGCTGTATAGAATGCAGCTGTTGCGTCTGATGCTGACTGCTCTGCGACGACTAAGGCTGCCTGGGCCTCTTCTAAAGTTGACTCTACGGCTATGGCTGGAGTAGCAAAAAATAATGATCCGAAGGCTATTGATACTGCCAGGTTGAACCTAAATAATTTATTAATGTCATCCTCCTTGGGTTTTGGATGTCTAGTAATACTATTATACTATATTGTTAGGCGTCAAAAAGGGGCCTACCCCGAAAGGTAGACCCCAAGCCGATGTATCTAGGTTAAAAATCCCAATCCTCATCCTCTGTGGACTCTTGCTTACCAATTACGTAAGAAGATCCCGAACCAGAGAAGAAATCATGGTTCTCGTCTGCGTTTGGCGACAGTGCAGAGAGGATAGCTGGATTCACGTCAGTTGTGTCTTTACCAAATAGTGCTTCAAATCCTAAGTTCATTAGGGCCTTGTTAGCATTGTAGTGTAGGAATTTCTTGACATCTTCTGTTAATCCAATACCATCATATAGATCGGCAGTATACTTAATTTCATTGTCATAGAGTTCCATTAGGAGGTCGTAGGTATAAGCCTTGATCTCTTCTTGACGCTCTGGTGACGATTCATTAAATGCCTGCTGAAATTTGTATCCAATATAATACCCATGAACAGCCTCATCACGAATGATAAGTCTAATTAAATCGGCAGTGTTAGTAAGCTTTGCACGGCTTGACCAATACATTGGTAGATAGAATCCAGAATAGAATAGGAACGATTCTAACAAAGTAGAAGCAGCCTTACGCTTTAATGGATCTTCTCCACGATAATATTTTAGCACAATCTCAGCCTTCTTTTGAAGGAATGGATTGTCCTCACTCCAACGGAATGCCTCCTCTATATCCTGTGTAGAACATAGAGTAGAGAATACACTAGAATAGCTCTTTGCGTGTACTGACTCCATGAAGGCTATATTGGTTATGACAGCCTCCTCGTGCTGTGTACGAGCGTCTGGCATAAGTGACATGGCTCCTACAGTACCCTGAATTGTATCGAGCATTGTGAGGCCTGTGAAGACACGCATGGTGAGAGTCTTTTCATCATCTCTTAGAGTTGCCCATGACGGAATATCGTTAGATACTGGTACCTTCTCAGGGAGCCAGAAGTTGGCTGTGAGACGGTTCCATACATCTAGGTCTACCTGGTCTTCAATTTTGTTCCAGTTAACTGGTCTTGTAATCATTGTAGTTCCCTTTCTTATAACATGCAGCTTACGCACTCATCGACGTCAGTTCCCTCTAGTGCCATCTGACGAATGCGGATATAGTAAATAGTCTTGATGCCGTTCTTCCAAGCGTAAATCTGTGCCTTGTTAACGTCACGAGTAGTAGCAGTATCCTTGAAGAATAGCGTCAGGGATAGGCCTTGGTCTACGTGCTGAGTTGCAGCAGCATAAACATCAATGATCTTCTCTGGACCAATCTCATAGGCATCCTGGAAGTACTCTAGGTTGTCGTTAGTTAGATAAGGTGCTGGATAGTAGACACGCCCCATCTTTCCTTCCTTACGAATCTCAATCTTAGATGCGATAGGGTGGATAGATGATGTTGAATTGTTGATGTACGAGATAGAGCCAGTAGGAGGAACAGCCTGAAGGTTCTGGTTGTATAGACCAAAGTCCTTTACGTTGCCTGCTAGGTATGCCCAGTCAGCGTCTGTAGGAATGTGAATTCCAGCATCTGCGAATATCTTAGCAACCTTCTCAGTCTTTGGCTTCCAGTCTCCGTAGATGTACTTCTCAAAGAACTCTCCAGTAGCATACTTTGAACGCTCAAAGCCATCGAATGGTGAGCCAGTCTCTACAGCCATCTTGTTAGAAGCAACTAGACAGTGGTATAGAACAGTATAGAAGTACATGTTGGTGAAGTCAATAGACTCTTCATCTCCATAGTGCATACGCTCCTTGCCAAAGTAACCATGTAGGTTCATCTGTCCAAGGCCAATAGCACGTGACTTCTTATTACCCTCAGCAATTGACATAACAGACTTAATGTATGACATGTCTGCAACAGAAGTCAATGCACGGATAGCAGTCTCAATAGTCTTACCAAAGTTTGGAGACTCCATAGCCTTTGCAATGTTTAATGATCCTAGGTTACATGAGATGTCCTTACCAATATTGTCATAGGATAGGTCATCGTTATATGTTGTAGGAGTGTTTACCTGTAGGATCTCTGAACATAGGTTAGACATGTTGATACGTCCATCAATAGGATTGACGTTGTTTACAGTGTCTTCGTACACAATGTATGGATACCCCGACTCAAACTGAAGCTCTGCGATAGTCTGGAAGAACTCACGGGCCTTAATCTTTGACTTCTTGATTCGTGGGTCATCTACCATCTCCTGGTACTTTTCAGTAACCGAGATGTCTGACATAGGCACTCCATAGACACGCTCGATGTCGTATGGTGAGAACAAGTACATGTCCTCGTTATTCTTAGCCAGCTCTAGAGTAATGTCTGGAACGACAACGCCCAAGCTGAGAGTCTTAATACGAACCTTTTCATCTGCATTCTCTCTCTTAGTGTCTAGGAACTTCATGATGTCTGGGTGGTGGGCATTTAGATACACTGCACCTGCACCCTGACGAGAACCTAGCTGGTTTGCGTAAGAAAATGCATCTTCGAGCATCTTCATTACTGGGATAATTCCTGACGACTGATTCTCAATCTTCTTGATTGGAGCACCAGACTCACGAATGTTTGTCATGTTAAGTGCAACACCTCCACCACGCTTCGAGAGCTGTAGAGATGAGTTGACTGCACGTGAGATAGACTCCATGTTATCCTCGATACGCAATAGGAAGCAAGAGACGAACTCTCCACGCTGCTTCTTGCCTGCGTTTAGGAAGGTCGGGGTTGCTGGCTGGAATCGTCCTGAGATGATCTCATCTACAAGGTCCTTTGCCAACTGCTCGTCTCCACGAGCAAGCATCAGTGCGTTCATGGCCACACGGTCTTCGAAACGCTCTAGGTAACGCTCACCATCGAATGTCTTTAGGGCATATGAAGTGTAGAACTTATATGCTCCAACGAATGTCGGGAAGCGGAACTTGTAAGCATATGTTTGTTTAAATAGACTCTTAACAAACTCGCCTGAATACTGATTCAGAATCTCTGGATCATAGTATTCCTTGTCAACCAAATATCCTAGCTTTTCTTCTAGGCTGTGGAAGAATGCTGTATTTAGATTTACGTGGTCAAGGAAGTAGGCACGTGCTGCCTCTCTGTCTTTTTCAAATTGGATCTCTCCGTTTGCTCCGTATAGATTGAGCATTGCGTTTAACTCATGATAGCTGTATCCGTTAGTAGTCATACAGTAACCTTAACCTTTCTTTTACTTTAATTACATCGTCGTCTGTACCAAAGATTTCCACTCTGGCTATTACTGGTACCCCAGCTTTTTGTGAGATTAGCTCTGCAGCCTTGCAGAAGTCTTCTCCAAAATTTGTGTTGCCTAAACCTATAACTCCACGAAGGAGGTCCCTGTTCTCAGGGATATTCAAAAACTCTTTTACCTGCCTGGGGATGGCTGACTTGATACTGCCACCACCATAGGTAGGAACGCAGAGGATGTACTCACTGCTGGCCCTAGGGCTGTCTCCCTTTATGGGGATTCTAACGGCTGTGTCCGTTAGCTTTTCTACAAATCTCTTGGTATTCCCTGAATAATTTGAGAAGTATATGATTTGGATAGACATCTATTCTACCTCCGTTTTTAATAGTCCAGAGAGACTTAAGGGCAGAAGTTTTACCTCCTGCCCCTTAGCCAATCTGTTAGCTAATTACTTGCGTAGAGCAATCTTCTTAGCTGGGTGTGCCTTGTTCCAACGAGTAGCAAGAGCGTTGTACTTGGCGATTTCTGCAGCCTTTAGGGCGACAATCTGTGCCTTTAGGTCTGCGATGGTTGCGATAGCAACAGCAAGCTCTGCATCCTTACCAGCAGCAAGTGCTGACAGGTCTACAACCTTTAGCTGACCCTTAACAAAGCCAACTGGCTTTGCAAGACCAGTTACCTGTGCAGCTACGGTAGCAGTTGCAAGTAGGTCATATGAGTCTACCGATAGACCAGTTAGCTCCTTAACGGCAGTACCGTCAGCAGTGGTGGTCAGTGAGTAGGTGTTGGTTGCTGAACCGCTGATTACCTGAAGGGCAACAGTTGCACCAGAAACTACGTTACCGAATACGTCAGTACCAGTAGCAGTAACCTTAGCTGTGGTTCCTAGAGCAGCAGTAGGAGCAGTCAATGCGATAGCGTTAAGTGCACCAGCAGTACCCTTGACATAGTAGGTTACTGGAGTTGCAGCACCAACGGTAACAACAACCTTTCCAACCTTAGTAGTCTTAGTATATACTCGGAAGCCTGCAGTGGTACCAGTACCAGTTGCAATGTTTAGAGTAGATGCTCCAGTGGTTACAGTAATTGCACCAGTGGTGCCAGCAGCAACTAGGGTTGCGTCAGTAGCAACAACGGCTACGGCCTCTCCAGCGGTGATGCCAGATAGAGCAACGTCTAGAGTGTCTACGGTGTCTACAGAGTTATCTGCAGGAACTGGTAGGGCAATTGCGGTTGCCTCAGTGGTTCCGCCAGTTGCAGCTGAGCCAGCAACAGTTAGAGCGGTTGACACTGCAGCGTTTGCAGGTGCTGCGATTAGAGCGGTTGTTACAAGTGCCACTGCCGATGCAGTAGCGATTAGAGTCTTCTTAAATGAAGCCATATTTTGTTTCTCTCCTTTTATATATTGATTAGATTAAATCAAATCGTTGTAAGTATTCACGAACTTCTTCGGTCATGGGTTTTAATTGTATCACGTTGTCGTTGCCCATGTCAACTTGTTTCTTTGGTCTATCTCTGAATGTATGAACCTCTACTTCAAGGTTAGTATCTTTCGGTGTGTGGCTAATGGCACCAAATATGGCACCACAGACAGCATCCGCAAGGTCCTTAGAAGACTTACGTGGGTGGTCTACCCTGTTCTGCTTAACGATCTTAAGCTCTGTAAGTTCTTCGAATAGCAGCTCAATTGTTGGAAGAACTAGACGCTCTTCGTACATTAGCATTGCCATATCCTCGTAGTGTTTCTTTGCTACCGAAACAGTCTCAGTACGAATACCAACCTGCTTCAGCTCATTCTGGATATCAAACGACTGCCAGCGGTCAAACGAGACCATGCCAATGTTGAATCCACTTCTGCGTAGGCCTTGAATCCACTGCTTAACCTCTGATAGGTTTACAGGGCCTTCAACTCTTGGCTCCCACCAAACTACAGCGTCTACGACTACCACAGGCATTACCTGCTGATAATCCTTAACTACCTGAACATTAACCCACTTCTCTACGTGAGCGATTGCAACAGCACACTTGTCATGTTTCTGTGCAAGGTCAGCATGGACGTAGTAGGTCTTGTCTGGATCTGGAGTGAATGTATCATCAATTCGTTTATATCCATCAATAGGATTACGAATAGTCATACATGCACGTACCTTCTCTACCTGCTTAAAAAACGCATCGGATGAGAAAGTTGGAACACACGCAAAGCGTTGCATAGCGTCACCTATATCAGTATAGAACGCTAACTTGAAATCGTCAATCTTTCTTGTAGGATTGACTACCCAGGTTGGACGCTTGATAGCAAACATGCCTGGGAACTTGTATGAGAGGATTGTGTCTTCATCCCATTCGATGTCTAGGGTATTGCCCTCTGCATCTTCTGGTAGGTCCTCATTCATAATAAACTTATGATGCTTTGTGACAACTTCTTTTTCTGCGATCACTGCATCGTATCTCTGAGAGATAAAGTCTCCTGGATAACGTGGGAAGGATAGCAGGGCTACCTTTCCTAGGTCTGGGAAACGTGAGTCAACTGATGCACGGAAAGCCTTGTAAATATTATCAGCCGTCTTGCCTTGGTCGTTTCCTGTTCCAATTTCCTGAGCAAATCCAGAAATCTCGTCAAGAACAGCGAGTATGAGGTTAAGCCCCTCATGGCTTTCACGTTCAGAGTGTCCAGAGTAAACTGTGATAGCGTGATCAAACTCAATGCTTTCAGCCTTAGCGTGGAATTTACCAGCAAACCATTCAGATTTTTCGATCTTTGTCTTAAATCCCTTAAAGAAAACGTTTTTCGCCTGTTGGGCATTGATAGCCACGTTAATAATGTCAATAGCATCGCCAGAAGGCTTACCGAAATAGCGAGCAGGGTCTTTAAGGCATAGTAACTTATATACGATGTAAGAACAAGCCACTGTAGAGACAAAGTCCTTACCGCTACCCTTACCAAGCTGAAGAATGACTTCATTCTTTGTATACTTTTTAAAATAACGTCTACCCTCTTCTTCACCTAACAGATCTATAAGATCTTCAAGCTTATAAATTTGACTCATAGCCTCTACGATGTCATACTGAATCTGTGACAGTGGTGGCTGGTTTAGATATGCCGTGCCCTCGACGAATGTACGAGCGTCTACTGGTCTTTCAGCAAAGTTGTTATCCTTGAGAACCTCAAAGAAATCATTGAACATCGTTGACAATTGTGATTACCTCTCGTTCTCTGGCAACCAAAGAAAGTCTACGCATAATTTCGTCACGAATCTGTGGGTGCTCTGAAGCAATATCCTTAAGTATATTAACTAGGATATCCTGCTTACGCTCAATCTCAACCATCTCTTCTGCAAGTTCCTTGTTCTCAAGGAGTCCTGCCTTCTGGAGCATATCAATACGCTTGGACTCTAGGTCCATGACTAGCTTGATGCCAGAAGTCTTAGCGTTTAGATTTGCAGTAGTCGTAGCCTCGTCAATGACCTCATACGCCTTGCTGATTAGCTTTGTGTAGTGGGTGTCTGCCCCCACAAGTGCTTCCTTAGCACGTGCACGGATAGCTGCGTTGTCAGAAGCCATCTCACGCCATTGCTGAATGTGAGCAACTACCTTTTGACGTGGCAAGGATAGTTCCTTAGATATCTGCGTAGGCTCACTGCCCTGCAGATACTTCTCTACAACCTTGTTCACCTCATCCAGGTGCTCAACTGTTAAGTCTTCAAATGACATTACTTAGCCTTCTTAATTCTCTTCTTAGGGATACGCTTTACTCGTTCAATTCTGAATGATCTAAACGCTCCTGCTCTGCCTCGAAATACTTCAAAGCAATCTACCCATTCTGACCCAGTCTCTGGGTTGATGGTTAAACTCTCGAACTTAAACTTAAGTCCATACTCTCCAGATACTCTAAAGATTTCTCCCTTTTCAATGATCTTTCCGCTGGGGAGTGTTACCTGTGGCTCTTTTAGGAGTTGGGTCATTAGGCTTGTCCTTCAATTCGTTTAATCTCGTCATTAATGTAAAAGATCGCTTTCTTGAGATCTTCGATGTGCTTTCCTTCATTCTTAAGTCCTGCCCTCCATATATACTTAATAGCGTTACCAAGGTTAAAGTTCATGTGCCTAGTAATCTGAATGGCCTCAATACCGCTTGGGTGGGCCGTGTAGTGGGACGGGTGATTAACCTGATCCACGGTGATCTCTAGTGCTGTTGCTTTAGCCATTTGTTTTCCTTCCACCAATTATCTTAGTGCATTTATTACATACAATATAGGTTATCCCAGTAAAGGGACATGATGACTCTCTGGGAGCCTCGTGTTTACATGTTAGTCCTACATAGAACCCAACAAGCTTTTTCTTAAAATGTTTTAAAATTCTCATCGCTTCGATCGTCTTAGTTTAAACTTAGCAAGATAAACATAGATAGTCTCTACGCTTGTCCCACATTCTTTTGCAATTTCTTCTGGAGTTTTCTTGTCCATCCAGTAGCGTTTCTTTAACCAAACTTCGCTAGTATATAATTTTGACACACTATCTCCTATTTGTCAATCTTTTCCCAATTGTGAATTGCATAGTGGCCAATGCCAACTGCATCTGCAACATCATCGTCTGTCAGGTTCTTATCATAATAAGTATTAACAAACTTAATTGTTCGTTGCTTTCTTATTTCTCTAGACTTGTTCTGGTACCAGTTCTTAGACTTGCCTGGGAACTCAGCAGCCATTTCCTGCTTTTCCTTTACAGAGAGCTTATTGTTACCAATGAAGCTCTGCCATGTAATAGGATTAATAGATCCTGCTGTTCTAATACCTGCAAGTTTTGCTGCCCCCAGAAGTGCTCCCTGTATCAGGGCAAGGTCTGAAGCAGTCTTTGGTGAGTTTATAAACACAGTATGCTCAATAACAATTGCGTCTATGTCTAGCTGCTCAAAGAATGGCAGAGACTTTCTAGCAGCATCTCCTAGCTTCTGATAGGCGTTTATGCCATCGAATCTAATCTTACCGCAGCTATGCAGCTTGCCACCATGGAAAATAGCAAAGGCAAGGCTATTGGTACTAGCGTCAATTGCACAGATCTTGTCTGGTTTTATTGATGAACTAATTCTTACCATTAGCCAAGCCTTTGATATCTTTAAGGACGTTGAATACATCCTTTGGATTTACCTCGCACTTTGTGCAAAGCTCGTCATCGTTGTATATTGATAGTTGTGAACTACAATGCTTACACTTTCTATCCTTACCAGTACGCTTGCTTCTACGTGTCAGCAAGTACCTGGCAGATATCTTTTCTTTAGTTGCAGATTCTCTACAAGATGCAGAACAGTATATCTGATAAGATATTTTAGTTTCGAATGTGTGGTCACACCATTGACAGTGTTTCATCTATTGGCTCCAGAGATTTCATCTTAATGTCTCCGATACCAGCTTCTGCACACATCTTAGAAATAGGACATGTTTTACAGATTTTTGAATTTGAACGGTAGTTCTTCTCTGGCAAGGTTCTATCTGTCCATGCCTTACGAACACTGCTCATCCAATCAAATGCCTGGTCTACCCACCTAGCATAGTAGTCGTTTAACTCTACTGGTATGATAAGTAGTTCATGGTTGTTCTTATTCTCATAGATCAGAACTGCCTTATCCTTCTTTAGAATCTTCATATAGATTAGTAGCTGCACTAGGTGACCAGTCTTGGCCTTACCGTGCATCTTTCTATACTCGAATCCCTCACTTGGCATTGTTTTAATTTCGCCAAGAAGTTCTTGTCCCTCCCAATTAAGCATTACGTCACCGTAACCAAAGATTGGAGGGTTCTCATAGGTAATCTTAAACTCAGAGTCGATTAGGAAGTCTGGGACATTGCCCATGGCCTCCTGAATACGCTCGTGAGACTTAGTACCAGCGTTCATGTTAGCACCACCATAAGCATCTGCATTGTCCTCAAAGATACCGCCATCAAAGGCTAGGTACCAATAACGAGCACACTCTCCGTGTGAGAATGCGATTGTCGATGGTGCAAATGTTTTCTTCTGTGTGTGCTTGGCTACACGATTAATCGTATAACCAGAACGAATCTTTTCAATAAGCTGGTCAGCGTCAAGAAAAGAGTCAATCTTCTTCTGAACTGGTTTCAGCATTACCTGCTGCAATAAACTTTTTGCCATGTTAACACTAGCGAGTAATGTACTTGAGTGCTGATACTAGTGCATTAATTGATTCTGCAGCAGTATAGTACAAGTTCTTCTTCGCTCTGTCTCCTTTATCTACGTTAGCCATCCAGGTTGCTTTGAAAGACATCTTAGTTGCAATTGCTTGCAGTCGGACAATCTCTACGGTTGCTACCTGTAGGGGAATATCTGGTTTAATAATTAGTTTAGCAACAAAGGTAAGTGCTGCGGTTAACTCTTCATCATTCATAAAGTCAGCGATCTCTGTAAGACCATTGACCATATCTAGTGTTGTTTGCTGTTGTTCCATAAGAACTCCTGTTGTTTTACTATTAATAGTATAGCACTACCGCTGACTATTCGCCATCAATTAGTTGCTCTAATATAGACATTTCTATAATTGCTAATCTAGTTTTAATTCCAGAGTCACCAAGGACTACTACAATTGCTGGATCGTTGTTGTTACGAATAGCATCTGTAGTAGCCTTAGCCCATACCTCTTTATTAAGTGTAAAGGACTTGCCAACCTCTTTGAAGTCAATGGTGAATCCCTCCCAAGAAGCATCGCCCTTGTGTGTGCCACGACCAGAGTTTTTGTGCTGCTTAGCACCTAGTCTTCTAGACTCTCCTCGTTCACTCACTTACATAATCTTTCTTGGTCTTTTTAATCTTCAGGTTAACCTGACTAAGGTGCTTATCCTTACACATCCAGGTTAGCTCTTTTGTATCTGGGTATGAGCGTAGAGATGTTACCTCTACCCCACACTCCTGACACTTGAATGTTCCTGGATAAATGTTATATTTCGCCATTGACCTGAGCCTTAATTGAATCCTGAAGATCTACATCTTCTCTTACACGGTTTACGAATGCATCTCTACCTTGAACCTTAGAGCCATCTGGTAGGATGTACCAGGCTCCTGTACGGCTTACAATGCCCATCATCTCTGCTGTATCTACCAGGTCTCCAACGCTGTCTACGCCAACCATAGGGCCTCTGAAGTAGAAGTCGTACTCTCCAGACTGGAAGCCTGGTGATGTCTTAGAGAACTGAAGCTCCCAGCGGACCTTACGGCCTACCTTCTCTTCAATAAGCTTATCTCCCACCGCAATCTTGCCTTTAATAGCCTGATTGTCTGACTCAGACGAGAAAAGTTTGATAACAGTTGAGCTGTAGAACTTAGTCGCTTGGCCACCCGATGGCTGCTGACTTGTATACATAGCACTAATATTGTTACGAGATTGACTAATAAGAACAAAAAGCGTAGGCTTAACTTTGTTATTAGCATAGTTGAGCATCTTCCATGCGTTACTAAAGTCTCTAGACTCTGCTCCAATTTGCTTTGTGTTTTCAAGTTGCTTAAGTTCATCAGAGTCCTTCTCGAAGTAGATTGCAGGTAGTAGAGATGTGATAGAGTCAACTACAATTAGATCAACTCCAGCGTTCATTAGGTTGGTACCAACGTCTACCATTTCATTGATAGTACGTGCTTGAGATACAATAAGGTTCTTAGTATCTACCCCAAGCTTTTGAGCCCACTCTTCTGAGTATGACATCTCGGCATCAATCCATGCACAAAGCTTTCCCTCTTCTTGAGCAAGGGCAATCATCTGAAGGCATAGAGAAGACTTTGCAGACGACTTCGATCCCCAGATAAGAATCTGACGACCATAAGGTAGTCCACCATTCAATGCACGGTTTAGCCCAAAGCTTGGTGTTGGCTGAAAGTCAGTCTTGAATCCAGTTCCGTCTGATAGACGCTTGCGTATGCGTGGGTCTAGTGCCGCTAGGGCCTCTTCCATAGTAGTCATTAGCCTACCAACCCATTAATCTTCTCTGGGTTGAACCCTGACCACCAGTCGTCACCAGCATTAACCACTGGAGCTGCCTGGAAGCCCTTAGACAGAATCATCTCCAACGCTGCAGCATCCTCTGTGATGTCTACAGTGTCATAATCTAACTCTAGCTTATTAAGCAAACGCTTTGTTGCGTCGCACTGGACACACGCTGGCTTTGTATATACGGTAATTGCCATTAGAACTTTACTCCATGCTTCTCTGGTCGTGACTTATTAAATGCAGTCTTCTTTTCAAATGCCTCATCTAGCGATACGTGAGTATACTCATGCTCCACCAGACCAGCGTATAGGTCAAAGGTACGAATCAGAATGTCTGCCATCTCATCGGCAACCTCTGCTGGACCTCTTGACTTACGGATAGCCTCCATAACCTCTACAGCCTCTGATACAATCATCATCAACTGCTTTGTCATAAAGATATCCTTTTGTTCCTGCGATGCTCCTTCCAGAACATTCCAGAAACCCTTTTCTACTGCAACTTCGTGCAGGTGATCTGATACTTCATCAAACACTTTCTACATCCTCCATAATCACTGTGCCATCTTTTGTCTGTCCAAAGGTAAAGTTATACGCTGTACCCTCTTCAATTTTCATATACGCCTTGGCAAAAGACGTAGGAAATACTGTAACTGAGTGCAAGTCTCGGTCGGTGTCTGCCACCACAAGTGATGCCATCTTCTTTCCAGCCTTGGTCACTCGTGGTCTAAACGATACCACGAACTTCTCGTCTTCCTTGTAAGGTAGCTGACGATAGTTTAGGAACTTTAGGAACGCTGCATCCGAGGTCTTAATCTCGTCTACAGGAACTGCTGAAACAATACGGTTATCGCTAGCAAGTAGGATGTAAGTCTTACCTGCCTCAATCTTGGTCTGCTCTTCATCGAAGATACCAACACTACCAGTCTTATCTAGCAACTCTACACGAGACCAACCGTTACCACGCTTAATACCCTTAATCATTCCCATAAGGATAAATGAGCCCTTTTCCTCAAACTCTTCTACCTCGTTGATAAAGGCGTGGAAGTGCGATGGAACCGATAGGTTGAACTCTGGTAGATTTAGATACTCATATAGATTCTCTTTAATCTCATCATCATTACGAGGATTATCTGGGAACGTTGCTGCTCCGACTACTCGTAATGCCTGTAGTGCACGACTATTGACTCCGCTACCCTTGGTAAAGGTGAACTCTTCTAGCTCCTTGTAGGAGTTGAATGGACGCTGTTCCATGTACTTGCTGGCAATGTTGTCAGAGATGTACTTGATTGCAGTTAGTCCAAAGCGAATACCCTTGCCCTCAATCTTGAAGTCAGCGTCTGAGTCATTGATGTGTGGAAGCTTAATGGAGATACCCATACGCTTTGCCTCAATCAAGTACTCTGTGCGAGCATCCTTGTCCTTCTCGTTCTTAAGTAGCGAGTACATGAACTCGATTGGATAGTAATACTTCAACCATGCTGTCCAGTACGACAAGGTCGAATAAGCCACTGCGTGAGACTTGTTAAAAGAGTACCCAGCGTGGGCCTCAAAGTCCGTCCACAGCTCTTCTGCGACGTTTGGAGATAGGAATCTAGATGCTCCCTTAACGAACTGATCACGGTATGCGTCAAATTCACGAGCGTCCTTCTTCTTACCAATAATCTTACGAACTTTATCAGCTTCTGCCATAGACATTCCACCAAGTTCGGTACAAGCCTGCATGACCTGCTCCTGGTACAAGATGCATCCATAGGTCTCTGCGGTAAAGGCCTTCATCACCTGGTGGTGGTATGCGATGTTCTGCTTACCGTGCTTACGTGCGATGTAGTCCTTACCGATGGTGTTAGCAGCACCTGGACGCACGAGAGCGTTAGATGCAGCAAGTTCAGCAAAGTTCTTAACACCCATCTTGACTAGCAAGTTGGTGTAAGGAGTAGCTTCACACTGGAATACGCCCTTGGTATAACCGTCAGATAGCATCTTGTAGACGTTAGCATCTTCCATATTAAGCTTAAGAAGCTCAATCTTCTTGCCATCACGCTGTTCGATAATCTTCATGGTGTCTTGCAATACTGACAGGGTCTTTAGACCCAGTGCGTCAATCTTAATAAGACCAATACGTTCTGCTTCTGTCATATCTACTGCCACTACTGGAATACGTTCCTTAGATCCCGTTGCAGAACGGGTCTCCATTGGTGCAAAGCGGAAGATAGGCTCCTTAGCAGTAACAACACCTGCAGCGTGAATACCAGTACCACGGATGCGACCACGTAGCTGCTCACCATAAATCTCTACCTCTGGGTACTTTTCACGGAACCATTCGGTTGACTTTGATAGGCAGTACTCGTCCCAAGTATCTACAAGCTTAAGTACCTTATTTACATCTGGTAGAGGAATGTTAAGTACACGAGCAACGTCACGTACAACGCCCTTGTCCTTGAAGGAAAGAAAGGTAGCAATAGAAGCAACATGACGGTATTGGCGTACAAGGTAATCCTTTACTTCTTCACGTCGTGAGTCCTGGATATCTGTATCGATATCTGGGAAGTCATTACGCTCAGGGTTGATGAAACGGAAGAACAGTAGTCCGTGAACAATAGGGTCGATGTCTGTAATGCCTAGGGCATAGCAGAGTAGTGAGCCTGCAGCAGAACCACGTCCTGGCCCTACCATGATGTCTTCTTTCTTAGCCCATGCGATCATAGATCGTACGACTAGGAAGTAAGGGCCAAAGTTCTTGTCCTTGATTACCTGAAGTTCCTCTTCTAGACGTGCCATGTATTCATCGTTGTACACTCCACGCTCTTTGAGTCCTGCTACAGCAAGCTCTAGAAGCTCTCCATCTGGATCCTTGTACTGTACAGGCAGTAGGTCCTGGTGGTCCTTGATGTCATAGTCTTCAATGCGGTCTACAATCTCAAGGGTGTTTGAGTAGATGTCTGGACGATCAATGCCCTGTGCCTCCATAGCAGACTTCATCTCCTCGTATGAGAGCAGGTGAATGTCGAACTTGTTGAATGACATAGGACGCTCTTCACCGTATAGATAGTCTAGGCGTTCCATCATGTCTGTGTACTCTGCAGACTCAGCGTAGGTAGATTCCTTCTGAACCTTGTTACCGTGGCTGTTTAGGAGAAGCTTGAACTCCTGAATCTCCTTCTGCTCTGGACCAGAGTGGTGGCAGTCTGGAGTAGTGATAATCTTAATACCGAACTCATCTGCAAGATCAATAAGTATCTTATTAACCTCTGCACCGTTGTGAGGCATTACCTCAACATAGTAGTCTTCGCCAAACGTCTTCTTTGCCCAAGCGATATGCTCCTTGGCAACAGCAAGGTTCTCTGCCTCGATAGCCTTAGCTAGAAAGCCTGATAGACATCCAGAGGTTACAATTAGGCCATCCTTGTACTTTGCAAGAATCTCCCAATCAATACGTGGCTTCTTGTAGTATCCCTCAGTCCAGCCAATTTCGTTTAGCTTATTAAGGTTCTCTAGACCCTGCTGGTTCTTAGCCAGAATAATAAGGTGGTTGTAGTTAAGGTCAAGTGGGTCGTTCTTGGCCTTCTTGTCTTCGTGGTCGAAGCGGTCCTTGGTGATGTACCCCTCGATACCCAGGATAGGCTTGATGCCTGCTTCCTTGGCAGCACGGTACATTTCACGGTGGCCAGATAGCGAACCGTGATCGGTGATTGCAATAGCTGGCATCTTTAGTGCTACTGCTCGGTCCACATATTCCTGTGGAGTGGCAATTCCATCGAACAAACTATAGTGGGTGTGTACGTGGAGTCCTGCGTAATTCATTGAAATCCTTCTTGTTTATTTGAAGTTTAAGTATGACATGAAAAGTCATGGTTGTCAATAGGTAAATGAAAGTGGGGACAGCCATAAGCCATCCCCACCCACATTAGTTATTACCAGTCAGTGTTACTTGAGGTAATTGATGATCCGCCATCAAAGCCTAGGTAGAAGGCTTCCTGCTCTGCATAAGGAACATCACGGACAACCTTCTCAAGGTTGAATGCTTCAATACCGTTCCATGCAAATGGCTCTGAGTCTGGCTTGCTTGGTAGCAAGGTGTAGTTGGTCTCAGTTCCCTGTCCATTACGCTTTAGCTTCCACTCTAGGTTAGAGATTGAGCCAGTGTCTAGAGCATACTCACGGATGTTGTTGAATGCAGACTGCTTTGAAATACCCTGTGACCATACGGCTACATATGGGTCTTCACGGCCGTCGTCTACTACTACGTTGCAGTAGAAGCGTAGACGTGAACGCCAGCCTGACTTAGGCTCCTTGCGAGCCATGTCACAACCGAAGCAGCGACCCTCTGAGTCGATGGTACATGCTGCCTTACGCTTGTAATCCTTTGGATTGGTGTGCTCTGAAATAACTACAGACAGACCACGGTCTTCTGCATAGCTTGCTGAGTCTGCGTCTAGCTCCTCTACGAAGCGAATCTTTACCGACTGGCCGTCGTCTAGCTTTACCCAGCGAACCTTTGCTCCTGTGTTTTCGTACTTTGGCTTATCCATTAGTGCACTGATATCTTTTAGCCCTCGAATGATACTCATGTTTTCTCCTTATATTTTCTTTGGTTTATTAGTTTAGCATAGAAGCAATTGATTTGTCAAACGACTCGTCAATGTTTTTTATTGCTTCGTCAGACATGTCTCCGATGTCCTTGTACTGCTTATCTAGTTTTACTACGCTAACACGTGAGCCAAGACGTTCTAGAATCTTGTCCTTCATGTTACCGCCTGCTTCATCATTGTCTGCAATAACAATAATGTTATTGAAGTATTTTTGTAGTAGGTCTGTTTGAAAGTTGGATACGTTAGCACCCAACGTTGCTACCGCTGGAAAACCACACTGGTCTAAGCGAATAGCATCGAAAGACGATTCTACCACATAAACCCTACTTGATGTTTTAACACGGTTTAGATTGAACAGGGTCTTGCTCTTTGGCAAGCCTGGAGTGTTCTTAAATTCTTTACCCTCGATAGATCTACCCACAAACCCAATCTCCATTCCATCTGGAGAGTGTACTGGGATAGTTACCATGTCCTGCTTTTCAGAGAAGCCTAGCTGGAACTTCTTTACAGATGCCTCTGTAATAAGTCTGCCAGAATAATATCTCATTGCTCTGGCTGATTCTAATGCCTGCTGGTTTAATCTCTTGATCAGTAGCTGGTCATACTGAACATATGCTGGCTTTTCAACTAGCTGCTTAGCAATATCCTGGTCAAAGTTGCCTTCTTGCTCTTTGCTCTTAATAAAACGAACAGCCTCGAAGTAAGTTCTTGCAGACATGTGCATAACAAATTCAGTCAGGTCTGCTACCTTCTGACAAGAAAAGCAGAAGAATGTTCCATTAAACTTATCTACTTCTCCAGCAGGTGAGCGGTGATTATTGTGGTATGGACAAAAGATGATGTAGTCTGAGTCAATCTCTGACTCAATCGTTACACCAGAGCCAACAAGGATACGCTTAATCTGCTCTGGAGTGTAGGTAGTCTTAGGATACTTCTTCATTACTTGTCCTCAAAGTCCTTGTACTTGTACCAGCCCTTATCGAAGTCTGCCTGAACCATGAACTCACCCATGAATCCGTTACGGTTCTTTCGGAACACGCACTCGATAACATCGCTGTTGGTAGCACGACCCAAGGCTAGCACCCAGTCAGCGTCATAAGCGATCTGACGGGACCATGCAGTCTGACCTAGGGTAGGAACAGTGTCCAATTTGTTAACGTCGTCTGGGGTCGCTGAGGAGATTGCAATGATAGGCATTTCTTCACCGATAGCCAAAAGCTTTAGCTCACGAGAAAGGTTCTTCATACGAACAGTCTCGTTCTCTGACTTCTGGTTAGGACTCATCAGCTGTAGGTAGTCTACGATGATTAGGTCTGGCTTGTACTGGTCAATCTTGCCACGAATAACAGATGGAGTAACTTCTCCACCAGAGTCATTTGAGATGATATGGAACTCTGGCTTGCCAGCTAGGTCCTTCTTGTGCCAACGCTTTAGGTCGTCGATATCAATCTGGCCATCGCTAAGCTTACGGTGTGACCACAGGCCTTCACCCATAATAGTAAATACACGGTTACGGACTTCTGTCTCACTCATTTCTAGAGAGATTACTAGTGGTGACTTACCCTGCTTCCATGCCTGTACCGCAAAGTATAGGGCCATCCACGACTTACCGATACCTGGATAGGCTAGGAATACGCCTAGCTGTCCTGGCATGATTCCAGCAGGGAGATAGTTGTCAAATCCACCAAGGCCAGTCTTGATACCTAGTGAGCCAAGCTCTTTCTGACGCTGCACGTTCTCATAGTATGCGACTGCATCTTCTAGGTCTGTGGCATCAATGTCACGAATGGTGGAGGTGTTCTTCTTGAGTGCAGAGGTCTTTTGGATAAGGTCCTCAAGGGCCTTTACACCCTCACCAGCCTGAACCTCAGATGCAGCGACACGAATGATGTCCTTCAAGCTATCGTTCATGTACTCCACCTGGAGTTCTTCTAGGTGGTGCTTGGTTGCCCCAACACCCTCTACTGGCTGGAAGTCACGGAACTTATCCACTACAAGGTTTACTGGTGGAGTAGAACCATTGTTTTCTGAGTAGTTGCGAATGAATGTCCAGATGTCATTGTGGGTACGCAGAAGCGTCTCCACGTTTGCCTGAAGCAATACGTGAATCTGCTTGTCCTGAAGTACCGCTGAAATTAGTTTTGACTCTGTATTATTCATTTAACCACTGCTGAGCCATCCTACGACGCTCTGCTCTCTCCTCTAAATCTCGTTTATAATCTGCTCTGCCGTCGATAATCTTATCAGCATAGTTGGCAAAGTATTTCCATGCTGGGGTTTGTGCTGCCTCGAAATAGTATTCTAGTAGATCGTAGCAGTATGGCATACCGTAGGATTCAATAAGGGCATCTGCTGCCCACTGCTCTACGTTTAAATTTAAAAGTGGCTTTTCCTCATACCGAATAGTATGTAGTTTGCTATAGCGACTGAGCAAAGCCATGCGGTCTTTGCGTTCAGCCATTACTTTTCCTGGTTCTCGTTAATCTTCTCTGTGAGCTTCTGCTCTACAAACGAGTATACTCGCTCAAACGCTTCGTTGGTGTTCTCACCCTCACGCTTGTGGTCTTCAATTCCTACGTCAATGCGTAGCGATTGGAAGTTGCCCATGTTAAGTGTATAACCGAGCATTACATTAATCTTAGTTTGTTCCATACCCATACCTTTGTTAAATTGATTCAGACCAGATTGGAATGAATCTACCGTCTTCTGTTCTCGTATATGTAAGCATACCATCTCCCATCTTCCTTGTCAACTCTTGTGATGAAGGAGTTATACTGTTTGTGATGAGCTTGTCTTTACGAGGTCTTCCCATGTGGTAGGAAGCTAGTATATCACGAATCTCTCGAACTTGCGACTCTGAATAATAAGATCTTACCTGCCATCCAGTTGCTCCACCTTTTTGAGAGCCTGTTGGAAAGGGAATAACTCCACGCTTCATCAGCGATGGCATGTACTTCTTGTGTCTATTTACTAGCTCTGCAGTCTGTCCTACGGTGTAGGCTCTCTCACGATTCTTTTTAAAATCAGCAATCAGACAGCTTTCGATTCTATCTTGGATAATGTTATATACGGACATTATACCGTTAGACTTATTTAGATGATGAATTCTTACTAGGTCCCCGTTTAAAAACCAAACCTTTTTATTTCCAGGAATAACATCAGATGTGTTATAGCCTTCGCCGCCCATAGACTTTCTGGCATTTTTTGCAGACATTGCAGTCTCCTATTATACTGGTACGCCAACTGCTATGAGGTTTACCTTTACAGCAACAGATCCAGCAGTGTTGAATCTAACAGTTCCGTCTACTCTAGATGTGGTGACGCTCTGCAGGGTTACAGTAACGTTCTGTCCACTACCGCTGCCCTCTAGCAAAACTGGAGTTGCAGTAACAATCGGAGCGTACTTGAACTCGCCCTTAAACTGATATGAGAATGGAACAGTAGTGTCTGCGGTTACTGTGGTCACTGTCTGATAGATAACCTTTTCTCCAGCAACAAGCTTTGTCTCTGTGATCAAAGAGTTTTGAACACCGTTAGAGGTATCGATGGCTGCATACTTATATGTTGCCGAACTTGTAGTTGCAGCAACTTCGTTGATAGCTTCTGCTAGCTGATAGATATAGGATACGTCTAGAGGCTGTCCTCTATCTGGTGTAGGTATTTTTGACATAAGTCTATTATAGCACTAGATAGCGTATTCTGCCGAATAGAATATTACTGCCCCTGGAGACTCTACCTTGGTATCTGTTACTGCCTGGACCAAGAACTGAACCTTCAGGTCCTCGTCATCTGCGATCATGGAGAATGAGTTTGAGCTTACCGTGGCCTTGTGCACGAACGATCCCCATACTGCTGGATCTCCAGTCTGGGTTTTTGCGTAGACATCAAACGATGTATTGGTTATTGTGTCTGGTAGTGACCAGGTAACTGTTGCTGTATTAGATGCTACGACAACGCTCTTGAGTATTTGCTTTCCTGCATTAACTCTTCCTCCACTAACCCATGTAGTAGTATCTGTTTTTGCAACTGAGAACTGTGTTGTAGAACCAACTTCTGTTATAGCTACTGATGTATAAGAATATTCTACAGGGTCTGTTCCAGAGATGCTTACTATATCCCCCACAACAAATCCATGTGGCGTAACGGTTGTAAAAGTAACCTTAGTTCCGCTTCCAGTTATTCCAGATATAGCTTTTGTTATATAAGGAACTGGAATAGTATATATCGGAGACCACTGAGAAATTCTATTACGGTCATCCGAAATGATTCTATATCTAACTAAATAAGTATTGTCTGCAGTTGGTGCAGGCAAGTCCTTTATTGGAATAGTTACCTTCTTGCTGGCCATTAGGCCACCTCTACGCCAAGAGCAAACCTAAACTCTACTAGGTTGGTAGTGTTTGATAGTTTTACCACTGTCTTAGACTGAACGTTCTTTACTACCGTGTATCCTGTAAGCCCATATAGAGGGTTAGCGGATGTAAGGTTCTCTAGTCTTATTGCATCTAGTGCTACATAGAAGTCTCCAGTAGGTTCATCGTTCGAATCTAGCACAGATGCATAGATCTTGGCCACGCTAACATTGTTCCAGGTAAAGGTGTCTCCCTGGTAAAGCTCCTGTAGCTCTTTCGTTACCACGACGTACCTATTGGTAGACAAGTCTTGCTGATATGGTCCTGTCGGGGTCAGTGAGTGTGCTATGTCAACTTCAAATCTAGCCCAGTCAGTGCTGGACGATGAGTCATCTGTTGGTCCAAACTCCACTACCAGTCTGACCTTTGCTGGAATTGCACTATCAGACGCATCTTTATTCACAACAGCAAATGCAAGTTTTAGCTGATCCTTTGGAAGGTTGCTTGAAAGACTTAGCTTAGAGTTTACTAAGTGAATGTGGTTTGCTCCTGTAGGTATTGCAAGTCTTTGAGTAGTTACGGTACCGCCAGAAACATAGCTTGTGGTTGTTGTCTTAGCTAGAGAGAAGGTCTTTGGAGTTACGGCAGTAACTGTTTGGGTCGCACCTGAATAGTTATATGCTGACGGGTCTACTCCAGATATGGTTACCGCTTCTCCAACTCTAATTCCATGGTTTGTAGATGTAGTGTATGTGACAGTGGTTCCGTTTCCAACAACTCCAGTAATTGTGGCTGTTGCGTTCTGAAGAGATGAATTGTCCCCCGAAATAAAGATTCCTCTGTTAAAGTATCTAGGAGATTCATATCTAAGTATTCTAGTCTCGTCCATCAGGGTCTTGTTATCAGAGTTTGTAATAAAAACTGGGGAAGTCTGGTCAATAATTCTAGGTGCATCAACTGTTGCTAGGGGCTCTGCAATAACTGGAATAGCTGTTGGTGATGAGCTTGCGTGGTACTCCCAGTTCTCGTTCTCAGAGAATACGTAGATTGCCTTGCTGTCTGCTGTTCCTGCAGATGGATTAGATCCAGATGAGTAAACCCCTACCTCGGTTATCTCATATCTCTCTGTTGTTGGTAGTTCTGCTGTGAGAACAATCTTAGGGGTACCGTTTTCGTTAACGTATCCACGAGATACAATTGGTGCTCTAAACATCTCAAAGTCTAGGGTCTTTTTGTTTGAGTATGCTGTAAGCTCTGGACTAGAAAAGACATAGTCGGATGCTAAAGGCTTTGCTCCACACCCAATAGCAATGTGTGAGGCATATGATGGGGCCTGCCCAATTAAGTATTTTGCAAGAATGTTCTTGCCAGTATTAGTAATCATCTTATCTCCTAGTCTATTGTACCATTAAAACTTGGTAGCGTTATATCCCGTAACAGATGACAGAATCTCGACTTCAACTTGCTCTCCTGGCTTCATGTTTGTAACCAATAGGTTCAGTTCCTTCTTAGCATTGTCCAGATAAATATGAGTTGAGTCTAAGCTGGAGAACTCTTCTATAATGTGGCTTTCCCAAACTATTGGGAAGTTCTTTGCATAGTTATTAGAAAGGTCTGGCATTGGGATTATGTTTAGCGGATTGTTATTTAGATAGACATCTCTCAAGTTTTTAATTGCTTGATAGTCCATGTTACTACCCGAAATCAGGTCATGTCTTGATATGCTTAAGAGTTCTTGCCCACCAATGTTCTCAAAGATCATACTTGTCATTAGCTCTGCAGGGAGCGTTTCCTGATCAATGGTTATGATGTCTGGTGTTGCTACCTTGATTGCTGGAGAATTTGTTGGCGTTCCAACGTTTGCAGCAGATACTGAGCCTCCTGCATTTCCACCGTTTGATACGCCGCTAGCAGCCTGATTGCCGCTTGGCGGAGTTGCTTCTGTGTCAGCCCGTAGGAATTTGCTTCTAGAAAGAATCTCATCATTCATTAACACTGGTGCTGCGTTTGCTCTTGCAGCCAAGTTCTTTTTAAGTTGATCCGCTTTTGCTTTTGCTGCAGCATCTGCCCTAGCCTTGTCTGCTGCGGCTTTTGCTCTTGCCGCTGCGGCTTTGTCTGCAGCAGCCATACCTGCTTCACGTGTTGCACCTGTTGCAGTTGCTGCGGCTGCTGCCTTAGCACCAGCGGTGGCCATTCCAGCTTCTCTGACTGCTCCTTGGGCTTTTGAGGCTGCAGACACAACTGTTTCAAAATTAGGGATACCCTTGCTAGCCATGCTACACTACCTCACTCAAATAAACAGTCATCTCTGGTCCGTTGCTAGACTTGCTGTACTCAATATTGTACACTACAAACCTAGTGTCTGGATTTGATAGCTGCGATACGCCATCTTTAACATAGTCGATCTTTACAAGGTCACCAAGCTGAATGGTTGGATTAGCAAATATCTTTACACCAATAGACTTACGTGGCTTCATAACCTTAGAAATAATCCAAGACATCATTTCGGTTGCGGAGTCTCTGCTCTGAATATAGGTTGCATCTAGTGAGAACTCGTTTCTACCATACATAGACCTAGAGTTCTTTACATCATAGAAGTCTTTCTTTACCTTGAGAGGTGACTCAGCAACTACCCCAGTAGATATTTCTGGATTAGAGAAGTCGCTCTTCTTAGAGAAGTAGTCGTCAACAGTGTAGTCATTCTGAGAAGCCTGTGTAAAGGTGATTCCCAAAATGCGTAGGTAGTTTCCAGATGTCTCATCTAGGTTTAGAGATGAGTCTGTAGCATTGAACACTAGGAACTCTGCCCCGTATGATCCACCGTGGAAACCTGATACAGTATAGCCTCTAATGCTGTTGAATGTTGGAGCAATCTTTGCATAAAGTGCTGGATAGGCTTTGTCGTACTTAACATTAAAGTATGATGCCTCTCTCATGATAGTTCCGAACTCTTCATAGTATAGGTTATGCTTTGGTGGCTCAGTAGCACTTACCCCCGAAAGATAGGTTGACTGAATCATTCCACTCACGGCATACTTTCTGAATGACTCATTCGCACTTAGGCTTGGATCACCGAATGCAGAGCTGGTTACTGGCTCTAGTGCGTAGTTGCTATTGTTAGAATAGTTACCAGCCAAAGCGTAGATGTTCTCGAACATACACTTAGACCCACCACGAACGAATAGTGCCATGTTATTATAAACTGGTAGAGGACTTAGGTCGTCTAGGGTTGCAACCTGATTGTTATTTATATAAAGAAAGAACCTTCTGATAGATCCAATATCCTGATACTCTACAGAGATATCATATACAGTATTCTTCTCAGTGGATACAACTCTTGACTGTCCAGTAAATCTACCGTCGTCAACAAGTATCTGGGTTAGCCCACCTACCCAAGGATCTTTTGTTCCAGCCTGGTTGAGGAATAGAGGAACAGCCTTGTTAGATGATGCGTTCTTCTGAATCTTGTAGAACATGATGTTCTTTACATTCTCTGCCTTATCGTACTGCTCCATATTGGCTTCTGATAGTGCAGTGATCTCAAAGTAGTACCCCTCGTTTGTAGATGGGTTTAGCAATACCGCTACACCACCTCCACCACCAGAGATGGTGATTGGAGCATCTGCAGTTGCTGGAACAATAGTGTACATTGGTGTGGCACCAGCAGCTGTCTGAACCTTATTCTTGTCGTTCTCAATCTTACCGACAACTCTCATTCTGGTTCCAAAGTGCTTGTATGATATGCCAGCACTAGTTACCTTTGCCATACCACCAGATACATATGCTGGAGTGATGGTCTTAGAAACAGTAAAGGTTGTTGCTGTGACAGCTGTTACAGCCTGATTAGATAGGTTGTAGGCTGTTGGGTTTACTCCAGTAATCGATACCTTTTCCCCTACACGGATACCGTGTATTGTGGATGTTGTGTATGTAACCGTAGTCTCAGTCTTAGATACAGCAGAAATGACTATGGTTGGAGCAAGTGGCTTGTAGACGTATGAGACAAAGTCTTGTGGAGACTCGTCTGTCTTAAACTGTGGTCCAGTTATAACTAGAGCAGAAGACTGAACCGTTCTACCATCTTTTTCTGCATCCTCAAGGATGTCTGACTCCTGAGAATATGACTCACTTAAGAAGTTCTTGATGATTCCAGAGCGAGCAGCCTCTGTAGCCTTGGACTTGCTTACTCCTGCAGCACCAGGTGTAGTTGATGGGACTGTTAGTGCTGGATTAACTAGATACTTTGACTCCATATCAACTCCACCTACATAGTCAGAGCTTGTCCAGTTGTTAGCTATTCCAGCGTTGTGAGTAGTGATAGTAGTTCCAAATTGAGCTCTTCCGTGCTTTGCAACAGCTCCAAGCTTCAGAGTGGTTACGCCATTTAAAGTCTCGTAGTTTGGCTCTGAGTAGATTCTAACTCTACCAGTTGGATAGATCTTTCCATTGAAAGAGATTTTTGAGAAGTACTTCTGGTAGTCCTGAATGCTTGTAATCCAAACATTTCCAATAGATGCCACGTTATACTCTACAGCGTCATACTTGATGATTTCGCCATTTGCATAGAAGTATCCATTGTATCTTGGCATCCAGTATACTGCCTCACCAAGATCAATAATGTTGTTTACGACTACTCCGTTAACTACCTCTGGTAGGCTATCGGATAGTGTTGTATTTAGTGGTATTGCTGCAAGGTTATACTTACCCTGGTTTCCTACCTCTTCATTTATAGACTTGGTGTTTCCGCTTCCAGAGACTTCCCAGAGAACTGCAGGCTTGTATATCCAGGTCTTGTTCTCATCGAGAAGGTACGCCTGCTTTAGAGACCCGTAGCTCTTCTGAATAGATCTGGTAGTATAAGAAATCTTTCCATCGTTGTAAATATTGTTATCCTGTGAGGCAATATCTATAATGTTGGCTATTGTCTTTCCTACAGCTCTCTTATTCTTTATTACAGAATATCTATCATCGCCATCGTAGTCATAGGTTTCTGTATCCTGAGATCCAAATAGAGTCATGTCAACGTCTCTGTCGGTTTCTGATGGCATCAGGTACTGCTTGCTCATGAGTACAAAGGTGTTCTCTTCATTTAGGAACATTGCTGTCTGTGTGGATACCGCCAAGCTCTGCAGAACCTGGGCAACAGACTGCTTAGGACTTACAAAGAAGAATGGGATTATTGGATCGCTCTCTCCTTCTACTCGCTTAAATACGTAGTTTGAAAATCCAATAGAGTCTAGAAGAATAGATACTGCATAAGATAAAGATACATCCTGGATTAGAAGTTCTGGGGCAGTAGTAGACTCTAGGTAGTAGTATAGGTCTCTTAGATTAATTGATACCGTTCTATCGGTATTATTGATAGTTGGGAATCCGTCTGAATACATGGTCTTAATTGGCACGAATACATCTTTGCCAAACACGTCACAAATAACTTCGTAGATTTTTGTCTGAATGTTTCTAGCCGTATACTTGGCTACGATGCTTCCATTTGGATTACTTGTGGCATCGTACGCATTGTTAACATTGAATGATTGGTCATAGTCAAACAAAGTTAGCGATCCAGTACCTGCGAGAAGTTGTCCAACTGGCAATCCAGTAATACCCAAATCTGAAGCTGGCTTCTTTACAGAAAAGTTCTGAGTCTTTCCAGACATGTCTACCGCTAGTCTTGGAGATAGCTCGATTAAGTCAAAGGTTGACTCTGACTTGTTCATTGTATCTACAACAACTCTTAGCCCAGAGATAAAGGTAAACTCTCTAAACTTAGACTTTCCTGTAGTTGGCTCGGAGAATGAGTCGTGTACCGTTGTAGATGTTACAAATGGAGTTGCTGGACTTGTTGCATAGTCTTCTAGCTGCCAGTTATAAACTGGCTTAAACTTTAGGTATCTATCTGAAGACCAAATGTACATGGTCCCGATCTCTGAAGAATTGGTCTTGACCAAGTATGCGTGTCCGTCGTGGCTATCGGTTGGCAATATGAGTTCAGAGGTTACCTCTCCATTAAACACAAAGGTATCTTTAAACTGGTTTGGAACTACTAGTCCATAAGAGATCTCAACGTATCCATCTGGTCCAATTACTTCTGATCCGTCTCTTCTCTTAGATGTCTCGTCAAACTTAATTAGATCTACCCAATTATTTTTGTTGTCTAGAGATTGAATCTTCCATCTGGTAGGGGTTGTCTGATTTTGATATCCAAAGAATGGGTCATCCATCTGACCGCTAGGAGTAGAGAATGGCCCAAGATTTACGTTTCCCACACTTGTCTGCATCTTCACTACAACCCTGTTTACTGGAACTTGCTCTTTATAAACTACGAAAGGAGCTGCGTCGTCAATGTAGTGTTTGCCATTTATGGTCTTATTGGCAATTCCATACTCCTTGCCAGACTCTGTTCTGAACGATGTCCAGTACTTAAACTTATCTGTCTTGTCAGCCATGTAGTATCTAGGACGATTAAACATGTCTATGTTAGAGTGGTGCAGGTACTTTGTTATTCCTACCCTGGCCTTATTGATTCCAGATCTTGGCCTTACTCTACCAAAGCAATCCTCTAGAGAATATAGCAAGCCTTCTTTTTGCTTCTTGCTAACAAAGAAAACTGGCGTATCATCGGTATCATCTAGTCCGCCATCTACAGTTATGTCTGAGTATGTAGCGTCTGTATAGTAGTTTCCAGAATCGTTGGCATCGAATACGTTTGGAATTGATGAATACTTGCCAGCAGTGTTCTTCCTGTATCTATAATTTCCAATGGCTACTATGTTGTCTAGTAGGTTCATGTTCCATTCAGAGATGATTACTGACTGGGACTTTACCGTTGAAGAAGAAGATAGGTGTTGTCTTAATTCTAGGTTGGAAAACATTATGCCTCTTCCAGGGTAACCGAAATATTCCAGAGATCTCCACGATTATTAGAACGACTCTCTACGCTATAGCTGATGTCAGAGATGTACATTTCTACAATCTGATTGTATTGATTAAGTCGGTTGTACTGGTTTGTAGCGTCTTCAAAGTTATCTAGTCTATCGTAGGCTAGGTATACCCAGAATGGACCTTGGTGATTTTCATACCAGTTAAGAATGTCAACTCCACCTGCCCCACCATCTGCAGTGTACTCTGAGTCAGCAGATGTGAAACTTCCAGACTTTCCTGCTAGCAGGGATAATCCAGTGGTAGAGTCAAAGTCTGGGAATTCAGCGTATGACCTTGAAGGAAGCATTGTCCAAGAGGTTGACAGGGTTAGCTTGTCTGCAATGTGATATGAACGCATACGGCCATTGATCATACGCTCTTTCTTATCTATCCTTGTTGGTTTAAACTCTAAAGGTCCTCTATTATGGTCAGATAAAATCAGGAAGCTATTTTCAAGTGAGCTACCTCCAGATTGTGAAAGGTTAGTTCCAACCTCATATCCGTCTGGAGAGTATGTTCCATTTACAAGGGTTCCAGGGTTGTTTGCCCAAAGAATAGCCTGTGGTCTTTGAAATCTCTTCTTATTAGATATATACTGGTTACTAGCCATAGAATCTGTTTCCTCTTATATTCTGTCCAGATGCCTGGTTAATCCTTGTAACCACAGCACTTGCAATCTGGTCTGGGTTAGAGTCTGTCTTAACATTTACATTGACATTATAATTATACACTGAAGCGTCGGTGTATGCAGAAGAACTTGTTGATACCCCAGTGTTAGAGGTTACAGCAGTCAGTATGTTACCTGTATCGGTGCCGATAGACTGTCCAGAGTTAATGGCATTTAGCTTATCTACACCGAAGTTGTCTACCGCAAACTTGCGAACAACAAACTCGCCTGGAGTAAGCATGGCTGGAACAGTGTCTGTCCCCTTTGCAAAACCTCCAGCAGCATAGTAGTTAGGAATCATTCCACCCATAGACTTGTAGATTATGGTTGAGTCTGCCCACTTAGAGAATGAGTCTGGTGATCTCTTTGGATCTGGAGATCCTGCGGCCTTCCAGCTCTTGTACAGTGCTGGAGATCCTGGACCAGGAGCAGTTGTTGGTGCCTTTGTAGCCGTAAGCCCCTTGGCTTCTGCTTCCGCATTCTTGGCCTGTGGCCCAGCATCTGCGAGAGCCTTGTTGTACTTGGCCAAGCTTGTAGTTGCTGCCTCGACACTTAGCTTCCAAGCATCCCAATCTGCCTTCTGGTCAGTTAGTGCCTTTAGGCTCTTGTCTCTTGCACGTGTAGCAAGGTCTAGAGCAGTCTGTGCAGGATCTAGCTGCTTAATCTGTATGTCTAGAATTCTTTCCTGAATTACCTTAGAGGCTTCATCAATTTCTTTTCTAGTCATAAGCTTGCCGTTTACATTGACTACCTGCTTATCAAGCTCTTTTTGCTTAGCTGCATCAAGGTTTGTCTTCTGATCTGCCATGGCAGCTGTTGCATTTTGAGCATTCATGTTTTCTGCTGCTTGGGCAGCTGCAGCTATATCCCCAGAAGCCAAAGCCTGGGCAAGAGATAACTGACCCTTTTGCTGCTCATTAATTCTTTGATTAATTGTAGCAACCTTGTCAAGAGCCTTGGCACGTTCGTCGTATCTCTTGTTAATGGCATCTTCTGCAAACTGAAGCTTGCTTAGGCCGCTTGTGTACTGGTTCAAACCAGTAGTCTTTCCAGCACCAGTCTGTAGGTCCTGAATTTCCTGGTTAGCCTTTAGTATAGCGTCTGCGTTCTTCTTGTTTGCTTCGTTTCTCTCAAAATCGTTGTTGATGATTGATGACTGAATGTCTAGATACTTAGTTCCAGTATCGTACGTCTTCTGGAACTTGTCTTGTGCTACTGTTGTTGATAGACTATCTGCTGCTGCCTTCTCTGCCTTTAGACCGTCAACTACGCTCTTGATAGCCTTCGCCTGTGCATTCTTGCCTACCGCTGCCTTTGCGGCTGCTAGAGCTGCCTGGACGTCTGCACGGGCAGCCATCTCCTTAACAGTTTCTTCATCTAGTCCTGCTGCAGACAGGGTCTTTCTCGCAGAAAGCTCCATAGCTGCTCCAGCAACCAATTGCTTTTGAGCAATTAGGAAGTCGCTGATAGCCTTGGTGTTATATGCAGCTAGAAGTGCACGACCCTGGGCATTTAGAACTGGAATGCCATTCTTCATAGTTGTGTAGTATTTTTGAGTTGCAGCATCGGCACCAGCAATAGAGGCTATGAACTCTGCATTGTAACCCTTCTTCATAAGGTTGATGCTCATGATGTTTGACTGGACAGCAGCCTTGGTATCCTTTAGGAGTTGTGCTGGATCAGAGCCTCCGTCTCCTCCGCCTGTAGTGTCGGTGACGATCTCTGGATTTGTGACCCCTGCAGATGTGCTAATGCTTCCACCCTTGGCAACGTTTATAAGATTTTGTATCTGCTGTGCTGCACCTGCAGCTGTGGTGTCAATCTTTGCAATATCCTGTAATAGCTTGTCACCAATTTCTGGGTTTCCAGCTACAATGGCGTAAAGCTCTACCTGTGCCTTAGTAGTATCAAAGGCTGTTCCATTTGCAAGAGTTTTAGCCGTAAGTCCAGCGATCTTGCTACCACCTGCGGTTGCGGCAGGGCCAAGGCCCTTGAGTGCTGCACCCATAGTTGCTGCTGCTGCCTTGCCAGACTTAAGTCCAGCAATAGTTGCTTTGATAGTTTTATCAAAGTTTGCCTTTGTCATTGTCTTGGCACTAAACTGAGACAGTGCACTATCGATAGTTGTTGTAACTGCTGTAGCACCTTCTTTTAGTGCAGCATTAGTTTTAGCAACTTTCGTGTCTTTGTTTATTACCTTCATGCTGTTATCGGCAATGACTTTTTGAGCCGCTATTGTTTTGTCTTGCTCAGCAAGTTGCTTTTTGGCTGCATCGTATTCAGCTGTACCCTTTTTGGTTGGGTCCTCAACTATTGCAGCATTTTTAGCCCTATTCTTTTTAATGTCTGATAGATATATGTCATTGCCATTTCCATCCTGACCAATTACTGGATTAGCTGCGACTGACTTTTTTGCTGCAACATCTTTTGCGTCTTGGTCTGAAACACCAGCAAGGGCATTCTTGATTCCCTCTGATACCTGGGCCTGCCCCTTCTTTGTGTTAATATCGACGCTTGCAAAGTCGAGCTTCAAGTCTGTCTTGTTAGCCTTAATTTTAATAGCATTTAGAATTGATTCAATAGTCTTATCGTCAAATCCGAATCCCTTTAACTGGTTTGCATATGTAGCAAGGAAGTCCTTTGCTGCTACATTAGACATTCCCTTGATTCCACTAATCATCTTGTTGATGGCTGACTCTGGATCTTTGAACTCTTCGCTCTCTAGAAGTATATTTACATCGCTGGCTTGCTTTGTACCAATACCTGCGGCAAGTGCGGTCTTTGCTATTTCCCCACGACTTTGTCCTGGAGTTATTCCAGCAAGCTTTCCAAGCTCTGCAATTGACTTAGCAGCGTTCTTCTGAGCAGTGGTAGTATTGTTTATCTGAGCAAGCTCTTCCTTCTTTGCATCATTAACAGCATTCATCCACCAGATAACTCCAGCAATGACTATAGCTAGGCCTGCAATGGCTGCAGTCAGAGGTATGATTGGAAGTGAGAAGGCTCCTAGAGCAATTGCTCCATTAACCACCTGCAAATTAAACATTGACATTATTCCAGAGACAGCTGTCATGATTCCCATAAAAGGAAGAAGTTTGCTAACAGTTTCACCAATAGGTCCTGGCATTCCAGATAGAGCAAATGCAGCAGTCGTTGCTGCGGCTCCTACCTTTGCAAAAGTTCCAGAGCCATCGGATGATATGTTGATCTTGCTATTAAGCTTGTTATACCCTGCTTTGGCTGCAGAAGCCTTCTCAGCGGCTGATGCCTTTGCTCGCTGGAATACATTGCCTCTAGTTCCACCTTCCTCTAGTGGGCCTTGTGAGCCCATAGGAAGGTTCTTTTGCTTTCTGCTTCTCTTTATTACTCCGTCGGTAACTGAGTCTGCTAGCTTTTCTCCTGCAATAATACCCTTTGCGACAGAGCCAGCAATGCCCTTATCTAGTCCAAGGCTAACTGCTCCTGCAATTCTAAATCCACCCTCAGAGTATTCCTTTAGTGCTGCAGATACGATCTTTTGATTTCCTGCAGTTACTACAGCAGCGATTGAACCGTTACCGCCCTTTAGAGCAGTTACATAGTCAAAGCCAGCCTCTTTACCAGCGACTCGTAGTCTAGGAGTTTCCTGGATAAGTCCAGACTTAGTAGCATCTACCATATCCTTTCCGCCATTGCGGAACAAGTTCTTTAGTTGGGCAAAGGCACCCTTCATGTCGTCTACGAACTCTTGCTTAGCAACACGTAGTCTTGGCATTGCATTTTGAGCTGATGCTCGTACGTCTTGCATAAATGGTGAAGCAGCTCTAGGAGACTTGACGGCGGCAACTCTTTCAGACTGAGTCTTTGGAGACGGATAGCTATCCACCTGAGCTGCACCTGCTGGGCCAAGCATCTTTGGTCCTGAAGCAAGTGCTGCCTTAACTGATGTTAAGCCTGATGCGTCATATATGGTTTTCCCAGCGGTCTTAGACTCCTTGGCCTTAGACTTCATGCCCTCTATAGCACCTTCAGCAAGATCCTCACCAATTTTTGCCATCTCTTTTGATGGAGACTGGATAGCGGCACGTGACTTTGCTGCTGAGCCAATAGTCTCTAGAGACTTGTCTGCCATGACTACTCCAGCAGCAGATAGAGCATCATCCTTTTGAGCCTGACTAGCTGATGCTGGAACAGTTACCTTTGTCTTTGACTGACCCTGCTTGTAGACAAGCTTTTCATTCTTTGCTTTGCGGTCACGGGCTGCTTGGGCATTTTCTCCAAGCATCATTCCAGATTCATCCATTTCAGATACGGACATATCTCTTGGAGATGTCATGTGTGCTGCTGATGGATCTACTAGCTGTGGCTCATCCACGTTTAAGTTTTTTGCAACTCTCATACCCCTCTTAAAAAGTGCGGTATATCTTGCCCCCATGGCACGAAGCTTTTCACGGCCAGCGGCGACATATCTGCCGCTCGAACGCTTTCTTTCGATTGTGTCATCTTCATATGTGCTTGGTTCCGTAAAGAACTTTTCAGATGCGGCTGCGATCTCTGGAGATGCCTTTATGTCTGCCCTTGCCTTAGCTACTGCACCAGTATACTCTGGGTCCCCCATAGTCTTTGCAGTTATCTTGCTTACTTCACTAGCGATACCGAGGCTTAGGCTTTTTGCATATGAAAGTATTTCTGGGTTATTCTTAATAGCCTGATCTATCTGAGACTGTGTGTTTGCACCAGTTAGCTCGGATGCAACTGCGGCAATTAGTGGACCCTGAATTCTAGTAGGTGATGTAGTATACTCTCTTGCTATATCTGATGGTGATGCCGTTCCAGTGTTTAGTGCCGAGTTAGCTCCACTAGATAATCCAGATGTTGCATCGGTGTATGTTCTAAATTTTGCATAATCTCTAGAGCTTGCAATGTCTCTAGAGTTGTTTCTAGAGTATCCAGGAATACTGATTGTCTTACCAGCAAATAGTGCTGCGATGATGGCTGGATTCTTTTCTACTGTTTCTGCATCAATTACTGCTTCGCCATTAGATAGGTTTGCAGGGATTGAGTCTGACGTACCGCTGCCTGGGCCTCGAACCATTCCTCCAGTAGCAAAGCCCTTTGCCTTGCTGACAACTGGCGTAAATAGTCCTGGGGCAGCCTTTGCTGCTGGTGCCGAATACTTTCCAGTAGCGGCTAGGTATCTCTGGTATGCACCAGTAAGCGAGTCAACTGCTCCTGCTTCAGAAGTGAATGTCTGCTTTAGCTTTCCGTGAATCTGGTCTAGAGAAGCTGCTACAGCTTCGGCCTTAATCTGCTCAGTAGTTAGGTAGCTTGTGCTTGAACCTAGGTCCTTCTGTCCTGCAGAAGTTTTGTTAAAGAATGACTTTATTTGGGTCAGGAACTTGAGGATGTTTGCAGCACCATTAGCAACAAGACCAACAACCATTAGAAGTACTGGAGCAAGTCCACCAAGAACCGCAACACCAATAACTGTGAAGTTCTTGAACTGGTCGCTCATTCCATTGAAACCATCCAGCATCTTAGATACAAATCCAATAATTGGAGTTACTGCCTTTAGGAAGGCTTCTCCAACTGGAGCAATCTTTACCTGAAGGTCTGCAATAGCCTTCTGGAACTTGTACATTGGTGATGCAGAAATTCTGTCCAACTCTTTACGTGACATTGCAGCAAGTTGAATTGAAGACATGTTTGCTAGGGCTAGAGCCTTAGATGCTTGGCTACCGCTGGCAGTTACGTTCTGAAGCAATGTAGAGATACGTGCAAACTGGAACTTGCCAAACATTTGCTCAATGGCACGTGCACGGTTTAGTGGGTCAATGGTGTTTAGGGCTGTAGCGAAGTCAATAACAGTCTTCTTTAGGTCACCCTTGTTACCCTCAACGATTGCCTTGATATTAATGCCAAATCCAGCAAGCATTTCTGATGCCTTGCCAGTTGGATTGATAAGTGCTGCAAGACCAGACTTTAGTGCGTTAGCACCTTCAGATGCATTAATGCCACCTTCACGCATAGCGGTTAGGAAGAATGCTAGGTCCTCTACGTCTCCACCAAGTTGCTTGACAACTGGACCAGCCTTTGGAATGGCAATGGTAAGGTCTTCGATAGATGTTACGGTCTGGTTTTCAACAGCGTTAAGATAGTTAATCTTAGATGCAAGCATCTCTGTAGATAGTCCAAATGCACTTGTTAGAGAGATTGTTGTCTCTAGGGCCTGAGCTTGTTCCACCCCACCCAAAGCGGCTAGGCGAGTTGCCTGGTTTACCTGTGCAAGAAGGTCTGCACCAGTCTTACCCATAGCAGCTGCAGATGCAGCCATCTCCATGGTGTCAGCTACTGCAATGCCATACTTTGTATACTCTGCAGCTAGGCTCTTGATAGCATCTACAGCCTGGTTGGTCTCTTTAACACTAGTATTTAGGTCTCCGTAGACACGCTTGATCTTGATAGCAGCCTTTTCCATGTCCATGTAGGCTTTAGCTGCTGCTGTACCTGCCATAGATAGAGGAATAGTAAAACCAACCATGAGCTGACGACCAGCCCACTGAGTGTTCTTACCGAAGTTTAGAAGATTTGTAGATCCCTGGTGTAGCAACTGGTTGAGGATCTGCTGCTTTTGAGCAGCCAATGCAGTCTTAGTCTGCATGTTATCTAGATCAAGAAGAAGCGGTCTAATTGATATAGCCTTTAATGCACCATTTGCATCACGGCCTAGATTGATGTATTGAGTCTGAAGGCTCTTTACTCTTTCACGAGCTACCTTCTCGACGACGTTCATCTCTGTCTTGAACATGCTACCAAATGACTTGGTAGATGCTACGGAGTATTTAAAGTATTGTCCTAGAGAGAGCTTGTTCTTCTCTAGTGCTGTGGTAAAAGACTCGGTAGTAGTCTTAATGTTTTGTACTTGTGCCGAAAACTTTCCAGTTGCATTAATGCCATCTAGAAGCTTCTGCTGTTGCTGGGCAAGCGAAGATGTTGCTTGGGCTCCGCCCCTTGCCATAGATGTATGGAAGGCTGATATCTGTGACTGTAAAGCCTTGATACTTGCTAATGCATTTGTAGTATCAATGTTTACATTAATATTGGACTGAATATCAGCCATCCAGGAACACCTCTTTTTTAATTATTATGCAATACTGTTGAGGAGGTCTGTATCTCCAAGCTTAATGCCTGAAGCCTCTTCAACAATCTTGTAAACTGTAGGAAGGTCTAGAATGTCTTCCAAGTCCTTTGCTTCTGCGAGCTCAGGGTTGTACTGCTTTAGTGCAATCTTTACGCACTCTAGGAGTACATCAAGTGACTTGTCATTATCTTCGGCTACTGCTGAAAGAGATTCGAACTTCTTCATAAATAGTCTAAGTAGTGATAGTTTTAGTGGACGAACAGTTAGAATGGCTCCGTTTGAAAGCTCTATCTGCTTCTCTTCATTGATTGTTGTTGTCATTTTGTTCTCTTTCTTTTCGACGGGTTTATACAATTATAACACAGGTCTTAATTATTTTATCCCAGTTTTACGTAGTCTAGGCCCATGCCTATTCCAAACCCTGCCTTTTGAGCACTAGGCCCCTGCAGGGAAACTATGTCATTTGAGTTAGTGGCAGCTCCACCACTAAACACTCTAGCCTTCATCTCTTCCCACTTGCTTTGAGGGTTAGCATCTTTCTGGCCAGTGCTCTCATCCAAGTCTACACCCTGAATAGCTGCCAGGAACTTCTTTTCCTGATAGTCTATCTCTCTCTTTGACTCCAGTGTTGCTACTAGTTCTGGCATAGATAGCGAGGTTTCTAGCTCTTCATAGTCTTTCCATATGCCCAGCAAAAATACCTCGGCTTCTAGCTTTGCTAAATCTAACTCATCCCAAGATGAACCCTTTGCTTCGTCTGATTTTCCATCATTTGCCTCAGAAGTATCTACTGGCTCATTTGGATCAGCACTTACTCCTCCTGCTATGTTTATGATCTTGTATATGGTTGGGAGATTAATTCTGTCCTCTAGGTCTTCTAGGGTTCTTATATCTGGGCAATATTGTTGCATTGATATCAGTGCACATTCTGCTAGTGCTGAAAGAACTTCTATCTGCCCCTCGGCTTTGCCAACTTCTGCATATGCGGTCATGAACTGTCTAAGGTACTTTATCTTTAATGGCGTTAGATATAGCCTCTGACCATCTAGTGTGGTCACGGTTCCGCTTTTGTATATTTGAGTAGCCATCACTCTATTGTACAGTAAAACAAAACCGCCCACCTAGAAAAACTAGGTGAGCGGCTTCTATTCAGTTATTATTTAGTTATTAGCTAACTAGTGAGATTGTACGGTCTACAATCTTACCGTATGAAGCGTTACCGTTTGGAAGCAAGCGGAACGAAACTTCGAACTCGGTTGCTGCGTCACGCTTAGCTGATACGTTAACGCTCTCAATTGAGAGTGCACGGTATGCAACGTAGATACGCTCGATAGAGTTACCAGCTGCACAGTCACCTGTACCTGGACCAACTGCTACGAGACCACGCTCAACTGGACATTCTCCAATGTCACCAGCTGATAGGTTTAGAACATCGTTGCCTGCATACTTACCAGTTCCTGGAGTATCTAGGTCTGCACTCTTACCTGCAAGCGAGAACAATAGGTTCTCTAGAGTTGCCTCTGCGAAGGTTGTCTTTAGGTTAACCTTCATGCCCTGCTTGTAAAGCTTTGCAACGTCAAGCAACTGGTCAACCTTAACTTCACCGAAGTCAGGCTGGAACTGAATCTCAAGACCATTTGATGTGTAACCAACGTTACGGAAGTCAGCGTCTGATGATAGAGTCTCCTTGATAGATACGTCTTCAACTAGATCTGGTAGGTCTGCATCGGTTAGGAAGCTGTCTCCAGTTGCTGGCTCATATGTGAATAGTGCTGCTGCACCAACGATAATCTGCTTATCATTACCACGTGTATATGCCATATTTTTTCACCTCTTTCTTAGGATAATAAAAAATGGGGGTGTTTCCTCGTTATAAGTATAGCAGTCTTTTTGAATTTATGATTTGTGCCAGTCGTAATCGACAATTATTTTATTCCCAGCATAAGTTCTTGCTGTAGCAAAGTCAATAATGTCTCTTGTTTCCTGTAGCTGATAGACCTTGATGTCATGGAAGTATGGAAGAAGCATGTCTTGTCCATTAAGGGTTACAACCTTCTTATTCTCTGTAACTCCAGTAACAATGTCTGGAACATCTATCTTACGTCTGCCCTGAGAAATATAGAGAGACTGAATCCATGCATTGATGTCCTTTGCAGAGTCATCCCCTCTGTCTAGAAGATCGTGAATGCTTTGCGTTGCCTCAATCAGGGTTGATACTGCAGTCTCGTTTATAGAGTACATGTAGTATAGAACTTGCTCGCACTTGATGTATGGGAAGGCAGTTCTTCTCATCTTAAACATTCTGTCATAGATTGCTGCTGCACCGTTGAAGTAATACTTCTGTTCTACGTCGCTACCAGTTAGCTTGCTGTAGGAGAATCCATCAGTGGCTGCCTGTAGGTCTGTTGGCATTGTAGGGAAAAACGGCATTCCGAATCCGTGAAAATATGCTACCTTATCCTGTAGGTATGCATTGATAAAGCTTGGTGGGTGATATATGGCCATTATTGTAATAGTCCTCCTCTAGATATCCATTGATATCCCGTTCTGAAACCTGTTGATTTGCCGCCAGTCTTGCCAGCCTGAAGGTTGCTCTTATAGTCTACAGGATTCTGTAGATGAGAAAAGATTCCAGAAGACACCATAAATGACTGGGTGAAGTATCTCTCAAAGAATATTCTGAATACCTTTTCGTATCCACCCTGTGCCATAGCCCCTCCAGGATTCTCTATCCTGACTGGAGACTTTGTAAAAACCATTTCTCCGTTATCCTCAAAAGCTAGGACTCCAGACTTCTTTGGACGAATAGTTACTGGAATACCATCTTCCATTATTCTTGCCTTGTCGTAGAACGGCTCATTAGATCCATTCTTGACTGTAGTAGACTGTCTAAAGGTAGACTGCAGACTTAAACCAAAAGTATTATTTACCGTATAGGCTACATCGTATAGTCTTGCCTCTGGGCTTCCAACCTGATACCACTCATACACGTGAGCCAGCATCTCTGGATCTACCCTGGCGTTTGAGTCCACAAACTCCTTGAGTGCTTCGATAGCTGTTCTACCCAGGTTGTCCAAAAAAGCAGGTTTGCCCTTTTCTACGCCATTAAGAAACCCAACAGAATACTGCATGAGATTATTCATGTCACGCATAAACTGTTTTGAATCAAGCTCTAGTATCAAAGGTCAGCCGCCTGGTTATCTGATCTAGCAACGATCATCTTGTAATACTCCGTAGATCCAAAGGGTCCTACAATAGGCATAAAGGTAGAGATCTCGAATATTGTTGACTTGCCAGTTCTTATTCCAGAAGACTCTGTGTAGATTGGCACTCCATTAATGTCTCTAATGTTTGTTAAGATTATGTTTGTTAGAGCAATAGGAGACTCTTCAGTTGAAACAAGAATGTCTTTTCTGGTTCTGCCGATCAGCATGTTATCTAGGGTTATATTTGCATTGGTCTGAACCTGAGCTTTTGATCTAGTGCCTGCTGGATTTAGAGCTACAGCAATTGTTCTATCTAGAATCCACTGCTTCTTGACACTACCATATGCTGACTGCTCTACTAATGGGTAGTATACGTCAGCTAGTAGCGGATACATGAAGTCTGTAGTTTCGCAATAAGCCATTATAGGACTCCTAGTTTAAGGATTCCTCTAGTGTACTTCTCTAGCATCTTGTCTACAAGTAGGTTTCCTGTACCGCTCAAAATTACCTTGTCGAACTGTAGCTTAAACTGGTCTGTGTCGTATGAAGAAACTCCACGCTGGAAGTAGTCTAGCTTGCCACACTTGATGTCGTTTATAAGAATTGTTGTAGCACGTACAACGTCTGGTGGGAGTGCTCGGAAGCCCTCGTCCAAAACAAATAGATAGTCGTAGCCAGTTCTAAAGGCTCCGCCATCTGGTCTCTCGAATGAGTACATAGTGTCGCCTCTAGATATAGGAAGGCTTAGACCTGGCAGTGTCTGAGAGATTCTATTGTACTCAAGGTTGGTCGTCTTTTGGATAGCAGAGTTATCTAGGGTAATAGAAAAGTTGTATAGGTTGTCTGCTGGGTCAGCATCAATGTCGTAGATAAGAACGTTGTTCTCGTATACCTTTAGTACACGGTTTGCCATTCTCCATACTGGCATGTAGTCTGCACCATTACCCTGGGCCTGTAGGATTGACTTGTGGTTGTAGAATCCATCATTAATAAAAGTATCTATGATCGATCTAGCAATTACTTCGTACATCTTGTATTCAGCAATCTCAGACTTTGTCTCTCCTAGAGACGATGGGTTTACGTATGGTCTAATAATGCTTAGACCCTCTTCGTAGATTATGTGCTGGTGCTCTGCATCATAGAATCTAATCAAGAACTCACGGTCAAACTCTACCTTTGAGATTGGTATCTCATAAGTCACAATACCGTTCTCGTCTGACGTGATAGTGGTCTCTTCGATAGAGTGATCGATTAGGTCTTCTACGTACACGATGTAATCGTAATCTGCATCTGGCAAATTCCAGGTTGTCACAATTGGGTATGGTGGGACTCTTAAGATTTCCATTAGGTTCTGTATGCTCCTGCAACTTCTTCTGGGGTAGCCATTCTTATGTGACTACGGGTTAGCCATTTTTCAGCAGCTGATTCGGATACAATATTGTACCCTTTGCTTACGCTGCCCACTCCTTGCCAACTAACGTTTCTAGATGAGTGAACCGCAACTGTTTGTTCTGACTTTGATTTTGCTACAATGGCTTGGTCATTGTTTATCTTTTTTGACATAGCGGCCTCCTAATAAATTATACCAGATATTAAACATGAAAAGAGGGCAGGAGCCGAAACTCCTACCCTCTCTCAAAAGGAACCGTTACAGACTATGAGTCTGCACCAGCATCTGCGAACGCAATGGCGTCCTCTTCTTCCCACTGAACACCGAAACGTACGAATACGGTGTACTCAATGGTGTCCTTCTTTGGCTTGTACTCACGGTTTACGGTGATGTCACGCTGGAAACCCCATACACGGTTCTGAGGGAATGTAAGGTCTACATAGCCTGCAGGGTAGTAAGGAACTTCCTGAACATCGATACCTAGAACACGAGTAGTACGTGCTCCACCGAAGGTCTGGCCGTTGCCGTCAAGGTAAGCCTGACGGTTAGCAGGGGTACCTGCTGGAGTACCAGCGAATGCCTCAGCAATTGCGTCAGCTAGGGTACCGTTGTGCTTGATGATGCCCTGGAATGCATCGGTACCAGCGTAGAACTTAAGGTTGTTCTTAAGTGCACGGTACTTACGAGGCATAGCCAAGATAATGCTCTGCATTACATCGGTGGTCCAAGCGTTGTCTGCAACAGTTGCAACTGCTTCGTGTGCATCACCAGTGGTTGCCTTGTTAACAAAGCCCTGCATGATTGATGTGAAAGCGTTTGAACCAGTTCCAGTTCCGTTGATGGCTAGGTCTTCGATGTCATTTGCGAATGCATTTGTCATTAGACGTACTAGGTGGTCCTCAAGAGCTCCGCCCTCGATGCCATCCTCTAGACCTTCAGCAGAAACTTCCCAGTCAAGACGAATCTTCTTGGTGGTAAGCTCAACCTTGGTGAAGGTTGCTCCAGTGTTGGTGTAAGCACCGTCAGCCTGGGCTGCGGCACGAATAACACGCTCTCCAACGTTAACCTTCTCAAGCTCCATGGTGTTAGCTCTCATGGTAACTCTGCGTCCATCCTTAGCTAGGACGGTTGCGTCCCAGACGTAATCGATGAAACGACGAGCCTGCTCTGGACGTAGGATACCTGATCCTGCGGCTCCAGATGGATTAATTGCGTTTGGGCCATCGGTGGCACCAAGTGTTGCGTTTGGGATATTTCCAATAGCTCCGCCAGTAGCGTAGTTTCCTGGAACGTTATCGCCAGCGGTTGATCCAGATGCAAATGCACCCTGGCCTTGATATAGACCTGGTGCGGTTCCACCTAGCTCGCCAGACTCTCCTGGCTGGTTCTTAATAATTTCTTCCGACATATCGTCACCTCCTGTGATTTTGTGTTTACTTAAATAGATCGGCTGTTTTGAGGAAACGTCCGCCCCATGGGGAATCATCAGACTTGTTCATCTGAGGATTTTCCTGTACGATCTCACCGAGATCGCCAGACTTACGGAAAGCGGTGTCAGCCTCTACGGCTTCAAAACGCTTACCAAACTCGTTAAACTCACCCTTGGTTGCAGTTACCTCATTCTTTACTGCTCCAATAGACTTGCTTAGTTCTGCAATCTGCTCAGCTTGTGCTTGAACAACTGCAGTTAGATCGCTAAAGGCCTTTGTGACAACATCTTTGACTTCTGCAATTGCAGCATCGAAGGTGTCATCAGACTTGACTGTAACTTCTAGATTCTCAGCATCGGTAGCGTCTGACTTCTTGGTCTCTTCCTTGTCATCCTCTTCGCCAGACATGTCGTCTGCCTCTTCAGGAACGGTTGAACCAGGCTTGTCATCCTCGTCAGCATCTGCTGACTTCTCTACTGCTACGTCTGATACATCAGTTGTTACTTCTGCCTCTGGAGCGACCTGTGATTCTTCAACAGCAACGTCTTCTGCTACAACCTCTTCGGCTGGGGCATCGACAACTACTTCATTTGTTGTGTCAGTCATAGGACTTACCTCCTTGTTAATCTCAATTGTACTAATGCCTTTAGCACTATCAACTAAGAACTTTATCATATCTGTTTTTTCGTTATCTGATTTTTCAACGAAACCTATATTTTGCATGGGTGCACCAGAAGTAGGGCTGTTCGCCACTTCGTTCTCTGACAAGAGTACTAGTCCAGACTCTTTGTCCCAGAATACATTTTCAATTGCAACATCAACATTGTCACCCTTGACAACAGATTCTCCAGCAGCATTCTTCTGTACTGAAAGGATATTTGCAAACTGGTTTGCTGGACTGTCAACTAGAGATAGCTCTGTAAGGGTATAGTCCTTAATGATACGAACTGCCTTGTCTGATACTGTGTCTAGTGCGTCATCCCACTTGTTCATTCTACCGCCGATAGAAAAGCCTGTGTAGGTTCCATCAAGAACCTTTTCCCAAGCGTCCTGAGCACCCTTTGAGATATATGTAGATACATATACGCCTGAGTAGAACTTCTTGGTCTCTGGGTCGAAGTACTTGTCTTCTTTGAAAGAGATCATCTTGCCAATAGCAATAGGCTGGTGCATCTCACGGATGTTCCCTCGGAATTTAGCGAAGGCTTGTAGGCTGGCTTCTGTAGTTACGATGTCTGCCTGGCGGTCAACGTTGTCAAGTGTGGCAAATCCAGAAACGATACGACGTTCCTGATCTACTTTACTGAATGGCATCGATAGACGAACGTTCTCGCCTTCGGTATCCCAATGTGCTTTAGCAATAGTCATGGTAATTAATTATAAGCCCTTTTTATAATGTAACAATAATAGTTTATCACACTTTAAATTATTCGGAGCTTCTTCCTTCACCTTTGGCATTTCTTCCTGTGGTAGTTGTTACTCCATCTGAAGAATTTGCTGCTCTCTGCGAGTCTCTTTCACGGTTACCTGCGTTGTTTGCACGTGCATCGGTAGCCTGACGTGGAGTCATTTCCATAGGAACATCTCCACCGTCGATGTGTGGTAGACCTAGAACTGTACGAGCTTCGTTAGGAACCATAATCTTGTTCTTTACATACTCTGTAAGAATCTGTGACTGAGAGATCTCATCTGTAAGAGTAAGCTCGTTGAACTTTAGATCAAGGATGTCTGTCTTCTCGTGGATGATCTTGTTAATCATCTTTGCTAGATTAGTCTGTGCTGGTCTTGCAACCTGCTCCTTGAATGTACGGTCTTGTGCAAGTGCCGCCGCAATAGCAGAAGAGTCTCCTCCACCAATCTTTGACAGTGGAACTTGGTGTGCAACAAGAATGTCGTCACGGTTACGCTTGCGGTATTCGTTGAACGATGCCTCCTGGACACCATTCTCGATTGGCTCCATCTTGAATTCAACCTTGTTGTTATCACTATCTGGAGGAAGCGGAATGTATAGTGTTCTGTGATTCGAACCCTTTAAGTTAGTTTGTAAGAATCGGAACATTTTATCTTCCGCTTCCTCAGACAGCTTTGCACCCTTTAGAGTGACTACATATCGTGGTACAGCCTTATTACCAAAGTAGTCAATGTTGTACTGCGATGCTAGTTGATCCCCATGAAGCGATGAAATGGCTGCCATAATATCTGGCACACCGTAGAAAGTGTTTAGCGGAGAGTATTCCTTATAGTGAATAATCTCATTTGGACGTGGATCTGCTGTCACTGGATTCTGGTTCTTTGCCCCGAAGTTTCTGAAGTAGACAACCTTCTGGCCAATAATCTGAACGTAGCCATCACGTAGTCTGCGTACACGCATTGTGGTTGCAGGAATGTGTCCTACATAACCAATTGCACCAGTGGTAGTTCTACCGATTTCTAGGTATCCGTTTCCAGTTGCCTGTACGTCAGTAAAGAACTTCATCAGGGTGTTAGTGAATGAGTCGTCCTGGTTTAGGTTTTCTACCCAGTCACGAAGCTCTACCTTTGCACGTTCAATTCTCTTACGAGCCTTTTCTGCTGCAGAGGCGTTCTCCTGAGACTCTAGCGACATCTGTGTACGCTTAGAGATCTCGAAGTCATATCCTAGACCAACAATGTTCTCTACCTTTGCATCAATAGCTGCGTGGTTAGCGAATGAGGTGTCATAGAAGTTTGCAAGCTCATACAGGTTCCATGGTGGAGTAATGACATCAAACATGCCATATCCATTACGATAAACTAGTCCTGGATTAATCTCTTTAGAGTGTGCTCCATTGATACCCTGGCGAACTGCAAGTGCTGAGTCCTGGTACTGTGGACGTGTGGTGTCTACGTTCTGGTATCCAGTAGACGATACGTCAGTGGCGTAGGTCTGGTCTGAAACGCTTGCCTTAGCAATACGATCGTTGCGACGCTTAAAGTTCTTGTCTAGGCCAGTCAGTCCCTTGAGGTCATCCCAAGTCTTATTGAATGGGTCCTGAGCCTTGAAGATATCTGCTTCTTGCTCAAACTCAGGCAAGCCGATATCTCTGATGTAGTGTTCATATTCTGACATTAATCGTCACTTCCGTACATAGCAATTGTATCCTTGGCAGCTTGAACAGCACCAAGGTCGTTAAGGTTTGGAATAAGTCCGCTCTTCATACGCTCAACTTGCTCTGCATACTCATCTTCTGAGACTCTTTCTACACCTGGCATGAACTCGTATGAGCCATCACCCTGTCCAAGTGCACGTGCTTCTTGCTCTAGTTTGCGGATCTGTAGAGCATCTCCACGGTGAGATGGAATGTTTAAAACACTTCCATTACCGTCGGTAAAAGGCTTTCCGTTAGCCTTTTTCCAGAAATAGATACCCCATTCGTACTGTTTGTCTAGTACTGTTATCTTTGATTCACCAATTTGTCCAGGAAACTTATCATTCATAACCACCATTATACCATATTAAACGGCATTGATAATTTTTGCATTTGTAGCCCCATAGCTATAAATGCCATACTCGTAGTCAGCGACCTTAATCTTTCTAGAGTCATCAACGATTAGTTTGTTAGTTCCAGTATAAATCTTATATATTGTAGACGGGTCAATTCCATAGTAATCCAGAGATGCCGCCACTAGTAGACCATTCCAGGTAAAGTTGCTCTTCCAGTACGACCAAGCTAGGTCTCCTACAAGTGCTGATGTTTTAATCATTGACCAAGGTCTGAAGTCGCTCTTCTGTACCTCTTGTAGGTTTGTTGACTTATAGATAGAGACAATGTTAGTTAGCATTTGTCCAGTTATTCTAAATGCCCCGACATAGCCGTTTAGGTCTATGCTCTTCTGGAAGTTTATTCCTAGGAACGCCCAGGACTCTAGAGATATTACTGGCTCTCTTACCAAGTTTCCATTCAGGTAGAAGGCGATGCCATTCTCAACTTGTCCAGTCTTAGAGTTTATAGCATAGATTCTACCTCGCTTACCAGAGGTATCATTAGCTACAACGAAGAACCTAGTGTAAGAATCCTTACCCTGTATTTCAAATATCTGAGTTGCAACTGTAGGGAAGCTTTCCGCATTAAACCTTATTGCCATCTGCATAGCAATTATCTTGTATTCATCTGCTACGTTCTCATTGATAGGCATCTCTAGACCGCTACTTATCAGTGAGTTAGAGTCTCCAACCTTCTGAATTCCGCTGTCTCTCGTCAGGTAAAGGTATGGCGTGCTGCCCTTGTAGATTCTATAAGGGTTTCTACCGTTGTAGTCGTAGTATAGACCATACTTCCTATACGGGTAAATCTTGTTTCCAAATCTGGTACCGATTGGATTTGGGATGTAGCTATTGAAAGACTCTGATGCGTACTGCAAAGACTTTATCTTTACCTGAGACTCCTGTGCTCCATCTGTAACTATCTGTATATGTGTAGCCATTACAAGCTTGTTTACGTTTACCCCAGCTGGTGGATAGATGATTAGCCCATCTACAACCTCATATCTAGTGTTGTAGAAGTTATCATATATTGGTGCGTTCTGGTCTGTATAGCCAATGACATATGTTCCAGGAGATACCACACCATTTTTTTGAGCAGGTATCGTATTTACATACTTGTCTTCGAAGTTTGATGGTGCCTCTGATGCATATCTAAAAGTTACGTATGTCTTTACTAGTGATGATGAAGTATCATAAGCACTACCGCTGTAAACTGGGAGTGCTGGATAGCCAATATTGAACTGAATAAAGTCTAGGTCGTATGTACTGTCGCCAGAAATACCGTCTACGTATTGAGATAGGAATGAGAGTGGCACATAGTCTTCCCAGTACGAGCTGGTTGCAATAGAAAGCCCGAAGTTTCCATAGTTATTCTTTGGCACCAGGGTATAGCTTGCTGTGTGTGAGTATAAACCTGAGTTAATAAAAGATCCAGATGGCGATCCTCCATCTACGATTTCGCTCCAGAATGATGCCAAAGATCCATAGTAAGACTCTCCTGCATCGTAGCCTGGAACCCCAGAGAATGTATTGTTAAAGTACTTCTTGATAGCCTTTAGATTCTTGGCAGTACAGAAACCTATTTTATTTATCTGACCATTAAAGGTGATATCAAAGTCTGGAGTTGATCCAACATACATCATAAGCTGAGACTTGTTTCCAAAGAAAGCGGTTATGTCTGATCCATAGAATGATGTTAAAGCCTCTATATCTATGTTACAGAAGATCTGGTCTCCTATTACAAATTCACCCTCACTATAAAGTGTTTCTGGTGATGCCCCATTGAACTTTAGCTCATAGAACACCTGGTTTCCTAGAATGTAGGACTGAAAGTAATCTCCAGTTGTTCTATTCTGTATCTTTATCAGAAGCTGCTTCTCTGAAGGATGCTCATAAGCTGTGAAGATTCCGTATACTGCCTTTACATCTTCCTTTAATACGTTTAGCTTGCTAAAGAATAGATACCCCTCATATTCGGAACCGAAGGATGCGGCTGGAATACCTGCGGTTGCTGACAATGCTTGGTTGTGCTCGTTCCAAGAATCTAAAGTAGTTTGGTTATCTAGGAAAACTATTTCTGGCAAGCTGAACTGTGGCGAAGATATTGACTTTGTTGATATTGTAGCGTTGTCTACAATACCGCTACCGAACTTGCCTACATCTGGATAAGAGTAGTTATTGGTATAGCTAGCAAATGGGTAGTCAATAAATGCTGAGGTTCCTCCGTAGGCTGTGTTAGCTCCTTCTGGAAACTCTACCGCCTGCCCATATGCAAATCTACGTTTAGCTAAAACTGCTGAAACCTGATAGCTATAGATTGCAACACAATCGATTTCTATCTTAGGGATATCGTCGTAGGCGTAGAAGCCTACCCAGTTTTGATCCTGTAGATCTGATATGCCAGATACGTATACTGACTCTGCTGGAAGAGATAGTGTTTTCAGGTCTATGGTCATAGAGATTACTTGCTCTCCATTTATCATCAAGCCTGCTACTCCGTCTGCTACCTTGAAGTCGAATAGCATTGGTCTTGACCATTCCCCGACAAAGTGGGATCCTATGGAGTCTCCGACCTTTATCTTTACAAAAGGACCGTCTACGTATATTCCGTCTGGATATATTGTTGACAATGCTTCGGAGTCTGCTAGGTAAGCTGACTCTACGATTGGACCGAAGATTCTTCTTGGTGCGGATGATCTATTGTCTAGTCTAACCCAGAACTCTGCTGTATAGTCGTTATATCGTCCAGAGTTATTTAGAAATCCTTGGCTTGGTAGGACTAACGATGGTCTAAGTCCATTATGATTTGGGAATATGGCTGTTGAGCTAGATGCTCCATAGACTAGTGGTACCCCGAAGTTTTTAGCAAACATTGAGTGACCGTCAGTTAGGTAGTATCCGTTTGAATCGCTTAGTCCGTATGCTGCTGCAGTTATTTTCTTTTGGTTTGCAGGTACTCCAGTAGATATTTCTGTGTTAAGGCTTGATAGAGCTGATGGAAGGTCTGTAGCTGATTGCCCAAGTGACGTGGTAGCAAACTCTTCTGACCACTGTCCAAAAGAAGTTCCATTTACATAGAAGACATATCCTCCTACTGGACTTCCAGAGACTATGTAGTTTATCTTTATTACTAGCCTAACGTACTCTGGATCATTACCGATCTTATCACTCTTAAATGTCTCAGATACGAACAGCCACTTGCCAGTAATTTCGCTCTCGTATCTTTTGGTGACCTCTACGGTATTGCTAGAGACTGCATCTGTAAACTCGTAGCCTATCTCATAGCTGATTGGATTATTCAAAGAGTAGATGTATGTACCGATAGAAAATGTTTCTAGTGCTGAAGAAAGGTCTTCAAACTTAATCAGGTTAGGGCTGACTACTTTTATCTGGCCATACTGCGTAGATGGTAGTGTAGCTACAAACTTTGTAGTTGGGCTTGTTGGAAATGGATCGTCTACTGCTGAGGAGTTGTTGGTGGCGGTTGCCCCTGTTACCGTCCAATTTTCGATATGTCTTTGTGTGTCAGTAATTAGCGAAATATAGTCTACCTGGTCGTCTAGAGCCCATAGAGATATTGGATGTTCGCTAAATACTTTTTCAGCATACAGATTGGAAGGATTTGCCATGATAGTCTATTTTACCATACTTAACTTAGATAAATAGAAATACCCCACCAAACTAATGATGGGGTATTCTATAACTTAACTAACTAGACGATAAGTGTTCCGAAGACCTTTACGGTTCCGTTTGATACTGGAGTCACATCTAGAGAGATAAAAGATCCTCCAACATATGATGCCGAGATTGATGATAGCGATGCGTTAGATGCAACGTTTCCATACTCGGTAATTGATATGTTGTCAGATGAGTCTACAGCCAATAGCACCTCAGATACCTCGACGTTTGATCCATCTGAAACCTTAACCAAGAACTTTGCAACTTTGTAATCACTTACTCGGAAGCTGTATACGCTAGCTGACGTAGCAGCTGTAACTGTAGCAGTTGCAGCAATCTGCTTAGAAATAGAGTTAAGCTCTACTGCTGTGAAGTTTGGAACAACTGCCTCTAGAGCATCTACTGCACGAGTGTTAGTGAAGTATAGATTTGTTCCCTCTTCAATGTCAGATGTTGTTAGGGCATTAATTGCTGTAGTGATGTCTCCAGACACGTCGATGTTTAGCTGTGAGGCTGGAACATATCCGCTTGCATCCAGGGTTGCAACTCCAAGAGCGGCACCCTTTTCAGTTACTGGAACATAGTCATCTAGCTGTCCTGGTAGGTCTGCAACATTAACAAAGTTAGTATCCACGTAAGACACAGAGGCGATTACAGTTGTGTCTACTGCTATGGCAGTACCCTCATTTTCTAGAGTAACACCAGTTCCTCGGCCGACATGAAGGGTTCCAGTCATTGGACTTTCAAAAAGACCATCTCCAGCCTGAAGGAATATCTCATTGCTAGCGTTTACCTGAATTGCGGCATTAGGCTTAACCTTTACAGAGATGGTGTCAGTAGAAGCATCTATATCGATTGCTGTTCCAGCGGTCAAGGTGTCTTGCTTCTCGCCAATCTGAGTAGCAACCGTAGTTGCGAATGATGCGTCATCATTGATTGCTGCGGCTAGCTCGTTAAGGGTATCTAGTAGTGCTGGTGCACCATTAACAAGGTTTGAAACTGCAGTGTCTGTGTAAGAGTTAGCATTTGACTCTGCCGTTGCTGCTGCCCCTGCTGCATCGTAATTAATAGCAAGACCATCTGCATAAGACTGTGCTGCAGTTTGTGCAGAAGAGGCTGCTCCTGCAGCATCGTATGCCGATGATGTTGCATCAAGTGCTCGCTGGTTTGTGAAGTATAGGTTGCTAGAACCTTCTTCAATGTCGTCTGTGGTAAGTGCATTGATAGCTGTTGAAACTGCTGAAGAAACGCTAGATGATACTGCATCGATAGCTCTTTGATCGGTAAAGTAAAGATTAGTACCTTCGCCTAGATCGCTAGTGGTGCTTGCTGTGGTAAGGATGTCCTCACCGTTTACGGTTGCTGTTGTGCCTTCTACAATCAGTCCGTGTTTGACTTTAAAGTTTTTGTCAACTGTTGCCATTTTTTTATCTCCTTATTTTAGGCCTTGAGTCCCATGCGACTGAATCGCACGGTAACAGGCGTAACTGCAGGATTGGGTGTTAGTATTAGTTTTACTAAGCTTCCATCCTTTGAGACACTAATGGTTCCAATATCCCCATCGTTGTCTATAATGCCATACTGACTAACACTGATATTTGTTTGGTCAATTAGTACGGTAAGCTCTGTGGCATAGAATTTATTATCTCCGCTAGATGTCTTTGAAATGGACACTAGGTACTTAACCATTCTCCATGTAGATGCTGTAAAAGAATCTACGACTGTAACATTCTCAATACCGTTGATAGTTTGCTCATTGTTTCCAGCAGATCCAAGATCTGTAGACTGCTGAATGAGCGTGTCAATCAGGTCAGCGTAGTTCTGTCCAGTAGGACGGTCACCTGATTCAAAGTAGGATTTTACGGTAGAGATATCTAGTCTTGCCATGATATTTAATTATACCATTGATTATAGACCGTAATATTTGACGTTATCTCTGAGTCTTTGGTTTTCTGGGTCAAGTTCTAGGGCTTTTTCTCCATACCTTACCGCCTCTTCTTTGAACCCCAAGTTCCAGGCACTTATTGCAGCAAGATCAAATGGTAGGGCTCCCCAGGCGAACTCTTCGCATAGATAGTCTAGCGGCTTTTCTACGATTGCTATTGCATCTAGAGCTCTCCAGTAACAGTTCTGCCAATCGTTGCGGATGTAGAAATACTGAGATAGCTCTACAAGGGCCTCACGGCGTCCTGGAGACTCTTTGATAGCTTTCTCTAGCCATTCCCTGGTATTCTCTGGTTCGGCCTTAGCAAGGTATCTCATGGACGCTGCTCGCTCTGGTGCCCAGACTGCTTTAGGAAGTGATAGGTGTCTTCTAAGTTCTTTGGATGCCTCGGCATAACGCTGATAGAAGAAGTACTCTCTTCCTAGATAAAAAGCATTGCGATCATCTAGCGGATCTTCTTTTGTAGAAAGCTCAAGTAGTGGGAAGTACTGTCCACGTGATTTAGTGTTGTCTGGATAGTGGTGAATCTCTAGACCAATCCATTCCTGCACCTCTTCAATTCGATCTGCAGTTATTACTTCGTGCACTGGGTGCTTCCAGCGGTATCCATGACGTGCGTGGATCTTGTCTCCACCATACTGCAAACCTGGCTTACCATCTTCTGACCAGGACCATGTGTACTGGTATCTAGGTCTTGTTGTTTCTGGTTTTATCTTCTCTAGCTCTTCTCTCCAGCCTGGAACTAGGACTTCGTCCATGTCAAGTGCGATGCAAATATCTACGTCATCTGGTAGCAGAGATAGAGATGTATTCCTAGCATCATCGAATCTCCATGGCTTAATCGAAGCAACGTTAACAACTACCCCAAGATCTTTAGCCTTAGACACGGTGGCATCCGTAGAGCCAGTATCTAGAATGTATAGGTAGTCAGCGTCCTTTGCTGACTCTGCCCAACGCTCTACAAACTGCTCTTCGTTTAATGCTATGGTGTATACGGCTATTTTCACTGCTATTCCTTGAATGGTAAGTTATCGTTTGGAAGCTCTGCTTCCCATTTGTGTACTGGACAGTATGCCTCTGTTAGCATTGTCTTTGCTGGCATAATGCATCCACACTTCTTGCACTGCTGCGTCAGAGATACAAAGAACTCACAACTTCTGCAAATCTCCATACGCTTCTCTTTTAGCTCTGCTGAGGCTCTCTCCTTATTTTTATTGAAGAGGTCCCATGGCCTTACTGGTTTAGCTTCCGACATATTTCTCTCCTAATGTAAGCAAGACTCTTTGTTCTGCTGCCTTGTTCTGGTCCTCAGAGATATCGTTAGATATTCCTCGTCTACCCAGTTCTGCTGCTGTTACCGCTACCAGTCCAGATCCCCCAAATGGGTCTAGAACTATAGCATTCTTTTTTGTAAACATCTCTATAAATCTTTTTGGTATTTCTACATTCATTGTATCAATGATGTTTATTTCTCTGTGGATTAGAGTATCTACTGTAGCATCTATATTGTTTTCTGGCAAGTTCCACACTGGGTCACTGTATCTCTTTGTGATAAAGGGGTTATAATATGCATCCCCGTCTTTTACAAAGTGATGCCATACTGTTATAGACTCGCTCATAATTCTACTTTGACTAGAGTTGTCTTTAGAGCTATATGAGTTCTGACAAATAAAGTCTAGATACTTTAACTGCTTATTCTTTCTAGCATTTACAATGTACTCTAGGTCTATTCCTTGGTCTCTGCCGTTGGCAATTACGAGGTGTCCTCCTGGCTTTAAAACCCTGACCATCTCGTCTGTAGCCTTTTTGAGAAGCTTCAGCATCTTTGTCTTATCCTGAGAATAATTTATTTGCTTAGAGCTATCGCCACCATACCTAACGGTATCTATCCCTAGATATGGTGGGTGAGTTATGATTAAGTCTACGCTATTAGACTGTACATCTAGCTTACAAGCGTCTCCAATTAAAAGTTTTATCATTTAGCTATAAAGCTTTCTACTCCACCACTTACGCTTATACCAGGCAAATGGTGGGTTCATGTTGTCAGACGAGTATGGATAGAAGTACGAGTCTCCAGTGTCAATGATTGTTGACTCCCAGTCGTCCCTCTTGAATGGAATTGCCTGAATCATTGGTGTACCTGCAGGGATTACTCCATCGAAATCCTTCTCTAGAATAAAAGGAAAGTTTACTGGCATAGGATGCTTGTCAGTATCCACAATTCCAGAGAATGATCTAAACGGTAGATCCTGTCTGTTAAGTGGGTGAATGAATAGTGTGCTGTATCCCTTTGGTGTCTTTATAAACCAGCGATTAATCCACTTGTGTGGCTGTGGATCGAAGTTGTCTGGAATTTCTACAAATGATGTTTGCTCTTTCATGTGGTCAGAGTCTAGCTTGTCTACGAAAGCTGAAACAAATCTCTTAGACTCTTTGTCCCAGTATGCGTCTGCTGGGATTGGAATAACGTATCCAGCTGTTAGTGCGTCAAGTACTGGTACGCACTTCTTAACTGTCTCTACGCCCTGAATTGATCCTGGCATTGATCTAAACCAGTCTGGCATAGCCCTTGAAGTCGGAATAGGCTTCAGTAGGTCTAGGTCTGTCCTTTCTGAGTGAAAGGTTATCTTCTTCTTACCCAATTACTTTTCCTCTTCTGGATTGATAAACTTTCCATCTTGATACTTAAATCCAAGTTTTACCGTAGTCTCAGATGGCTCAAAGAATACGAACTCTGGATTGCTTAGAATCATTGCAGCCATTCTATTCTGTGCTCTAATTACATCCTGAACTTCTCCATCAATGACTATTGCGATGTGGTTAATCTCAATTCCCGACATCTGGTCTAGCGGAGAGACGTTAGGATTAATGACAGACTTCTTGACTCCTGACATCTTCTCAACCTTTAGTGCTAGGTATCTCTTTAGTAGGTCTAGAGTTGTTACCTTGCCATGTACCTGGCCGTTTTCGTGTGTATGTGCCATTAGTTATACTCTTTTCTTTTCCACATGCTCTTTTTATAATTTGTTTCTGGATTTCTTACCTGAGTACCCTGTTCGTGTTCCTTGTTCCACTGGCCTTTATCATTTTTTACCATTCTCCAGGAAGCTCTCTTTATAGGTATTAGCTGGGCAATCGGAGTTCCTGCAGGGATAACTCCAGAAAAGTCTTCCCGAATAAAGAATGGAATGTTGCCTGATGCACTAAAAGCATCGCTGTCGATAATGCCAGACGTAGTCGTGAATGGAAGGTCAAACCTATTTAATGGATGAGTCATAAGAACACTCCATCCACGTGGAGTATTAATTCCCCAAAACCCTCGCCAGACCATGTGATTTGGAAAGTGTCCAGCTGGTCTTGGCATGGTTGCCCCAGATTCCTTTGGACGCTCAGATACAAAATCTGACATTTCTCCTGGACCATTCCAGCCTATCTTGAGGCTGCCGTCTTCGTTCTTAGAAACAAAGATATCTACTGGGGTTACCAGTGTGTATCCAGAGAGTAGGGCATCCATGTATGGAGCACACTTTTTAAGTCCTGGGGCCTCTGAACCATCCGAGCCTAGATAGGTAGTCTCCGCCTCTTTGTACCAGCTTGGCAAAAAGTTTTTAATTGCTGATGGCTGACCGATATTGTCAATAGCCTTGTCTGAGAAAAATCTAATTATTTTCATACCATACCTCTAAATGTTTAGAAGTCTAGTATAGCATTAATTCTTCTTTATTTCTACCTTGTCAGTCGTATACCCTTGGCCATAACCAGATGGAATAACAGTTATTCCAAATGTTGGCGTAATCGTGACGCTAGTCGGAGTATAGACAAGATCTGAACCAATCTGGGTTACCATGTCAGGATCACTGTATGCTGAGATAGTTATTTGAGACCCAGAGGTCTTGACCTTTAGTGCTGAGGCTAGGCTGGCAATTGACCACTGAGTTATTGTAGACACTGTATTTCCTACAGACTGTAGCACTCTTATGTACTGTGGGTAACAGGTAGAGCATGATGCATATGGTCCAGCCTGGCCAGACTGCTGAATGTTGCAGGCATAATTATATGCTGTTGGAGCGTTTGTATAAGGAGCATTAAAGCTACCATTCATGGTTGAGGCATTCCAGCTTCCACAGCTATATGCGTTACAGCTATATGGGGCATATCCAGTACATCCATAAGATGCACAGTTAGATGCATTCCAAGATCCAGAACATCTAGTTGACTTGTTTGTAGTGTTATAAGCATAATTATTACAGTTAGAGCCATTATACGATACGCATGTAGAGCTTACACACTGACCTCCACTATACGATGAGCAGTAGTAATAGTTACAGTTTGAACCGTTATAGTTTCCATTATTGTATGAGCCAACATAGTTTCCAGGTGTGTATCCAACACATGTAGATGCTGTGTAGTAATAAAAAGTATTGTAATAGTAGGTGCAGTTACAATCTGTAGGCTCTTGAGTTAGACCTACCGCCCACCAGTTGCCAGAGTCAGTTACCCAAAGGGCTGCAGCTGAGCCTGTAGCTGCTCCATTTAGGTTAATCTCAACATTTGAGAATGGCAGGGACTGTGTTGCCATAGGATAGTTAGCATCTACGCCTACAGCCTTATTTGTAGAAATGCTGAAGCTTCCACGGATAGTATTCCACAGGCTTCCATCCGAGGCCGTTCCAATTCCAGACTGGTTTGATCTGTCAAAGGTATCTAGTAGTCTCTTTCGTATCGAAGAGCCAACGCCGCTTAGCTTGTTTGCCATTATGCTGTCAAGTCTCCAGTTAGGACCCAGGTGTCTGTAGCTCTCTTTGTAAGAACTGCCGATGACCATTGAGCACGAAGCTTCTTTCCAGGTGTAGCATTTAGTGTACCGCCCGATGGGTCTGCTACAGTTACCTGCCCAGCACCAGTCTGCAGAATAGTTATCTGAGTTCCAACTGGATATGCAACAGATGAGTTAGCTGGGATAGTTACAGTAATTGCAGAAGCATTAGATGCCTCAACTATCTTTCCAGCATCGGAAAGTACTAGGGTATAAGTTGTTCCAGCTTGTGCGTTAGTAGACACTGGAATTGCAGAGACGTTCTTATTTACCCAGGAAGTTCCGTTGTAGTAAACCACATCGTTAGTGGCTACTGAAGTAATTGCTACGTCGGATAGGTCGTCTAGTGCTGGGCTAGCATTTAGAGTTGCCCATGAAGCATCTGTACCGTCGGTTGTAAGGTACTTTCCAGTATTTCCAGTCTGAGAAGGCAGTAGGTCAATTCCTGTAATAGTTGCACCAGTGAAATCAACTGACGTGGTTGCTGTGATACTTGATGTCTCCAATGCTGCAGTAGCTAGAGTATCTAATGAGCCTTGAGCAAAGTTTACAGTAGTCGTTGGCTCATCGGTTACCCCCTTGAAAAGCTTCCACTTACTTGCTGAAGCATCTCTAATCAATCCAGTATGCTGGTAAGTTCCGTCATTAAATGAGGCAACAAATCCTAGGTCAACTATGTTTGAAGAGTTGTTTTCTCCGATGTATACCATTGGGTCGCTAACAACAATGTCTTGAGTATTTACAGTAGTTGTTGTTCCAGATACGTAAAGGTCGCCAGTAACATTTACCGTTCCAGTGAATGTTGGCGATGCGATTGGTGCCTTGTCTGCTAGGTCTGACATTAGGTCAGTCACCTGTGACTGTGCAAGAGATATTAACGATTGGTCAAGTCCAATTACTGCAGAAGTAGATGTTCCAGTATTTGTAACTGGCCCAGTAACTGAAACAACTCCTGATGCACCCGTGGCACCTGTTGGACCAGTTATGCTAGAGTCTGCACCTTGTGGTCCTGTCGGGCCTGTAGGGCCTGTAGGTCCCTGCGGTCCAGTTGGACCCTGTGGTCCTTCATCTCCATTTAGACCAGGAGTTCCCTGATCTCCAACTGGTCCTGTTGGCCCAACGTCTCCCTGTGGGCCCTGTGGTCCTGTCGCACCTGTTGGACCTACTACACCTTGTGGTCCTGTCGGGCCTGTTACTGTAGAGTCTGCACCAGTTAGACCAATTTGTCCCTGTGGTCCTGTTGGTCCTACTGGACCTTCGTCGCCCTGTGGACCTGTTGGTCCTTGTGGTCCAACAATCTGGCCTACATTGTCCCAGGCTGAGCCATCCCATACGTAAAGGTCACCGTCAGCTTGAACGATGTACGCATCGTTTGCTGAGTTTCCAGTAGATGGCAGGCTGGCAACATCTGCTACAGTGCCTATAAAGTTTATAGAGGTTCCTTGTGGTCCCTGTGGGCCAGTATCACCTTGTGGGCCTGTAGGCCCCTGCGGTCCAAGGTTTCCAGTGTTTCCTTGTGGTCCTGTTGGCCCCACTGATACGGAGACTATTCTCCAGGCTATTCCATCCCATTTCCATGTTCTGGTGCCAGCAGAGAACTCGTCATCTACTTGTGGGGTATCTGGAAAATTAATGGAAGTCATGATAAGACAATTATATCACTATTTAGACTAAGAGTCAGTTAAAGACTGAGCGTTAGCTCATTTTCCATCCATAAGTAGTCCCAGTATATACAAATAATGCATCTGCACCGTTTGTGCTTATTGAAGCTGAGCCCAAGACTCCGTTTATTTTTATGCCATTATTTAGTATCGTGATACTGTTTGATGCAGAACTGTTAGAGGCATCAAAGATCTTTATTTCATCCCCGAGGCTAGGGGCTGCTGGAAGAGTTAGAGATCTTGCCGCAGAAGTGTCTACAAAATATTTATTACCAGATGATAAGGTAATATCTGATGATACGGACAAGCTAGGCAACACTCCAGAGGGACCAGTTGGTCCAGTTGGACCCTGGATGCCTTGTGGTCCAGAAACCTCTATCCAGACACCGTCATAATAAATGTATTCTGCTGCGGTTGATGGGTCAAACCAGATTTGCCCCTCTTGTGGAGAAGCTGGTGCAGTAGGCGTAACTGAAAACTCTGCCACTGGACCTGTAGGCCCTAGGGGACCAGTTGGACCAGTTGGTCCAGTTGGACCAGTTGGACCTTGAATTCCTTGTGGTCCTGATATCTCTACCCAATATCCATCATAGTAGACATACTCTGCAGCGGCTGCAGGATCAAACCATATTTGACCTTCTTGTGGTGATGAGGGAGGAGTTGAGGTCACTAGGAATTCTGCGGCTGGGCCAGTTGCTCCTGTTGGACCTACGGCTCCTGTTGGACCAATTGAGCCATCTGCTCCTGTCGGTCCTGTTATCAGTGATATTCCGTCTACATAGTCTTTTGTAGCTGCATGGTCTGGACCAGTTGGAGTTCCTACAGTTACTGGTCCACCAAAGGTTCCACCATTGGCTACGACTAGCCCATGTTTTACCTTAAAGTCTTTGTTGGTGGTGGTCACTATTAAACTCTCCTAATTATACAATTATACACTATAATATATAGTTGCTATATCCGATAACTGCTATGCCGATTGGGGCTGGGCTATTTACACTATACCCTGGAACTTGCACACTCGTAAACTTTACACGAAATGGAAGAGTTTGTTTTACCTTTACAGTTCTAGTTTTAGAAGTTAGTTTTATAATTCCATAGGCAATTGACTTTGCCTTTTTAACGGCACCATTATTTTTTAACTTGATGACCGAGGTTGCCATTAATTGGTAACATCCTCAATTACACTTACGCTACCCTGGGCTACTGTCCAAACTAGAGCGTTGTCTTGTGTTGAAAGCTCGATGTCAAAGATATCTCCAGTCTCAAGTTGTGTTGACTCTGCTGCAGTTAAAGATACTGTGAACTCTCCAGCTGGGTCTGAAACATTGTGAACTGGTGTTAGGGTTAGAACAGTTGTTGCTGCATCGGTTATTACCCCAGAGTTTGCAGCATCGGTTGGACGCTTAATCTCCATAGCAATAGTCCAGTCAGCCAGGGTTAGTGGAGCCTTTACATCGTCAGTTACGTACACCGTAAATGCAGCGGTATCTCCACGAACAATTGTCCATAGTATTTGCGGTGGCTTATTGCCAACATCTATTCTTCCAGTACCTCTAGCCATAATACTTAATTATACCATAATTAAAGAATTAGCCAATCTTTGATTGACTGTACCCGAAATAATGGTATAATTTATAGATAACTTCCTTCTAAAGGAAGTTTTTGTTCTAAGAGGAACATAGTGACAAACAGAGTGACAACAACGTGAAATCACTGGCATACTCAAGGAAATATTCTATCCACCTGAAAGAATATTGTCTGCCAGGACCTGTGAGAGAGGTCGTAACAACATAAAAAATAAGGAGGTAGCAAAATGAAGTTTAAAATTGCTGCAATCGGTACCTTGGTACTAACACTAACAGGCTGCGTTACCCCTGAAAGTTCGGAAGCTTTGAAAGTAACTACAGTAGTAAATCAAGTAAATATAGAGGGCGATTTAAACCCAAGAATAATGGCTGCAAGGCAAAAGCAAATGCTAGCCAATCTAGTCGCCACTTCAAATACTGAAAAAATGCAAAAAGCATTCTCTCAATTAAAATCTCATGTTGGCAAAACGTGGTACGTATTCTCAGGAGCTTCTCCTGCTGGATGGGACTGTTCGGGTCTAACAATGTGGTTTTATGAACAACTGAATATCAACATAACGCATAGGGCTTCTAAACAAGAAGACTATGGACAAGTAACTAGATCCCCGAAGCTTGGGGATATTGTTGTTTTTAAGTATATCGGAAGACACGATGCATACCATGTTGGAATATATACTGGTAATGGACAAATGATTCATGCACCAAAGCATGGACATGTTACAAGATTTGAGGATGTAAAGACTTTTGCTGGAAACTATTCTAGTGTTAGTTACGTTAGAGTATTAGAAACACTTTAGACACAAAAAGATACCCCAGGAGAAATCCTGGGGTTTTCTTTTACCATTTGTGTTGTGGGCAAGTTGCCTTTAGCAGTTTTGTCTTTGCACTCATGATGCATCCGCATTCTTTGCACTGACCAGTTAGCTTAATGAAGAACGGACATTCCTTACACAGATCGTAGCGAGCATCGGCAACTTCTTTTTCTGCCCACTCAGTTGCTGGATTAACTAGATCCCAAGGACGAGTATCTCCAAGCTTTTCTTTGTACTTTTGCCAAGCTGATTTTTCTGTCATGATACCAGTATATCAAAAATTAGTTTCTACTGATCTTAATCTCATCGGTAGTATATCCTTGGCCATACGTCGAAGGAATAACAGTTAATCCAAATGTTGGGGTAATGGTAACTCCAGTTGGCGTATAAACTAGGTCTGAACCAATTTGACTTACCATCGATGAGTCGCTGTATGCTGATATCGTTAATTGAGATCCAGATGTTTTTACCCTTAGTGCTGAGGCTATAGCACTAACTGACCACTGGGTTATTGTAGATACAGTGTTTGCGGCTGACTGGATTATTCTAACGTATTGTGGATAGCAGGTTTGACATGATGCGTATGGACCATCCTGTCCAGATTGCTGGATGATGCAAGCGTAATTGTATGCAGTTGCTGCATTAGTGTATGCATTATTAAAATTGCCATTATTATATCCTGGAGAATAGCTTCCGCAGCTATTTTCAATACAAGAATATGGTGCGTAAGATGTACAACCATAGGTTGAACAATTAGACGTATTCCAAGAGCCAGAACATCTTGTTGTTCCATTTGTATAGTTATAGGCATAGTTGTTGCAGTTAGATCCATTATATGCTACACATACAGAGCTTGTGCACTCACCTCCAGTATACTTTGAACAATAATAAGAGTTGCAATTTGCAGCATTGTAGTTACCGTTGTGTCCAGGTGGCACATAGTTTCCAGGATTATATGCAACACAGGTTGAATTTGCATAATAATAATACGTATTGTAGTAGTATGTGCAGTTACAGTCTGTAGGTTCCTGAACCAGGCCAACCGCCCACCAGTTGCCAGAGTCAGTTACCCATAGGGCAGCGGAAGAACCCTGAGATGTTCCGTACAACTCAACCTGTATATCTGAAACATTCATGTTCTGAGCGATTATTGGATAGTCTGTACTATCGGCTTTTGCTTTATTGCTAAGAATATTCCAGGTGCCTCTAATAATATTCCAAGCTGATCCGTCAGACGCTCTGCCCACTTCACCAGTTAAGTTTGCCCTATTGAATGTATCTCTAAAGGACTTTCGGCCCTGGGATATTACGGAACCAAGAAATAGCCTCATTAGCTAACTAGGTCTCCGCCCAAAAGCCAAGTATCAGTATCTGTCTTTATTATTGACCCCATTGACCATTGGGCTCTTGTCTTCGTTCCAGGGGTATAGTTTAAATACCCTCCTGCTGGACCAGTTACAGAAACCTGTCCAGTACTAGCCTGAACAAAGTTTACTGTAGATCCTACTGGGAAGGCTACCGAAGAATTAGCTGGTATGGTAACAGTTACTGCAGAAGTTCCAGTTAGGTATAGCAGCTGATTGTTGTCAGTTAGCTGCAGGGTATAGCCTGTTGCAGATGTTGTATTTATTGCTGTTACGGTAGGTGCTGATGGGCCAGTTGCACCAGTTGGTCCAGTCGGTCCAGAAGCTCCACTAGATGCAAATATTTCCCAGGTAGATATATTTTCTGGAGTGGCGTTTATATCTTCTGGTGGATAAGATATTCCAACCGAGATGTACGACTTACCATTAAAATATACGATATCGTTTGATGAGTATGTGCTTAGTGCACTCCAGTCGCCCTGCCAATTTATTATTGTTGACCCAGCAGGCCCTGTTGCTCCTGGATCTCCTTGTGGACCTGTTGGGCCTGTGGCACCATCTAGTCCAGATGCCCCTGTTGGCCCAGTTGGACCTGTGTCACCCATGTCGCCAGTTCTAACAAAAGTAATAGTAACATCTGTAGCATTTGTCCAGGAAGTTATAGAACCAGATAGCCATTGGATTGGAATCTCAAAGTATGTATCGTGAAAGTAGTGCTCTCCAATTATTGCGTAATATGCAAAATTATTGTCATTGGCTACCTCCTGAATCTTGAAGTGCCCCTTGACTGCAGAAGTAGAGTCATCAATGGTTTCTAAGTACGGGGAAGCGTCTACGGAATTCTCATCATAGAAGCTTATGTACAGCTCTGTTGCTGTAGAGATTGTGTTGTTTAGTTTTAGGTTTCCAGATCCAGGATTTGAGTCTACTGTGTCTGTTAGATAGCTATATGTGAATACCGCTCCACCGAAAGATCCAGTATCGCCCTTGGGTCCTGTAGGACCTGTTATTCCAATTGGACCTGTTGGTCCTGTTGGACCCTGTTGGTCTTGGTATGGAAGGTCTACGTAGTTTGTGACTCCATCACCGAACTTAGTTTTTAGAGTATCATTTTCTAGAGCCTGCTCACCGTCAGCAAGTATTGGGTTTGCTTCGATCCACTCAGCGGCATCGCCTCGTCTGATCTGCAGTCTAGTATAAATTGTCATTGGTCACCTGACACTAATTATACCATAATAGATTATTAATTAGGTGGTACGAGCTTTGTACCGTCGAAAGTCCAGCCTGGACCTACTGGCAGATTTGTATCTAAGACCTCTACGACTATTGGGTTTGACTGCAATCCAGCGATCAGCATTTCTGGACCATGTCCATGCTCATCTATTGTTAATTCCCAGGTATGAAACACGTCGCCTTCAGCGACAAAAGCAAACTTTTTAATTGACATTTTAAAAGTATACTATAAAAATAATCTATTAGCAAGGGCCTAAACCTCCACCAGTGCAAGAAACTGAAACTCTTACTGCTGGGTGTGTTGTTGTCACAGATCCACAAAGTGTGCTAGTTACAGCATCGCAAGTCTTGTAAGCACAGACGCAAGAGGTACAATTGCTATAAGTTGTTCCTAATGATACGCAGCATTCTTCAGTTATATTATATGGACTACCAGAACTTGAACTTCCATCACTACAGTTGGTAACGTCCATAACTGTTTTAGTCTTATAGCCATTGCTGCATGTTCCATTAGATATAAGGCTCTGACTGGTTGTGCATGTAACTGCTGGTGGAGCAACGTATCCACAGTCAGTAGAATTATAGGTGTATATGGTATTTGCTTGGCTAACAAAATTGGTAGTTGGAGTATAGCTGTTATCCTTTACTCCGTCTACGTATCTGTAAGTATAAGTAATATTTTTTCTATCCTGTATTTTCATGTAGGCTGTTATTGGAGAACACTCATAGTCTCCATCGTTAACTTCGTATACCGTTGGATCTGTAACAAAAGTGATAACTGGCCCTGCTGGTGCCTGGTATGACCAAATACCTATCGAGATAGGACTTTCGTAATCTACTAAAGTGCCTGCTGCAATTGACTGAGAAGATATTTTTCCATCATCGCTAGATGTTGACGTTGTAGAGTTTGTGCTAGATAGGAATACAAGACCAGCTGACTCAATAGCTGAAATTGCTGCAGTTCTTGTTAGCCCAGATAGATTTGGCATGGCGACCATACCCTTGCTACCACCGTATATAGTTATTGAGCCTAGCATGATTAAGCCTATGCCGTCAAGTCACCGATTAGATACCAGGAATCGGTTGACTTCTTGATCAGGGTTGCTGCTGAATATCTTGCCGCAATCTTCTTATTGCTATTTTTGCTAAGTATTGTCGTCACTAGAGTATCTGCGGCGACAAAGGTTACTGAGCCTGCTCCGACCTGTATAAATGACAGCTGAGTTCCAATTGGAAATGCTACAGTGGCATTTTTAGGAATTGTGATGGCAACGTTAGTTGCCGAGTCTACCTCAATGGTTCTTCCCGAGTCAGTAAGTGCTATGGTGAATCCAGAAGTCTTTGTTGATAATAGTGCATTATCCCCATAAACCTTCCAGCCATTATCGTAGTACTGTAGCTGCTTTGTATCTTGGATAAAGCAAACTGTTCCTGCTACTGGTGAAGGTATTGCAGAATCTCTTGCTGCTGCATTCTGAAAATTATTTGTTCCAAGTCTTGCGATTACTCCACCTTTGAACGTGGCTGTGTTTGCAAAGCTTTGAGTTCCAGTCCAGTCAATGTCTGCTGCTGGATTGGTAGAGCCAGCTAGTGGATACCAAGTTGTTGTTGCAGCATCGTAAATATATGCTGCTTTTCCTACTGAACTAATCGTTGTCATTATACGCTACCAATCGCTCTCCATGCAGTGCCGCTGTAGACATACATTGTTAGTGGGCTTGAGTCTGAGTCTACCCATAAAGCTCCAGTTGCAATAGTTCCAGTTGGAGCAGATGTTTGATACTTTGCAATAAAGTCTGGGATTACTGGTGCTACAGAGTCTTTGTCTACCCAGATATATCCATTTGGAATGGTTCCAGTAGGCTCATCATTTTGTACGATAGATCCAATACCCTGAGTCTCCAAGGCAATAGTTCTAACGTCTAGATTGTTTAAGTGTCCAGAAATAGAGTTACGAACTGACTGAGATTGAGTAGCTGGAGATGTTGATTGTCCGTAGTGGTAAAGCTTCAATGCGAGCTGAATATCTGCGTTATCTGAAATTCCAGGTATCTGTGTTGGAAATACTGCTCCAATGCTTTCTGATGTCATGTTATACTCCTGCTGTCATTAGTAAATGTACTGTCTGGAGGCCCTGCAATGGTGCCCATGTAACTTCTGATGTTAGTGCATCAATAGTTGCCTCGATGCTGCTAACTGATATTGGCAGAAGTATTCCATCTGTTGTTGACGCTATTGTTGGGCTAACAGTTATGCTTGATGACACAGGGTTGCCGCTGGCACTCAGAACGTTGTACTGAATGTTAAATTTTGACTCGTCAATCTCTGTTCCTAGCTGAGATAGGTCGAAGTATAGTGATAGTGGAAATCTCTGTTCCTGATAAACAAGACCCTGCTTCACCCAAGCCGATGAGTCATACATTTTTAGCTGAAGTGGATTTGTAGCTAGGTCCAACCAGAGATCATCCTGCGTTGGTGAGCTAGGGGCTGTTGGAGATGCAACTATGGTGTCTAGCAGTGGAACTAGCTCAGTCAAAGTCATCTTTCCAGAATCTGGAACGTATGTTATTGCCTTGCCATTATAGAACGGAACCTGAATATTTGCAATAGCTGTATTTGGAACCAGTCTTAGAGTCTTGTTCCACTGGTACGTACCCCCAGCAATCTGATCGTACTGATAGAGATATAAATACTCTTGGTCAGATGGGTTCAGATTGATGTATAGATCTTTTGGCTGAACAGACTTGCTGAACCCAGTTACGTTATCTAGAAATTCGCTGGCAGTTAAGTCTCCAGGTCTATCTGTCCCAGTAAAGATATAGGTTCCACGAGTACCCTGCTCTCCAGTTCCAACATTCACATCAATGCTTGTTGGTCCACCGAATATTGAGATGTCCTCTGTAGATACTAGTAGATCCATTACGCAGTAGCTCCTGTAACCTGCTCAGTTACTGCGATGTTTCCAGTAAGTAGAGTAATGATAGTGTCGTAGTCGCCCTCTACAAGGGCAGGCTTTGAAATCTGAACGTCATAGACATAATCTAGTCCGTTTGTCATAAACGCTGAATCTTCTGGTCTAATGACACAAAGAATGTAGGTTCTGTCTGATGATATTCTAGAAAGACACTTTCTCTTGGTGTCTGATCCAGCAAAGCCTCTTGCGGTAGAGAATGTAAACTCTACACCAGTAGTCAGGTCGTAGCCATCTAGGTTATATGCGGCACCAGTTGCATCTTTCGGGTATAGCTTAAATTCGTACGTGTCTCCACGGTAATACTGAATATCAAATGTTCCTGGAAATGCCATCTACTTCACCTTAACTTTATAAATCTTCTTTTGCACTCTAATTAGAGGCGGTAGACTCTCGTCTACTGTTGAAATTCTAATAACTGCCATTATAGTCCTCCAGTTACATCAGCTTGAACCTTTATGGTTCCGATGATTGGAGTCCAAACTTTATTATTGACAATCACCTGTAGATCAAAGGCTAGCTCTGCTACGGTTGAATTATACCCAGTACCCCAATATTGAGTGATGTCGGACTGTGCAATGATTGTTACGCCTTCTGCACTAGGAACTACATCTAGCTCATCAACAACGTCACCTTTAAAATCATAGGCACTTGACGAGAATTCCCAATCTGAGATATCATAAACCGTTGACTCGTCATTCTCAAGGAACTCTACAAAGAGCTCAGAGGTATCTCCCCTAACAACGTTCCATTTAACGTGTGCTGGTGTAAGTCCAAACGAATCAGATATTGAAGTACTCATATTACCTCAATTATATCACTAAAATAAAATAAAAACTGATGCCCAAGTCGGTGGGTATGAGAGACAAACCTGGGCACCAGTTGTATAAAGTATACCATAAACTTTGAGTTTGTTTGTTTATAATACACAACTATTAAATTGTTATAAAAAAGATATATGAAAATATATTAAAAAAGTGTTGACAAAGTAAATTTGTGTGCTATCTTATATATAATTAATAAATAAAAGAAATAATATATAAGATATGTTTTACTAGCTATATAGCTTTTATATATAATAAATATAATCAGATCGCAGCCTTCTCGGCAGCCTGATTATCTACTTGATTTTGAAATGTAATCTAATAGAACATCGTACATGTGATCTATTTTTTTATTCATTTCTTTTCTAAGAAGATCTGCTTCTATTTGCTGATGTTCTATTTTAGAGAAATTCTTTTCCAGTCTAGTAACCTGATCTTTTATTGATTGACCACTGTTAGGTTTGACTTCATGAAGTATATCTTTTAGGTAATGTCTAATTACCCATCTGAGTCCTATACCGAGGATAGCAAGTATTGACAAACTTGTTAGAATAAATCCAGCCCAATCAGTAAAACTCATAATAGTACAATTATAAATGAATATTTAAACACCTGTGGATAACTATGTGGATAAGTTCGCAAAATGGAACAAAAAGAAGCGGCGAAAAATTCGGCGGAATAAGAGTAACCATCTACACTTTGAATGCAAGCATTCACATAGGTAGAAATATATAAATATAGTTTTAAGATTTTATTAAATATGGTTTTAAGATTTGCGGATATATGTTTGCAAAGTTTAAAGCTTTGTGCTAATATAGAAACATGTCGGAGAAGCCACAGGATGCCCCAGGAGCGAATAATAAGAAAGATGTACAGTTCTTATCACTATTCAATCCAAAGGAGCCTAGAAGCGATTCTCAGCTTAAAGAAGATAGGTTGGCCATCTGTCGTAGCTGTGAATTCTTTAATCATCGATTAGAGCAATGCACCAAGTGTGGATGTTTTATGAGACTCAAGACTACTCTTGAGAGAGCTCATTGTCCTATACAGAAATGGTGAGCATTTGCTCAAAAGATCATCAGAGATGATTGATTCCCCGAAAAATTTAAACTAAACCATAAGGAGAGACATGGAATCCAAGATCCCTGATCAGAATGATCTGGCAAACAAAGAATTGAACGATTTTCGTAACACAAAGCCACACCACAACAAGGAAAACCTTGTAAATCTTGTAGACGAGCTTAAAACTGTGTCTGGCGTAGCCAATTATCTGAATATTTCTACAAAATTAGTAAATCTTAAGCTCAAAGAGTTTGGAATCCGTGTTGATTCGTAAAATTGGATATGTTTTGCTAGGCATAGCAGCATCAGTGATATGGATGGCTATATTTATGCTATTTGTACGATATAGTACAAGAACTTAGGCTTTACCGCACTTGCAGTTATCGCATTTGCATTCAGGATTTGTTTTCATAACGCAATTATAACATTTTTATAGGTTTACCGTTGCAAATTACAGTATAATGAGTCCATGATCAAGAAATTCATTACATACCTTCGATATTTTGCAGAGCCAGATGGAAAATCTCTTCGTGCAGAAGCTTTTGAAGCTGCAAAGAGATATTATTCCAACAAAAGACCTACCACAGAGGCTTTTGTAGCATATCAGATAGGTTACGTACGTGCATACCGTGAAAATTATGCAAAAACTAAGTTACGTAACAAAGATTTAACATAAACGTTATACAAACGTTATAAATATATCTTGCAAATTCTGAAAAATTATGCAAAAACCAAAATGACAAAAATCTGAATATTTTTTAGAGATGTATGATACACGTTTCCGTATAAAAATCAACATTTTATATAGTGAGCACACTGCTAGGGCAGTACGTACACCCCAAACTCAGGATATACGCACACCCAATGCTTAGGTGTTACCCTTCACACTCGCAAGGGGCTGAGACATCGGTCTCACAGAAGGCACATCCTGCCTTGGTGTTGTGAGCGAAGCAGTAGTGAACATCTTGGTATTCACCACAGCATACTAGAGATTGGTATGACTCTAGGTATGAGTAGAAGAATGGGTTGGTTGCTAGAACCTTGATACCCTGGTTGTTTAGTGTAACTAGTGACATGTGAATGTCCTTTCTTTTTTGAAACTTACTATTTATTTATCTACCTATAGTTAATCAGATAACTAAGCATTTGTCAAATCCATACACGGCGTGTCGGAAATCTTTTTGTAACAGATTCATAACGTTAGCTATCCTTCACCATGACAAGGATGGCTACTACTACTGCCAAGATAACCCATTCCATTAGGCGATAGTGATAGCGATAATGAATATAATGAATGCGATTGATTGTTCTATGGTCATGTGTGGTACCTTTCTCTATATGGGTATAGCCTATCAGATACCCCCGACAATATGGGCGATCTCGATCACATTGTTTGTTATCTAATCGTTATCTAAATAGGCTTGACAAATGGCGACCCATGGGGTCGGCCCTGTGGATAACTCTGTGGATAACTATCTAAGATTGTTAAAAAACTTTCCCATTTATCGGCGTGTCGTATTGACAATGTCCTAGGTAGGGTATAGGCTTTAGGTATAAAGAAAGAAAGAAGAAATACAAATGCTAAGAATCACAATGACTCACCCAACAAGCCCACTAACCTCTGCTGCTTACCCTGCTTCAATGGAAGAAACAGTAGTCAAGAACCTAGAGGCTCAGGGTTACACAATCGTGATGATTGAGACCCTATCCTAGTTGACAATGTCCTAGGCACATACTAAGATAAATACATAACCTAAAAGAAAGAACAGAAAATGTCTCGTTACTCAATCCAGAACTTCATCCTCCTATTCGCTTCAACCGTATTCTTCACCCTAATGGCATTCTCTATTGACCTATGTCTAGATGGTATCTATGAGATGGCTTCAGTAGCGTTCATCGCTGGGCTAGTGTTCTTTGGCTTTGCTACCGCTTTGGTTGTCCGTATCTGGTATGGCCCGAACGCCTAATTGTCTGACCCCTGTAATAGAATCTAAGTAATCAAGAAAGGTAACAAAAATGACTACCCAAGAACTAGAAGAACTAATCTTCAAGATTGACCTAATGCTATCTAACCCTTCAGACCTATTCACTACCCCAGAAAGCGAGTAACCCTAATGGACATCACACGCCTAGCAACCTCTATCCTTCAGATTGTAATGGTTGCTTTTGCCATTACCGCTTTTGTTAGCCTATACCGCACTAGGGGAAACTAATGTGCGGTTGCCTTGGCAGTAGCAATTGCCTTGATTGTGCCCTTCTATTTATTCGCAAATACCACAACACCTTTTTTCTAAAGCACCTAAGCGAAGAAGACATTTTCAAGTTTCGTGATGGCCTTCTTATTTCTCTAGGACACGGCGTGTCAGCTTGACAAACGATCCCGAAAGGGGTCGGCCCTGTGGATAACTCTGTGGATAAGTCTTGTATGATATCTCTAAAAAAACCGTTATAAGTTTGTTACCAAATAGACTTGACAAATCGCATAATGTATGTTTAAATATATATAGATAAAGAAAAAGAAATAAAAAAGAAAGGAGTTCAAGATGAACTCACTAAAGGTAAATGTAGCAACAGGACACTGTGTAATCTGCGAGGGTAACCTCTACAACAACGAAAAGGCTTGCGAGTCTTGCGTAGCACAATACGGTGTAACAGCCTAATTGTCTGACCCAACCCCTAGACTGTTAGTAACAAAAGAAATGAGAAATGAAATGAACCTAGGTCAGATTACTGATGAGATTTACAAGGTAGTTTCTAACTACCACGTTGCTTCAATGGGCAACGATAACCGAGAGATAAAAGAAGCCTCTGACGAGTATCAGCGAGTTATCCGAGTATACGGGACTAAGGCTGTTGGCGAGGTTGTTCGCTACTACAACGAAAACATCATTGGAAAGGCTTAGAGAATGATTGAACTTACTTTTGACACTTGGGAAGAGTTTGATAAGGCTATTGCTGGAATTGTTACCCTAGAAACCGCTATCGCTACCCCAGAAAAATAATCCACTTTTTATCGGCGTGTCGATTTGACAAATCAGCTAAAAAAGTCGGCCCCTGGACCCACTTTTGTCAAGTTACGTTAGTTAAGATCGATCCACAGAATCCCCGAAAGCGGCGTGTTGGATTTGTAAATGTCTGACATGTGTGTTAGATTTATCACATGGCTAGATACGGTGATTTTACAGATGAAGACATCCAAGACTTTCTATCAGAAGGAGACCCAAATGTGTGATTGCGAAGACCGCCCTTGCTGTGGCTGTGGCTCAGATGCCTATAGCCCTTTCGACTTTGACCCTAACGAATGGAGATAACCATGGATGACCACAACTGCACCACCGAAGAATTCTTCCGTTTCGAGAACGACCCTAACTACTCTGAGCCAGACTGGGATGACAATCCCCCAAGCTTCTTTCAGGAGTAGACTTGACAAACACCTTCGGGTGTGGTCGGCCCTGTGGATAACTCTGTTAATAACTATTTACGTAACGTTAAGATAACGTTCTAAGATTCCTAGAAAGATCGGGGGTTAAATGTCTGACCCCTATGCTAGATTTATAGTAACAAAGAAAGAGGTAATAAATGTTCAAGAACGTTTGTGTCTACTGTGAAAATCTATACCCAGAAAGCGTTATGGTCTGCCCTGAGTGTAACGACTATAAAGGTCTAATGACCATTGTCGAGGCTGTCGAAGCCTATGATTTCCTAGAGTATCTGCTAGACGAAGAATAAATGTCTGACCCACATGCTAATCTAAATACATAAACAAAAACGAAAGGTACAAAATGTACACTCTAATGACCTTCACCAACGTGCTAGGCACCACCGCCGTTACCGCTGTCCACACCCTAGACATGTCGGATTTTCTAACAGACCACCCAGAGGCAGAGGTGTTCAGACGCTAAATGTCTGACCCTACTGCTAAACTAAAAACATCTAAAGAACAGGAAATGAAAATGGAAAAGAACTCACTAGAACTAATGGACAAGGCTCTTGCTATTCTAAAGGCAGAGTTTGGTGACCGTAATGACCTAGCCCTAGCCACAATGGTTGGCTATGCGTCAGCCGCAGTTGACCTAAAGACTGCCCAGTTTATCCTACGCCTAGCAGAAAACCGAGGCAACTAATAATGATGACCCGTAAAGACTATGTAGAGGTAGCCAGAATCCTAAACGCTTTCGAGAATGATGAGAACCTAGATACTGGCTATCTGCTAGACTCGTTCATTGAACTATTCAAGAAGGATAACCCACGCTTTGACTCTAAGAGATTCACTGAAGCCGTAAACGAATAGCGACACGCCAGACTGGGGACTTGACAAAAGCTCCTGGATCTGGTCGGCCCTTTTCTTACCAAATGTCAAGTCAATTAAGATAGATAAAATATTTCCCCGAAAGCTGGTTAAATGTCTGAGGGTAATGGTAATGTATAACTATGAAGAAGAAGATGAAGCCATTAGGTAAAGTAAACGAGGCTATTCGCAAGGCAGAGAGCCAAGCGTTATTTCAGTCTATGCTAAAGGAAGGTAAGGCTAAAGTCATTACCCCCAAGAAATACAAGGGGACACGCCAAACAAAATTGCGTGAAGCCCTTGACAATGAGTAACTAATCTGCTAACCTTATTCTATAACCTAAAGGAGCCAAAATGCAGTTTGTAACCCGACAGACTAAAGTATCCGAAGTTAGTTCATGGGATGAAGTTTATTCTAGTGACTATGGAACGGTATGGTATGCTAGTAACTTTCATGGTTACTACAAGACCGTGTTAGACGGTAAGACAAAGTATTTCAAGGGTGAAACGGCGTGGTCAGATGTTGAACGCTATTTCCATGACGCAGGGGATTGGGCATGTAATGTTTGAAGATGTAATCAATAATGAGGTTATCAATAACCTTACCCCCGAACAACTTAGGCAACTAGCCGCTATTCTTGAGAAGGTGAAATAATGGATGAAGAGTACGTAAGAGAGCTATTCGCAATGATGGCCGAAGGTGAGATCACGCCTAGTGAACTAATGGCAGACTTAGATATTGGCGGATTCGATGGCGATGTATTTGACTTTATCTAATAAGTCTGTTAGTATTATTTTCATAATCCAATAACCCAAAAGAAAGAGTCACCCAATGACTAACTATGTAGAGATTTATTCAGAACTTGCAAGCCGTGCAACATTCGGTCAGGTTGAACAAGCGTCGAAATGGTATCTTGACGCAGAGCGTGTTGCAGAAGAGGTTGCACGTAACCTTGACGTTACCCTTGAAGTTGGGGCAACTATCGTATCAGCATTCAGCCCACGTGAACGTTGGGCACGTAACGTTACTAACGCTATCAAGTTTAGCCTAGGTGAGACTGTAGTTGCGCTAGGCAATAACATTCGTATGGCTAACGCTGCATTCGATAAGGGATTCGAAGCGCTAAAGGGTCAGAAGACTAATGCATTCGCTAAGGCTATTGCAGGTAATGAAGACGCTGTAGTTATTGACGTATGGATGTTACGTGCATTAGGTATCGAAAAGAAGACGCCTACCCAAGGTCAGTATAAGGTTATGGCAGACGCTGTAACTACCGTTGCAACTAAGTATGGAATGACGCCACGTGCAATGCAGGCGCTAATCTGGATTGTTGTTAGGGGGTCTGCAGAGTAATGCCTATCCTAGAACTATCTATCATCGGGATTCTATTTCTAGCATTCTTCCTAATCAATCAGTGACTTGACAAGTCCCCCGAAAGGGGGCCGACCCCCAAGATCAGCTTTTGTCAAGTTTAAGATAGACAAAGATTTTCCCCAAACTTTGTGAAAACCCACAATAAAAAAAGGCACTTTCAACTTGACAAACATACCGTTATGCCCCATAATAGTAATACAAGGAAACGAGAACTAAACACCAAGAATAAAAAAAGAAATGTTGTTATCATTTAGTTATCAAATGTGCTTGACATTCTCTACTCCTTGTGTCATAATAGATAAGTAAACAAATCACCCCTAAAGAAAGAAGCAAAACTATGAACGCTCTAACTGTTGGCTCACAGTTCACCACCGCTAAGTCTGGCGTGTCAGGTGTCATTCAGGAAGTTGTAAAGAACCAGAACGGCTCGTTCCGAGTTCGTCTTGATGTAAATGGTTCACCTCGTTGGTCTACTGTAAAGGCAGACAACTAATACCCATTCAGTTGGGAAAAGACCTGAGTATGTCTTTGTGAAAATAACTGCTCACCGCCTATGGAAAGCGTAAACTAATCCCTTTGTCGAGGGGTAAGCAAATCTAGAAACTGTTTGCCCCTTGACAAATGTATAACCCCTATGCTAAACTTGTAATAACAAATAAACCCAATAAAGAAAGTAGTCACCCAATGGCTCGTGCTATCTCAGTAAAAATCCCAGTATCAACTCTAATCGCAGACATTGAAGCGTCTATCGCAAAGATTGACAACGCTGTTGCCTCATACGCTGACGAATACAAGGCTTACAAGGAACAGGTAAAGGCTTTCGAGGCTTCCCTATCCGCAAAGGTTATTGAGGCTATTAGTGACCCAAGCAATCTTGGAACTGATAGCAACTCTCCTATCCGTATCTCTACTAACTACCGTGGCGGTATCTCAGTAGACTTTGACTCTCAGGCACTAGGTTTCCCAGAGCGACCAACTGAGCCAGCAAAGCCAAACGACAAGACCTACTTTGGTCGTGAATACACTACTCGCAAGGAAATCCTTGAGAAGAACCTGCGTATTCTTCGTATGACTCTCCAAGAGGAAGTATCAGCCTCGTCTTATTCTTCGGTCATTGACCTAATCTAATAAGATGAACTAAGACCTGAGCAAGTCTAGGTAAACTGCTCACTAACCAAGCCTCCTGTAAGTGTCCTAGGCAACGGCTTACAGGCGTGATGGCAAACACGATAAAAATAGCAAGTCAGGAATAACCGCAAGGACTCTTGGCGAAATAGAACTCCCTAGACATAATAGAGGAAATCCCTCCATACTGCTAGGGGGTTTTCTTTTACCTTGACAGCTGATCAAAAAGGGCCGACCCCTGCCACCCTTTATTCAAAAGCTTTAAGACACGCCGTACGAAATCCCTTAAATGTCTGAGGGTAGTTGTATAGTTATAGTAATCAAACAAAGGAGAAACCCATGTCATACGAATACCAGAACGATGTTGCTTTTGTTGCTCACGATGGTTCATACTCTCAGAACGAGGAGATTGTTATCTTCCCTACTGACGCTCTTACTGATGAGCAGTGGGACATCCTATCTACCCTGCCAGATTCAGAGCGTATCATCTTTGCCCTTGCTTGCCTAAATGGTGAGGACATCCAAGAGTATCTAGACGAGTATGTATAATGTCTGACCCTACCCCTACAATAGAAGCATAACGAAAGGAAATCCAATGAGCAAGATTGTTCTAGACAGAAACGCAGACTACGGTATTGGCAACCTAGATGAGTTATGTGAGTTGCTAATCTCTGAGATTGTTGCCTACCGCCTAGAGATGGAACAGTATGACATCAATGATAGTTTTGTTGATTATCTTGAGGGAAGTATCGCAGGTAGAGAAGTTGTCCTAGGTCGCTTAGGTGTGCCAAGTGAGTTGTATTCGAATGGAGATTGCTAATGGCTGAGTATAGGGATGTCGTTATTGAATGGCACGATGAACCTGGAGTTCAATACGCAACTACCGTTTCACTTGACGGTGAGTGGAACTCTCTAGACGAGGATGATGATAACATCTTCTTCTACTTTTCAAAAGAGTCAGAGTTTGAAGAGGCAAAGCAAGATGGCGATAATGGGTATGAGTTTAGGATTGTAGAGGGCTAAATGTCTAACCTAATAACGTGTAAGACCTGTGGGGTAACACAGATACCAGATACTTGGTTCGGAGAATGTAAACGTTGCTATGACATGGAGGACTAAATGTCTGAGGGTAATGCTAAAGTAGACACTATGAATAAATGCTACCAATGTGAAGAACCACTAGACTATGACCCTGTAGACTCGGTTCACCCCCTATGCCAAGACTGCCAGTATGAGTTTGACGACTGGCTACAATACCAAATGATGATGTTAGGATAAGTAAATGCCAAAGTATGAAGTAACAACTACCATTGAGTATGTTGGAGAAGTAGAAGCAGACTCTAGGGAAGAAGCAGAGTCTATGGGTTGGGATTGGGAAGAGAATCTAAACTATTTTGCTGTCGATTCTATTGAGGTAGCAGAATTGGAAGACGCTGAGGAAGATGAAGATGAGGAAGAGTAAGGCAAGGGCTATCCTTCGGGAATGGTCAGACGAGTTCGATAAGGACTACCACGAAACATACAACAAAGACCTAAGAGCAAGTGACTACCGAGAGTTATTGTCTGAGGTCATTGATAGACTAGAAGCACTAAGAAAAGCCCTCTAATGAAAGAAGAAGAAATGTCAGTTCTAGACCACCCATCAATCGCAGGTCGTATCGCTCTACTAGAGTCAGAGGCTATTGCCAAGCAAGAGAACATTGATAAACTAACTAAGCAACTTGAAGAAGCACGTTCACAGCACTTTGAGTTGCGTTCTGCTAAGGCTAACTATGAACTAAAGATTCGCAAGGTTCTTCAGTATGTAGCAGATGAACTTGACGGTGACATTGACACTATCAAGAACATCGCAGAGCAGGCAGAGATTGACCTTACAACTACCAAGTCGTATGAGTTGAATGTTACTATCAACATTGACATTGAAGTTCCTTTTGGTGAAGATGGTCCTGATACCGCTGACATTGAGAGCGACATTGATGTGAGCATTGATTCTTACAGCCACACGATTCTGGACTACACGACAGACCCAATCTACTGTAACGAAGCCTAGTAACAAACAACCTGAGCAAGTTGATAAACTGCTCCCTTTTGGGGTCGGCCCCTGCCCCCTTTATTCCTGATCAAGTTACGATAAGCTTTAAGACACGCCAAAATATTTTGCTAAATAGTCTTGACAAACACTAGTTTCTTTGGTAATCTAGTTATACATCAAGATAACCCACTAAAGAAAGAAGTCTCTTATGGCTCACGAACTAGAATCAGTAGATGGACAGACCGCTTTCGCTTCATTGCGAGAGCCAGCATGGCATGGACTTGGAACAGTCTTTACCGAAGAAGTCACTACTCAGAAAATGCTATCATTGGCACACCTAGATAACTGGAATGTTCGTCTAGAAGATGTTGCTACCCCTGATGGTTTCAACTCAGACAAGACCTACTCATTCGTTACCCGAACTAACCCATTCAACAAGGACGAGAACGACATTCTTGGCGTTGTTGGTGAGCGTTACAAGGTTCTTCAGAACGAGGACTTGTTCGCCTTTGGTGACAACATTCTAGATGGCGGAGGACGCTGGGAGACTGCTGGCTCTATCAAGGGAGGGCGTCAGGTATTCGGTTCGCTTGCTCTTGAGCGTGAGACTGTCCTAGACCCTACTGGCGTTAGTGACAAAATCAACACCTATCTGCTAATCAACACTAGCCATGATGGCTCTGTTGCTATTCAGGCAAGCATTACCCCTGTTCGTGTTGTATGTGCTAACACTCTAAACCTTGCTCTTGGTGCTAACCGAAAAGGTCCTAAGCAGTCTTTCAAGATTCGCCACACCCAGACCGCAGAGGGTAAGATTGCGGTTGCTCGTGAGGCTCTTGGCTTGGCTAACAAATACATGGACGAGTTTGACAAGATGGCACAGGCTATGATTGAAAAGACTATCACTGAGCGTCAGTTTGACGAGATTGTTGCTCTTGCCTACCCTGCCCCAGACAAGGACGCTAAGGGTTCACAGAAGAAGTATGATGGCAAGATTGACCTAATCCAGTCTATCTATCGTGGCAACCAAAACGGCATGATTGCTGGAACTGCTTGGGGTGCTTTGAACGGACTAACTGAGCGTCTTGACTGGTATCGTAACGGACGAGGTGGCTCTAACGAGTCTATCCTTGCTAGTGCTTCAGGCTTTGACCCAATGGTGAACGCCGAGAAGAACCGCTTGCTAAAGATTGTTCAGCAAGTCGCTATGGCATAGCAGACACGCAGACCTCTCCGCTTGACAGCGGAGGGGATCTGTGGTCGGCCTCTTTCTAACTAATACTATTAACTATAAAATACTTATTAAGATAGGCTTGACTTTTCCCCGAATCCGTGGTAACGTAGTAGTAATCAAATAAACCCTAACCCAATAAGGAGTTCCCCATGGGAGCACGTACTAACTTTGAATTACGAGACTCTAAAGGCAGTGTATGGTTGTATTCACACTGGGGTGGAGATAGCAAGATTACGGACCTTCAATCTGCCCTCGCAAAAGCTGAACCACGCTGGGGTGACACATCTTATGCTATGCGTATCGTTGTCTCGCAGCTGATTGGCAACGATTGGAATAGTGAAACTGGCTATGGTCTATCTAGTTACGAATGTGGCGAAGAATCCTATGACCCTATCGTTGTAGATTTCCCTGGTGGCATTGTTACCTATCAGGATACAGATTATTCTTTCCCAGGTTTTTTGCTAAAAGACTTGACAAATGAGTAACCACCTGTCATAATAGATACATACCCAAAGAACGGAAACCCAATGCACGTTTTGCAATACATCGCAGTTCAAGCAGACGACGAAGATATGGCTATGCGAACTGTTGAAGATACTTTGAACAGTGAACTAGGCGGAAACGAATACGCAACCAATGCTTGGTATGACTGGTTTGTTATCGGTGGCGGTAGATTTGTAGACGGTGACCCTTATCAGTCTAGCCCTAATCATATTATTAGTTATGCAAAGAAGCCTGATGAGTATGTGGCTATGATTGATAGAATGATTAGTAATCGTAAGGTTGAGTTTGCTGGATACCGCTCACGTTTCCAAGAGAAGAATATTGATATCAATAACTATCTAGATAAGTATGACGGTAACACAGATTACTCGTTTGAGTTGTATGAACTGAATATGATGATTGAGATGTTCCAAGGGGCATGGAATTATAATGCCTACTTCTACGATATGCATAATGCTACAACTAATCCTAAATATACCCTTGACAATCTCAATGATTCATGGTATCTTATACCTGTAGACTTCCACTTCTAAAAAAGGATAACCCAATGTCTAAAAGAGTATCACTAACTTGGTCAGAGTTTGAGGAACAGTTCAAACCAATCAAGAATAGTATTAGTAAGCAACCAGATAACTTTATGTATGAGACTTATGGTGAAGAGTTGGACTTTGTTCGCTCTGCCCCAGAAAACACCATCTGGACTTATTCACAGATTGATTACGGCTTTGTAATCAGCGAAGGCTATCACTTTGTAAATCGCCTAGGCTACTATGTAACTGAGATTCCTTTCGAGCCAGATACTGACTACGAGGTTGACCTCTACATCGAAACTTGCGAGGTATGTGATAATCCTTTCAATGATGACGCTTATGCTTGCCAAGAAGACGACATGGAATACACCTGTAACAACTGCTGTGGACACGAGGGATGTAAATGAAGGTAACCAAGTACACCCTGCTAGTTGACGATGACTGGCAGTCTGAGATTATCGAGAAGATGTATCGTCACGTAGAATCTAATGAGGTCTTCCAACTACTGGACGAGACTGAAGTGGAAGTATGTGATGACTGTCAGGTTTATCTAACTTCAGACAGTGAAGTAATCATGGACGTATTCAAATGTCCAGACCAGCAAGAGTTTTGTTTGAACTGCTGTGGTTGCGATGGCCACGACACTGATAAGGAAGGGCTATGGTATGTCTAGTAAGACTATCGATCTTAACATCTTCTACCGTGAAATCTATACTGAAGAAGCGGACTGGACTGAAGAGTCAGACTGGTATGCAGAGAATGGGACCACTTGGGCCACTACCCTTACCATTGACCCTTATGTATACGTAGAGGACGCAAGGGGCACAAGGAAGTATGAGACGCCATTGCTTATCGAATGCACCCCTGAAGAGACAGCGCTCATTGCAGAGCACTATCCACAGGATGAGTATGGTTCAGACTGGTGGGACTTTGCAGAGAACTTCCTAGCTTTTGCTCCACCACGTATCGCTAGCCTTATTAAAACTATTAATGTTGACGACGTCCTACCAGAACCAAACTGGTGGGTATCCATGGCTGAAGAGATAATTATTTAATTTAATATACTTGGTGGGTTGAGATTACTCCTTGCCAACGGTACCACTGGTTTTGGGTTTCTGGTGGTACCACTGGGGGAAGTTGAGAAATTGGGTCTTGACTTCCCCCTCTAAACTTGATACAATAAGCATACAACTAAATAAGGAACACTATGAAACGAACAACCGTTAGAGAAGAAAAGATTGCGAGTAAGATTGCCGAAATCATTAGCCCAGTTGATGTAAACTTAGATGATGTAGGTTTTTACCTAGCACAAATGAAACCCCCTATCCACTACAACAGATTGCTGATTGTCACCGAAAGTGCCATAGCAGAACAGGAAAGAATAAATGAGCGAACCAACCACTTTTCAAGATAAGGCAAGTATTCTTGCTGACCTATGGCTAAACTATCGTCAAGATGTAGAGTTTGCTGACTTCATTGAATACAACGACATTGGCTTGCCACTTGCCTATGCTATCGCAAATGACATTGTTGTTACTACGCCTGTTGCTACTGCCTTTATCGAAGAAACCTTTGCCCTTTTGCTAGAGGGTCTAGAGGTTGATGAGGATACAGGCTTTGAAACGCTAGACGATTTGCTAGAGTCATCAGAGCAATAAGATAAACAGTCTCTGTCCCCTCTTCGGAGGGGGCAGGGCATGGCCGACCCAATCGTATTATAACAAAGAATAACCCATTTGTCAATAGGACATTACGAAGGACTCTAAAAAATCCCAGAAGTTGGGGGTATTTACGATCAAGCTCTATAATCCCTAGTATAAGATATAACAAATAAACGCTATATACTTTACACGTCAGCTTGATATGTAAAATATATGGCTTTTTCTTTACATGTTTCCATACGATTGTTTATTGAGCTAAACGATCGTAAGAGATCAAAGATGTATTGTATATACTACCTATAGGGATTACGATCCTATCTTTAAATCCCCCAGATCTATAACACTGTTAATATAAAGATATATACAAGCTTTGCTTGTGGCCAAAGGCCAGGGTAGATAGATCATCTCTTGATATAAGAACACTCCCTAGTAGTAAATATACCCCTAGTAATAATACATTACGATAGGGGTTTTTATTTGCCCATATTTTATATATGTTTATATTAAAAAGGATTACGAATGGGCATATATTTCCCCAAAAGATATATGTTAATGAGAATTATTATCAATAATATATGGGCATATATATCAACAGAAGATCATGCGGAAAACATGGGGCTAGACAGAATATTATGCAAAAAGCTTGACATTTACGATATAGTGTGCATAATTACCCATACTTCATTTCCCAACATCTCTTAATGAGATAAGTTATCAACAACAGTAAGACATATCTGTGGATAACTATCTATAAAACATAGTCTAAATAGCCCTGTGTGCCAATCTGAGGGGGTATAACATTAACCTGTTCATTGGGTATGGTGTATATCTCTGAGGTCTCCTGTAGCCTTATATGGTGTTATATCAGACATATCCTGGATAGCAAAAAACCCTAGCCATTATGTATTTAGACTAGGGTTATTTCTTTTACTAGGTTTAGTTTATACTAGGGATTACGAAGATCATTCTTGATTCCCCGAAAATTTATACTTCAGCCCTTTTCTTCTTTCGTTCTAGAGTTAGCTGGATAACCTCAACATTACCCTCTAGTGCATCATCAAGCCATCTGGCTGCTGATAGGTTACGATACATATCAAAAGGTGATACGTTGTCTTTACTATATAGATCAAGTAGGAAGTCAATCTTCTCTTGAACCTTATTTAGTGTGTGTTGGAACTCTGCTTCATAATCTGTGTTAATTGCTTTTAGCTGTGCTTCTGTAGCCATTTCTTTCCTTATTGTGTAATTGATCCTGGAGCTATTAAGCCATACACTTTACGTGTTTTATTAAAAGCTTTATAACAATCTTTGTGTACAGTTATATCTGTGCGATACTTCTTTTTACGGTGTGATCTTCTATATGTTATTGTTGGCTCTGCCAACTGTTTATTACAATACCAGCAATTCATACTATACTCTCTATTGTAGGTCTAATTCGCTTGCTTGTCAAGCATAGTTTCTCTTTACCGCCGAACTTTAGCTTCGCTTATTCGACAAAGTATCGTGTCTTAGCAGTATAGTAAAGATTATTAAGATAGGTATGTAGTTCTCCACAGGCAACTCTACCAGTAGATACTTCTTGGTCTTGTTCGCAGAGTAGATGCCTCTGCTTAGCCTTCACTGGTCCTGGAATCTTGCATAGGAATCCTTGCTCCTGGAGATACTCCATGATATCCTTGGTGGCTTCACGTGCACCATCTTTATATATGAAGTGAGATCTGGTGGCCTGTCTGCGTTCAGCAACATACTCTGTCATATCAATTACTTCCATTACATATTCCTAATAAAGCTAATAGCGGTGCTAAACCCATTATCAAATGCATTACAGATGTCTCCACAACTACAAGAATTATCCTCTGCTTCTTCTTCTAGCTTTGCAATGATGGATTCACGAATTTTCTTTTCAAGAACCATCTCATCGATATCTTCGATAGTTCTATCAAGCCAATTAGGTTGATTAACATTAACAATATAGGGCTCGATCTTCTGTTCCTCATAAAAGTCATGAGATAGCTTCTTTACATTAGTCTCAAGAATATTGATGCTACTGCCATAGAAAGCTAGATGATCCTCAAGCTCAGCAACCTTATCGACAAGCTCATTAATTTTGCCTGTTAGCATTATAATATCATTAGTAAGAAAGCTAAAAATCTGTTTAGTAGTGTCTTTTTTCATTACTTCTCCTTGTGAGTTACCCAGAAATACTGGCAGGTTGCACAGCATGGTTCATTATTGTCATCAATGACTGCCTTAGCAAAGTCATAGTAGAATACATCGTCTTTACGATATAGGTTGGCTTTATGTGTTGTAGTTACCTTAGCCATAATAGCCTTGTCTTGGTACCACTTTGGTATACCGTGGCCCCAGCGACTAATTGTACGTACACGAAGGTTAAATAGATTATCCTTGTTCTTATCAGTCTTAATGCCACGACGATCTGCTTCACGTACCATGGCAAGGATGTAGTCGAACAATGCGTTCTCATACCCTCTCCACATCTTTACTGCTGGGTGATTTCTCCAACCTGCTTTAGGATCATCGTTCATAAGAACATTCATAATCTGGTAGCCCTCTAGAATTTGCTTATTCAATCGCTTAGAGTCTAATACATTGGCAGATTTATCGAAGTCTTTATATGGGAGAAAGGTTTGCATACATTCCTTATGTTTAATGGACCTTGTATATCTAGTATAGTAGAGAGTAGGCCTTGTGTCAAGGCTATGTTTCTCTTATTTACCGCCGAGCTTTAGTCTCGTATTTCAGCTACTGCCTTACAAAACCAGCATTCCATACCATAAGAATGTGTCTTGCCTCTATGCCCAGTAGCCTCATTGAAAATATCAATAGCCCTGTCTTGTCCATCTTGCTGAGCGTTCCAAATATCCCTATCATAGAACATTGCCTTATTCATTGGCTTAACGAGAGGGTTATTTACCCAATAGTCATCTGGATTAATCAATTACTTCTACCTGCTTTATCATAATGTTATGGTAGTTCTCATATAGCTCTTTAATCTCTGGATGGTTACTATCCCATAGTCCACCCTCTAGCCACTTGATGAATAGGAATTGTGCAATCTGATCCTGCATCTTGCTAATTGTATAGTTATCTAGTTTCATTTGTCTGTTCCTTCATGTTCCCCAAAAGTTTTGTGAAAAGTGTATGGGAACCTCTTGTCTTCAAACTCATTACGAACTTCTTGCTTGTACTCATCAAGTGCCGTAGCTATACCAAAAGCCATATCCTTCGAGATAGCCACTTCTTCATCATTTACAACCAGGATATATTCTAATTCTGGTGGCTGGAAGCCAAGGCCATGATCAGTATACGGATAGTCAAGTTTGTATGCTGATGAATTAATTGTCTTAATGCTAATATTATTTTTCATCTTTAGCTTCTTTCTTTTGAAATTCAATTCCTGCCTCAAAGGCAACCCAATAGCCATTGGTAACTCCAGACTCATAGGCTATAGCCTCAAGTGGAGTAGCCTTACGCCAGTCAAGCACTGGTCCACCACCATTACAAGAATGTAGGTGGTCTGCATCTACTTCTACTTCACAAGTGCAATCAACAAATTCTTCATCAATCTCTTCGTAGTATTCTCCACAGCAACCAGGGTCTCCACAACCCCAAACGGTGTTATCTTGTTTTACATAGTATAGTGTCATTTACTTCTCCCTCTTGATAAGCCAATAAATATTAAACGCCAGCAAAAAGATAAGTGCAGACTGAATGATGTCGACAATGTTTTGTCCACTCATTTACTTCTCTCCTTTGATAAGAGCGATTGCATCATCGCGATTCAGAATCTTCTCATAAGTTGCTGAATCTAAAATGACGGTTTGATTAGGTCCTGCTTTCATCAACATATCCCAAGGCATTTCCTCTAGCAACTTAATAATGCGCTGTTCGGTATTGCGCTCTGCCTCATGCCAAACCTGCTCAAGCAAAGAGTTAGGAACAATAGTCTGTCCATCATAGAAGGACATCGCCCTACCTTTACTGTCTGAGAGTTTTGCAAGTTCAGCCAGTATTGCTTCTTGAGTTAGATTACTCATTATTTCTCTCCTTTAATAAATAGCGGATTAGTGAAACGCTTGCCACACCAACACCACCAATACTGCTCAGCATTTACTCCCGATGAATAAGTGACGTGAGTGTGACTCACTTGTTTTCTCCTTTAATAAAAGCGATAACGCTAACGCCTACTTTGGTAATGATTGGTGACAAGACAATGCCAATACAGATACCATGCAAAATCTCAGGCATTTATTTCTCTTCAATACGTTCTAGTAGGTGGTATTCAAAGTTTGAACACTGACAGGCCATCTCTTCATGCCATGCCATTTCTACACGCTTACGCTCCCAAGCAATACCCTCACGATAGGCTTCATCTCCAACCTTAGCATCACGTTCTGCCATGTAGCGATCAAAGGCTTCACCTTCGACATCGGCAAGCACAGCACGACCTTCAACACCGTAACCCATGTACCAGTCACGGATTTCTTTATCTGTTGGTATATTCAACTTAGTCTCCCTTTACGTTAATAATCTGATGTAGTACGTGTCTAATCTTTACTAAATCTTTAGCGTCTTCCATGACAACATCAATATCCTTGTATGCATTTGGATGTTCATCGATGAATGCTTCAGAGTGTGACCATTCAATACCTCTCATCATATCATCTAAGGACTCTTTTGTAAAGACCTTTCGTGCTTCATTACGAGAGTATTCACGCCCAGCACCATGTGGTGCAGTGCAGAACGAAAGTTTATTGCCAAGCCCTTCAACCACATACGATGCAGTGCCCATTGAACCTGGAATAAGACCCATCTGTCCTTCATTAGCAGAGATAGCACCCTTACGAGTTATCCACAGATTCTTGCCCCGATGATTCTCAGGCTGAGTAAAGTTGTGGTGACAGTTAATCTCTTCAATGATTTCGAAATCACCAACGTGATGCTTAAATGCCTTCTTGACACGACTCATCATTACTTCACGATTCTTAAATGCAAACTTCTGTGCCCAAGTCATCTCGGCGATGTAGCGATCGAACTCTACAGTGCCTTCTACAAGGTACGCTAGGTCTGGATCTACCAGGGTAATAAAGTTCTTCTTTGCATACCCCTGTGCAACGGCAATGTGATGTGTAGCAATCTTATTACCAATTCCACGAGAACCTGAGTGCAAGAATAGCCAGATAGAGTTTTCCTCATCCACTGTAATCTCAATAAAGTGATTACCAGAACCAAGGGAACCTAGTTGGTGTGTCCAGTTGCTCGCATAGTCTGATGGATTAAACCCAGCATCCAGGGCAGCGTCAAGTAGTTCTTCTGCTGCATCAAGTGCGTCTGGCTTAACTGTCTGATTATGTTTAAAGGCTGATAGTGGAATCGCAGACTCAATTGACTCACGCAGTTCCTTAAGATTTACACCCTCTATGTCGTGTACATTCTTGTTAGTCTTAATAGCCATCATTCCACAGCCAATGTCTACACCAATCGCAGCAGGCATAATGGCTCCCTGTGTAGGAATTACTGACCCAACAGTAGACCCCTTACCAAGATGTGCATCTGGCATCAGTGCTAGGTGTGGGAAAATGAACGGCATTGACGAAGTAGTCTTAGCCTGCTCAAGTGTTTTCTCATCTAGAATAGATGCCCAGTTAAATAG